TTAAATATTTTTAAATATTTTTATAAATATTTTTAAATATTTTTAAATATTTTTAAATATTTTTATAAATATTTTTAAATATTTTTATAAATGATGCTAAGTGCTTGATTATCAATCTCTAAACCACACTCTATTCTTTTATTTTTTAAAAAAATCAGCAACAATTTTCACATATTACAATCAATAGATTTCTGACAATCAGCGAGTTACTCTTTAATTAATAATTTATAAATTAATAATTTAAAGTTTGAGCAAGCGTTTGATAAGATTTTATTGATTTATACCAGCAGAAGAGAGAGAACAAATTATTTCCAGCATACATAAATACTCTATATAATGGTACAGATTCGGACATTTTTGATATATGTGGTATTATAATTTGGGGGGGAAGAGTCCTTTCGACGCTTCAAAGAGATCTATGCTCTCATTTTGGGAATACCAGCAGAAGAGAGTAAAGACTACTGTTTGTTCAAACTTGAGGGTGAAACAGTAGAATTATACTTCATAGAAGTATGAAACGAATATAGTATCATTGTAGTATACACAATACTCTAAAAAATACACGTAAAACCTAAGGTTAAATTCTGCTACAAAGTATCAGCCATAATTAATCTACTATAGAGTATGATCACTTAGTTTAGAATCTCTTAAATGAAAACGCGCAAGTAGTTTCTGAGAAGCTCAGAGCACTAAGTATGGTTGTGTATTTTCAAATATACCGAGGAGGAGAAATAATACTAACTTAAAGACTCTCAGTTTTCTTTAGTTAGTCATTTAACGTGGAGGCACCGCATGATAGGATTATATAACTGAGGAATATCATGATAGTATGTATATTTGTTTTTAAACTCGAAATCGTGCCTGACGATTACCAGAAATTAATGTCTGGATTTACTAAGATTAGTTTTATCTAATATAAGTGGGCTTAAACGAGTATAAATAAAAGCCGAAATTAGCTTTGCGCACTCGTTGAAAAGCGCAAGAGAGTGAAGTATAGTAGCTCACTCTTTTTAGACCATTTAGGATTTACAATATAAATCCAAAATCCTAGTACTTGAGGCTAACAACTAGTATTAGGTTAACATTATATCTACAACAGCGATAGAGGAAGTTGTAGTATCAGTTTAAGAGGAGACTATCATTACGAATTAAGAGTCTGATGTATAATGTTATTGATGTTTTTTTCATAAGGCTAAAAATCCTAACATGACGATGTTAGGTTGCGATTGTACTTGCATTAGAAAATGTACAGTGTGTTCAGCGCTACTGAACTTGAGCAACAGGTTCACACTATAAGACCCGCAGACTGACGAATTCTGGAAAAGTGGAGGTAACTATACCAATCTCGACGGAGATAAAAATAGTAACAGTAGAAGCTAGATTAACATCTAGCTACTAAATGGCGACATGGGGGAATTGGTAGACCCGTTGGACTTAAAATCCAATGGTCCGAAGGGGCCGTGTGAGTTCGAGTCTCACTGTCGCTACAATTAATCAAACAAATAATATTACTTTCGAAGATACTTACTACTCGCTTAGTACTAGAACAGGAGTAAGAGTGTGATTCGACACACGTTAAAGTATTGTAGATTAATATAGGCCAGATAGAACAGAAAACTGTGAACCTAGAAAAGACTACTAGTTAGGTACTCATCCTGTCGGCATACAGGCTGTCTTATATTACTAGTTGGAAAATGCTAGAGTAATATACTTTTAATATAATAACTAATATGTTCTATACAAAAGATACGGTATTTGGAGCAAGATCTCATGTTGTGAGTATCGTCGGTAAACAAAAATAGAATATACGTTGCAACTTAGTTATTATATTTTGCAGGTATGGTGGAATTGGTAGACACGTCAGACTTAGGATCTGATGCTTCACGGCGTGGGGGTTCGAGTCCCTCTACCTGCACATTCAACTAATATATTAAACCAATGATTTTTTTGATATTTTTCACCCTTATTTATGGGTTTAGTGCTCTCATAACAGGCGTATATTTGGTAGAGCGAGACGATGTAGATGCGGCAGCATCCTTTGTATTAATAATGACTCCTGTTGTCAATACTGTAGCAGCATTGCGTATTGTGGTTGACACATTAATTAAGTTCAAACTTAATAATAAGTAGGAGTAAGTTGCCTCTACTTATATCTAGAGGACTAAGTATATCTATTCAGTAATTTTTAATTGACTGTTATAGAAGTTATATGATATACTTAGATTTTGCTTATTTAGTATCATAACAGTATTAATAACTTCAGCAAAGATGCATATTTTTGGAGCTAGCTAGGGTTGTAACCATACAACAGTTTTATCTTTAATATCCCTTTATAAGGGATATTAAAGATTTTTTATTTTTATATTTTGTAGTAGAAGTAAAAAGTATTATATTTGTAATTCTGTTATTAAATAATCAAGCATCTTGGCGGATGCAGTGTAACGGTTACTCGCCACATTTAGGATGTGGAATAGGCGTTCAATTCGCACATCTGCCACTTAGGATAAGTTATAGGCTTATTTTGTATTTCAATAAATTAATTAAATTAGGAGGAAATATTATGAAATCCAACCATGATTCAATTAAATATGGATGTTTAAAATGTGTTTACTCTTATATAATATCTCCAAAGCTAGGAAATGGAGCAATTTATTGTAGTAATCTTAAGAAATCTACAAAAATATTTGTAGATTGGAATGGACGTATAAATATCAACTTTCAAAAAGTAATATGTAAACACTTCAAGCATAAATAATTTTAGGAACTATGGAATTTGTGTCTTATAACACTGCTAAATTAGCAAAAGAAAAGGGCTTTGAAGGAACAAGCAAAGTCTACTATGATATTACAGGTGGTTTATATACTCAAACTTATAGTGACGGTATTGGATATATTCCTAACTTCAGTTGTTATGCTCCTCTTCAAGAAGAACTTAGCAGTTGGTTAAGAGATGATAGAGGGACTCATATTTCCATTATTGCAGTTAATAAAAACAGAATGAGATACTACGCCTATATCATTTATACTCCAAATTCAGTAATCAGTAGTGACACTGAACTCACAGAAGAGCTTTTCAAATGCTATACACTAAAAATCATATTACCCTTTCTTATGACCTTCTAGGAGGAGAGTTGAAAGATGTGCCTTTAGAAATTGTCCACACTATGATTACATATTCCTGCAAGGAAGGTAATACTGTCGAGACAGCCATAAGAGGCCTCTCAAAAAAGATAAATGCATTTCCACAACATGGAGGATTTCTTTGGAATAATACTTTAGAGGGGACTAATCTTTGGAGTAGAATTCTAGAATATAAGCAGTATGGACTGTATTTAGACACACACCCAATTGATAAAGGAACATATATAGTAGAAGAAACCGATACATTTCCTTAGATAAGATCTGGTATGTCTGGGGAGTTGGTGTCCAAAATCATAAGAAATATATCTCTATTAAATAGGGAGATATGGAAAGAGAATGCTTATTACAAATAGTGATATATCGTCTCTATTTGACTGGTCAAAAACTCCAGAAGGAGATATGTTCTGGAGAAAGGTTTATAATGAACACTACTGTGGATTAAGTAAGACTTATACAGAAACTAAAATTAGAATTACTAAAAACAATAAAACTAGTATTAATAATGAGGATCAATTACAAAGAACAAAAAGTATTGTCCGCGGAGGAGATGTTCCAGAAGGAGATATCTTGTATGGTAAGAAAAGCAAGTCTTCAGTTACAAGCGGATCTCTTAGCTTCAGAAAGTGCCTTGGAAGATAAGAAAAATGAATTAGCGGAAGTCAAAACAACATACCCTCTTAACGTTCAGGATGTTATTAATATTTAGCTAGATATTGAGGCCCTGGAGGATGGTATCAAGAGAACTAAATGTCTTCAGAAGGAATTGGGGCTCTAATATAACCAATACAATTGAGAAATAATGGAAAATTTAGGTTGGTGGATATATTTATGCTCTGTTATTGGAGGGGATATATAATCTCACATTAATAACTTTTATTGTGTGTCTACTTACTTTTATTGCCACATGTGCTATATATTGTGATGATAATTGTAAAATAGAGACAGCTAAAAAATGGTGGAAGTATACTGGTATCATTGGAATAATTTCTATGACATTTGTTATCTTCACCCCTCAGAAATCTGATTGTTATCAGATCTTTGGGATTACAGTTGCAACAGAAGTAATTAAAAATTCTGAGGCATTACAGGAATTACCTGAGAAGTCTTTTGAAGCCATCAATAGATTTTTAGATTCTATCGCTCCGAAAGATGAAGAAAAATAAAGTAACTAATCCTTTTACTAATAATTAACTATGTTACTAGCAACTGATTCTTTAAAGTTATCATATGACAATCCTTGTTTAACTTGTTCTCACATGGATATAATGTATTGTCATAACTGTATTTATCACGAAGACAGTAGTTGGATTACTGCAAATATTTTTAAATAACTAGAACAAATTAATTTAACTGGATGTAGGAGTAACTGCGTATGAGCAAATCGGGTCTACAGTTACGTCGGAGTGCAAAAGCGGCACATTAGGATCACATAGGGATAAGGGTACTGAAATGTACAACAGACTGAGGATGAGAAAACTCACTACTGCATAAAACAGTGAAATTCTGTAACTATTGTGAGAAGTAGGTTAAATTAATACATTTTAAACATGTATATGGAACAACAATTATATAAGGAAGTACCTGATGGTGTAGGAACTAAATGCATAGAAGTTTCTGAAGGGGAAGTCAAGGCAGCTAAAGAAAAGTATGCCAAGACTGGTGAATGTGATTGTATCTATATCTATGATGAGCCTGGCTATATATATGATTTAAGATATTGTGGTATTTGTGGAAATATAGTTGGCTTTATTTAAGTGATATTATACCAAATATTAAACTCCAGAGTAAACAGGGAGTATAAATAAAGGTTGCCTCGGTAGATAGAGATTATCTACAAATCTTTACTAACCTGATAACTTCTCTATGTTCATTAGAAAATAGGAGGGAAACAGAAATCGAGATAGATCAAAATACGATAATAGGCACTTGCTTGAAAGGATTGATCACCTAGATAGAAGAGTAACAGGCTAATGAGGCGTAGAGTAGATTTCTCAGAGATTCTGATCAAAATCTCTGAAATTTTATTTTTAAAATTTATAGGCTTTCAGGCTTAAGTAAAAGACCAAGTGAATCTTAACAGAGTCAATCCTATGACACTAATTAAGATACTTGCCCAAATCGAGAGCTATATTTTTATCTCCTCAATGACTTGGTAAGAGAGGAGATTTCTAATGGTAAATTAGACATGACCGTGTAAACGGATGCAATCGGTTCAGTCAACTCCGTTATTTACCATTGTTCCGCTATGCTTTCTTGCATAGTCCAGACTACAAGAGTTTGACCCCTCTTGTAGTCACTAAGAATATAAATTCTGTATTTACCAGTTTTATCTATCGATAAGTGTGGGTTAGTAGATTATCTACTTATATAGAATTTATACCCTTATAAGACTATAAGCGACCATTTGAGTGATCATAAGAATGGTACACATTTCTCAAGATGTTTCACTTGACCTGAATGATAGGATACAACTCTAAGGACCAACATTGCGCAATATATTTGGACAACTGAAGGTATATTATAGATCCTGGCCTTCCTACAAGAAAATGTTATAGTCTTTTTTAAGGATATTTAATTATTAGTGGCAAATATACCGAAAGGGGAGCTTACTATTAGTGTGTAAAGACGTTTGCTGTAAGCACTATTAAATATCCTCAAGGGCCCTTAGCTTAATGGTCGAAGCAATTGACTCATAATCAAGAGATTACAGGTTCAAGTCCTGTAGGGCCCACATAATTAAAAAATACTAATACAGATGAAAAGCTATGATTTAGATTCTACTCAAGCAAAGAGATATGTTCAAAACAAACCCTTTAACTTTCTTAATCATCTTAGTGATAAAAAGCTAACAGCTTTAGCAGGAAGTAGTCCTAAAGTAGCTTTACAGCAATATCAGAAGTATTTTTTATCAGATAATATTACTTTAGTTGATATTCATCCTGTTGAAAATTGGATTGTTAGAGCATACATTGATGATGTTCCTCCCTCTCATGTTATAGATGTTGATCCTGAAGAGACTATTTTATATGGCCAGTATTCTATAATGAATGTATTCTATAGAATGAATACTATGTTGCTAGGTACAAAGGCTTTACTGTTTACTGTATCTACACGAGGTTCTAGAGGTAGGGAGAAAACAATTGACATCCTTAATAAGACTCTTTATAAAAATACTTTAAAAGTTGAGAAACTACTTACTGAAGAAATTGGAATAGGGTCTAGATATGTTCAACTTATACAACATACTCAATCCTTATATATAATCTCTAAGTTTTACTGTTATAAAGATAGTTCTCAAATACTTACAGTACAGAATTGATATGAAAACTGAAGAAATTACTATTTTAGACAAACCAAGCAATGATCTTAAACTTTTATCTGCAAATAGATTAACTAATCCTGCCCATGTAAGGGAGATTATGCAGTCTATGGAAAGAGGAGAATGGATTCCCCCCAATCTTTGTAAAGGATAATTATATAGTAGACGGGCAGCATAGGTATGAAGCGTTCTGTTCACTATGTTCTATTTATCCCAGTCGCTGTTATGAATTAGGAATGTTACGAATAAACTCGAAAGAAGATCCAATTAACTTGGCTATTAGGTTTAATTCAGGACATAAAAGATGGTTAACTAAGGATTACCTTTATGCTTACTGCGAAACAGGCAGAATTTCCTATTGTCTTTTAAGGGATTTTTTAAAAGATAATCCAGAACTTGAAATTAGGTCTGCAATACAGTTAATTTTGGGCAGGTATAATACTAATGATTTTCAGAGCGGTAGACTTCATATTGATGGTATACTAATAGCATATGCTTCAGAAAGACTTAAAGCTCTTCATAGAGTTAGTAAGATTCTAGAAACGTCAGAGGTATTTAAAAGAGATGTTATACAAGCTTTCTATGTAATATGTAATGAGGTTAATGATGCACCTCGTTTTTATAAATCCCTCTGTAATTTTCAAATGCCTCATAAACACACAAAAACAGAGTGGTTAAAAGCCTATAGACTCTGTTATAATAATTTTACTGAATACTGAGTTTAGTGGTATAGGATTGTTAATTCTATTAAACTGATAGTAGAGGAAGGATACTGTTAATAAGCAGCACAGTTACAGCTTAGTATTATTTACCTGAAACTTTAAGAAGATATGGTAGTCTTCATTTTAATTTAAAGTTTCAAAAGTCAATAGAATATAATTATTCTATGTCTGCTACGAATTTGTATTCGTGTGATTAAATAGAATTTGTAGGGAGCGAGCACTTAATGTATTGCCATGATCTCAGAATCTATTATGAACGCAGATTGAGTAAGGGTCACTATCTCAGCCCATTGCAATTACTATTTACAAGAAAGTTTCTCCTAGGATTTTTAATTTATCTGTTATGAATATATTCCCTAAAACTATCAGCGACAAGATAGTGTACTCTAAAGGGTATACTTATCATGATCCTATTTTTGGTAAAGATATTAGTATATTTGTATACATCTTTCGAAAAGAATATAAATCATGGTTCTCAGACGAGATAAAACGTAAGTATATTACTAAACTTAGTTATCCAGATGTATGGGAATCTGAGTTTACTTATGATGGTATATCTTTTAATAAAAACTTCAGTGGGTTTTTAAACAATATCAAGAATAAGACTTTTATTAAGTATTTAAACACTATCAGCAACTAATCGATAAACTATGTTATCTGTTATACTCATTGTTACATCATTATTTTTAATCAATGTAATAAGTTATGATGATGACGATCTTATACTTTTAGGATCAAGAGTTTTACTCTCTATAATAATATTTCTTTTATCTATTAATTGTCTAGTTGGGAACTTTACTGTTGATTATATAATGAATAAGTATGAACAAGGAAAAATAAAAAAAGAGTATACAATTGTAGAGCAAGATACAACATATAAATGGATTTACTATAATAATAATTAAATGTATGTATTTTCCTAAGCCTCATAATATTTCAATTCATCTAAGTTATTCTGGCAAGTCCCTTTGGTATGTTAGTAGTATTAACCAATGGAAGCCATTTAAGGAATGTTCTAATTATCCAGAATATTCCTCTTGTTATAGAGTAAAATGTGGATCTCTAAAAGCGTTAGTTAGAAAACTTCTAAAGTGGGATGTACCTAGGAATACGAAAGCTAAAGTAATTCTATCTGATGGCTCTACAATTTATCTTTCTGCTCATTAAATTATTTTTATGAAAAGAATTAGTTTTGAAACTGCTAAATTAGCCGCTGAAAAAGGATATCCTACCTGTCAGCAACAGTATTATATATCACAATACAGTTTAAGTTCAGAGAACAATATTATTTATCATTACTCAAAAAGAACCTGTGAACTGTATAGCGATTTAATTCCAGCTCTCTATCAGGCGGAATTACAAGAGTGGCTTAGAAATGAGCATGGAGTAAGCGTATTAGTTTACTTAGATGAAACACTTTCATATTTCTGGGTAGTTACAAATCTAGATACAAAAGTTTCGATTGAAGGGTATCACGGACCAGAGAAAGTACAGTGTAAACACTATGAAGCTTGTTTAGAGGAAGGACTAAGAATAGCACTACGTTTATTATGACATACGGGTTAGAGAAGATGGTACCTCATTAGTCTCATAAGCTAAAGACACTAGTTCGAATCTAGTACCCGCAACAGCACTCATTTGAATTACGCAACTAGGACAATGAGAGCTTGTGCATGAATGCGACATGACGACAGGCAGGTGATGGTGACAAATACTACAGTAGGAAATGACTGGGCAGACTGCAACGTTCCATCTAGATACTTACCTCAAGCAAAACTAAAAAAGTATCATTTTTTATACTAATTATCTTAGTTTCAACTATATTATTTATAGCAACCTATAAACTTAAAGAGGGGGGGGGTATGGAAATTGAAGATGCATCTATTATTGACGAGATGGTTGATGATGTTCCTCTTGAAGCCTTAATTGGCTATGATGAGGAGGATATTACAGAATTCGAACGCAGGTAAAAAGAATTCTAATATAAACTTAAGCATTGTAGATAAACCCTAATATTGGAGAGAAGGGGAGTTAAACTAAAAAAAGAATACTCTAATGGTGGGGATTAGAGGATAATATTAACCTAGTGTATCTTAACTTTAACAGAGGTTTTTATTCTAGATTATTATGCGTATTAGTAAAAATAATCATACGTTAAAGGAATAAGTTCTACAATGTTCTAAGGTAAATCGTTTAAAGAAGTCGTAAATCTTTCACAATAACTTGTGTTGTGTAATAAAAGAGCAAGTTCTATGTACAGTTACATGGATTACTCCGTAAATTCGGGGAGTTAAACTGCAGGTTGATAGGAGTAGTTAAACTATCAATGAGTCCTTTGTCTACTAAGGGAGTCCGCTCGTTACAAGTTTAGAGGGAAGAAGTAGAAAAACTTGAGTTAAGGCCAGGAGTATTTAGTTAGCATAAACAATATCCCCAGATTTGTAAATGTGTTAAATACAATAGGTACAACAAGAAGTTTCTGATTGAATAACTTTACTTTCGAAATTCTGTAGTTTTGAGTTCAGAAACTATTATAGGGAGCCAGTATTATTATAGTGAATTGATACTCCTGCAAGGGCATGCGTTACAGAGGAGTATTTTTTTATAATTAAATTCAAACCCAATATGTATTTTGCTACTCACCCTATTTACGCAACTTGCTGCGCAGAGACTCTTTATTTGTTAGTTATAGAAATCTTTAAAGATAAGATTCTTCTTGACTATAAAAATGGTAAAATTTTTATTAACGGCAAAGAAGACACCATAACATACTCCTTAGATCAAAATATTCAAACAATCCACAGCCAAATGGAGTCTCGCTGTGTTAGAATAGCAGAAGATAAAGGTTGGTCTATATATAAAGGAATACAGGTCTGTCCCTAGAAACTTGACAATAAATATATAGCACTATGGTAACAAAAGAGGAAGTTATACTATGGTTTACTCGTATACATAACAAATGTAATAGAATAACCACTGCAAATTACTCTCACGATATTGCCTTAATTAGATCATTAGCATTTAATTATGCTGATAAAATAAAGACACAATATGGTGAAATTATGATATATGATAACCTTATACGTATTATAGAATTAGCTTCCAGAGTAACGGCTGGAAACTTAGCTCACAAAATTGCTACTATAAAAGGTTTATGCTTGAGAAATATTGATTTTATTAATGAATTTGGGTTAGTAAAATAATTGCACTACTTTTTATATATAATAGTAATAACACCAAACAATTATACTGATGAGATTTAAAATATATTATATTCCAACTGAGGATTATATCATTGTTTCAGGAGATACTCTTGAAGAAATTCAAGAAAAAGTGAAAAGAGAAACTAGTAAACGAGGATGGAATAATAAAGATTGCTACTCAGAAGAAATATAAAAACAGAAATATTAAAGAAATTTAATAAGCTGTTTATCCTGATAATTTATGAATCTGCCAATTCATAGAAAAACAGGGATGCCTTGGCAGAGGCTGTCAATGATCTATGGTTAGATTAGACGGAGGTAGAAGAATACTTGTAAGATTACCTCTTTTTATTTTTAATACCCCAAATGATGTCTTTTTACGAGACTATGGGTTGGTTGAGAGGAGAATAAGCTGAAACTCGTTCTATCATGTAGTACGATAGAGAAATAGTAGGTGCGAATCCTACTACAACCACGATAATAAGATAGTGAAAGTATCTGTGCAATAGGTTGTACACTTATAGAAGCTATTTATTATTTATATACCTGTACATATAGTTTCTGATATTGGTTAAGGAAGTATATGGTAAATGCTAGTACCAATCAGGCAAAAATTGTTTTCTACAGCTGGTATATATTTTTGTAATAAAAATCTAATCCTTATCTTAACTTAAATAGTTGATATACTAATTCTTAGTTATGACAGATAAATCTATAAAAATTGGAGTTGTCTTACTTCTTCTTGGAACTTCTTTCCTAATAAGTTTTGCATTTTTTTGTATAGATAATACACGTAGTGAAACCTTTTTTAGACAGAACCAAGAGAATATAAAATCTCTAGTTTTACAGATAGACTCCCTAGAGAGAATTATTAATTCTACATTTAAAGAAATGAAAGATACTACTATCATTCATGTTTTCCCCCAAGAAATTAAAATCTACTGTGATACAAGAGATAACATTAAAAGTAATTTAAAGTAATGTGGTTTTATCGTTTTGTTATACTATTAGTTAGTATTTCCTTTATTCTTTACTATACTCTAATGACTCTACAGTTATTAGACATATGTAAAATTACTTATCGTAAAATTACATGGAAAGTAATAATTCCGTTTTATTATTTTTTAAAAAGGTAATTGTATAATTTAAAAACTTAAAGATGAATTTCAAGAAAATTGTTGCTGCTCTTGTAGCAGTATTTGCTATTTTCTGTGTTGTTTCTCTAGGTAAAATTGGAGAAGATGTGAAAAATGAAACTATTGTTGTTAATCAGTATCCGTTTACTGGTAATATGGAATACTGGACTACACCTGGTTTTCATTGGCAATGGTGGGGTAAAACTACTACTTACTATAAAACTCAACAATTGTGGTTCGGATCTGATTCTGAGTCAGGTGAACAACAAGGCAACCCCATTCCTGTAATTTTTAATGATGCGTCTGATGGTATGATTTATGGGTCGCTTCGTGTAAAGCTCCCTACTGATCCTAAATTTCTTGCTCGTATACAGACTGACTATAATGGTATGGATCGCTTAATGAATGATCTTGTACGACCTACGGTTACAAAAGTAATCTATGCATCTGGACCTCTTATGTCTGCATTTGAATCTTATGCTGAAAAAAAGAATGACCTAATTGAGTATATTACTGACCAGCTAAATAATGGTGTATACAAAACAGCTGTTAAGCAAGCAAAGGTTACCGATGCAATTACAGGAGAGGAGAAAACAGTGAAAATTGCTACTCTCATTCCAGACTCATTGTCTGCTGGTGGGTATAAACGTAGTGAATCTTCGCCATTTGCCTATTATGGCTTAGAGATTGGTCAGGTAGCTGTTTCAAAAATTGCTTATTCTGACAAGGTAAACAGTCAGATAGCTCGCCAACAGGAAGCTAATATGTTAATTGCTACATCTAAGGCACAGGCTGCTGCTGCACAACAGGAGAGTATTCGTGCTGAGGAAGAAGGAAAAGCAATAGCTATGAAGGCAAAGTGGGAGCAGGAGAAGATTAAGGCTGTAGAAGTTACTAAAGCTGAACAGGAATATGAAGTGGCTCGTCTTTCTGCTTTGAAAGCAAAAGAAGATGCTAAGCGTATTGAAGCTCAGGGTTTAGCGGAAGCAGCTGCTGCCCGTGCTAAAGTACAAGCAGGTTTATCTCCGTTAGAGCGTGCAACAATTGATAAGGAAACTGCAATTGGTGTAGCTCAGGCTCTTGCTAATTCTGAAGTTCGATGGGTTCCTGAAGTAATGATTGTTGGAGGTAAGGAAGGAGCATCTGCTAATCCTATGGACGCTGTTGGCCTTAACATGCTTCTTGATATTACTAAAAACATGAAAAGTAATAAAACTATTAAATTTTATAACTAAATAAATACTACGAATGGCACATCCTAAAATGAAGGCTATTACAATGCCTTTTAAAGAAGTTAAGTTAGACGAAGAAAATAATCCTATCCTGGATAAGAAAACGGGAGAACTTCAGTATAGGATTGTTTATCGTAGGGTAAGGCATAATGCACTTTACCTACCTAATTACAGAGCAGAAAAACCTACCTGCTAAACCAAAGGTGTAGTCTCCATAGTAGAACACTGTGGTTTCTTCTAATACAGTAAGGGAAAAACCTTTATTAAGAAGAGGAGCCCATATAAAAATTATGAAGCTCTCAAAAGACGATAAACATTGCCTATATCTCTTTGATCGGAGGTGTAGGCTCTAATCTTATAATCACAAGTTTAATTAAATTCACAAGGTTTATGTTAATAAAAATAGATAATAACTATATTGAAAGTGAAAATATTCTAGGTATTACTTGTAGAATAGCTCAGGAAAAAGAAATATATCACCCTTATGAACATGATGATTCTGATGATGATTTAGACGATAGAGAAGGCTATTATACAACAGAACGTAGGTATATTACTGAGGTAGTTTATCCATCTAATAAGGTTATTCTTGATGGTGATAAGGTAAATGAAATTAAAATATATACTAGTCAAGAGTTTAAAGATGCTATTAATGACAAAGCATTTATAGTTGATTTTCATGACAGAAAAATATATACTAAATATGTAAAGGATATTTCAGTGATTAAGAAGAACTGTCCTTGTTGTAAACCAGATAGTGATAATTTATCTTATACATTCTATATTAGTTATAAGAAGTTTTTCCCTACTGAGATATTTAAATATAATAAGTATGAAGATGCTATTTCTGATTACTTAGAGATCAAAGCTATAATTGATCGCGATTCAAAAAGAGGGTAATATGAGGCTGCCTAGGTTATGTAGATTAGATAAATAATAGATTTTAGAAAGCTTTTACTGTTAATTGGATGGATGTGGGTTCGGTTCCCGCCATCTCCACTAAATTCTTTAAATTATGAAATCATTATATAATATTGGAGATACTGTTATAGTGAAGTCTAGATATGATGAAGGGTGTAGCCAATTGAGTTATAGGTTTGCATTCCTACCTAACATGATTAAGTGTTATGGAGGGAAAAGTCTTACTATTTTAGGGGTAAGCTACAGAGGAGAAAATTATAATAACCAAATTGAGGATGATGGATACTGTTACACGTTAAAGGAAGATGAACGTAACTATTGGTGGTCATCTAGTATGTTTGAGCCTGAATTTTAATAATGAAACTTACGTCACATGATATTCTTACTAGGTCAGGGTGTTTATCAAGGTTATTAACAATAGTTAGCTGGATGATTATTATATTAATTATTAATTTAATATTTTATTTTATAGAATGTTAAAGAAACTTAGTTTAATATTCATTCGTTTTGCACCTTTCTTACTAGCACTGAACATCTTATTTAAAATATTACTACGTTACTATACAGTTTCCACAGTAATTATTAGTTGTGTAGATCTAGTAACGGTTATAATGGTACTTGTAGGCCTTATTATTTTATCTTTTACATTCAAATTTTGTATTTACCACAGAATTTTGTTGTATTGTGTTCTAGTGTGCTATTTATTACACTTTGTTAATAACATATTAGGGATGAACTTCTTTGTTGCTATATTAACATATTTCTTTGCGATGATTGTTATCACTCTGATGATCATTGTTATTTATACTTATTTAAAAGAGAAGCAAAAGTAAATGTTGGTTATTATAATGAATAGTAGTCTCAAAAATTTGTACAAATTATAGAAATAAGTATACAAATATTTGACTATATTGGTTTTTATTTTTATATTTGTGGTGGAATTTGCTAAAAATTTGATTCTGCTCGTTGGTGTACTTGGTTTGTGCACGTCACGCTTTGAACGTGAAGGTTAAAGTTCGAGTCTTTAACGAGCAACTATTAAAATTAAATAAATATTTTTTATATATAATAAGTAATACTATGGCAACAGTATTGATTAATTGTCTAATATCACTATTTCTTTTTATCTGGTTTGTGGTAATAGTACTATGTACTATCCTTTACTTTAAAAGTAGAAATGAATCTTTATTTTAATATATTAACTAGTATTAAAAGAAAATATGTAAGAGATTATTATAACTTTTTTGTAAAACGGTCTCTTATAGATACTATAAAGAGTTCTAAAACAAGGTTAAGTGTATGAATGCCTTAGTTATTAATGCTGCGGGGAAAGGAACTAGAGTAGGAATGAATATTCCTAAGCAGTTTATAGATATCAATGGATTTCCTATAATATATTGGACTGTTGAGAAGTTTGTCAGGTTAAAGCTGTTTAATATAATTGTCATAGTCTCTTTACCTGAATATATTCCTCTTCTTCAGAAGCTCTTTCCATTTTCTTATATCAAAATTATAGAAGGAGGGTACTCATGCTTAAGATCTAGAATTGCTGGTCTTGAATATATAATGACCTACTATTCTTCTATTGAAAAAATTATGTTTCATGATTCTGTAAGACCTTTTCTCTCTCCAAATTTAATTACAAGATGTTTATCCTCTTGTAATTTTGATAATTCAGCTGTTGTTCCTTATATTTCAACGGTTAGTACCTTAAAAGATTTTAATTCGTTATGTGTTCCTGGAGTAAGAAAAGAACCAGTTGCTATTTTACAGACTCCCGAAACTTTTATGCTTAGAAGCCTTTGTGATATAATTATAAAGGTTAAAAATATAGATGATTATCAGACTCTACCTGATTTATATGAGCATAATGGAAATAAATGCTTATATATCTCAGGAGAATTTATGAATTTTAAAATTACTAGTCCTGATGATTTAGAGTTAGCTAAACGTTTATTTGATGGTAGACTTAAGTATTAAATTACCAGATAACTTTTTTGAAGCAGAAGTAAAAAATGGATTTTTGGTATCTAAAGAGAGAAAAGAACTTTGAGGAGTTGAATTAGATTTATTGCAACAGTTTAAAAATATCTGTGACAGGTATCATTTGAAATACTATTTAGATGGTGGGACATTACTTGGTGCTGTTAGACATGGTGGGTTTGTTCCATGAGATGATGATATTGATATTGCTATGCCTAGAACAGACTATGATAGATTTCTATGGTATGCAGTTAAGGAGTTGAGTTATCCATATTTTGTTCAGAATGACTGAACAGATAGTACCTTCTATTGCTGCACTAAACTAAGAAGAAGCGATACAACATGTATTCACAAAAAGGACTTAGAGGGTCATTTTACCTTTAACCAGGGGATCTTTATAGATATATGTCCTTTTGATAATGTTCCAGATGATCTAGTTGAGAGACAAAAGTTTATGCACCAGTTACACTTAATTAAACTAGAAGCACTGGCTGTAAAAACAAGAATACAATGCTATGATTCTTCTAAGGAAAACACATCTAGGCTTTTATATCTTAGAGAAAAATATCAAGAGCTACGACAATGATATAATATACTCTCTACAGAATCATTTGGTAATCTTACATTTCCAAATAAGATGCAAAGCCTTAGAAATGCTAGAGACTATAACAATAAGGTTTATCTTAAATTTGAGGAAGGAATGTTTCCTGCTCCAGAAGTATATTTAAGTGTTTTAACTAACATATATGGGAATGACTTTATGGTGCCAATGCCTGGTAGAAGCATGCATGGTGAGCTTCTTGTGAATACTTCTATAGGATACAAGGATAACTATAACCAATTTATGTCATTATAAGTTATTTCTAAATTTGACATTAACGGCGTAACAGCTCATAACATATAAATTAATTACTTATATGGAGCTTCTGTGGCAATAAAAATCAGACGTGTAAAACTACGATAGTGTTTATTGGCTCCTTAGTTCAGTGGTAGAATGTCAGTTTTGTAACCTGAGGACGTTGGTTCGAGTCCGACAGGAGCCTCAATAATGAATACGATTAGGGAAGAAATTTTAAAATATAGTATAAAGGTCTTTTGTTTTTCTTTGTAAATAAAGAAGTTTAAATCTTACATATTATCTTATTTTCTTAATTATGATTAAAAACCGTCCTAAGTTATTAGTTGAATATTCACAGAATTTTGATGTGGGTTCTCATATACTATTTATTATTGTTTATCCCGATACTAGTACAGAAATATATAGTGGCACGATAGATACTATAGGATTTGAAGGCAGCTACTATGTAAAAATAAACAATTATGAAAATAGTATAATCTTTAGTAAATTAAATATAGATAGAGCATTTTTTATTAAAAATATAATGGGAGTTGAAGAACTAAGAGGATCCTGGCCAGAAGTTCCAACACTGGATATGCTTAGAAAGAGTATTGAAGCTCTTGAATGTTTTGATGAATTTTAAAATAAAATATTATGTTGATATTATTCTTAATAATTTATTTAGTATCTCTAATTAGTATCTATACAATTCTATATATAGAGTGGAGCAATAATACAAGTTGCACTGAAAATACAATCGAGGATTTTAATAAGTATATTATAATATATACTGATTATGTACCAGTCATTCTATGGATCCCTATTGTTAATACTATTGTACTAATATATTATATTTTTGTATACGTATACAATAAAATAAAAACTATTCGTATTAGATAAAATTAAATTTTAATTAATTCCTAAAAATTTATACTAAACAATAGGAATAATTAATAAATAGAGCATAGCCGTTAGGAGCCTCTATAAATAAAAGAGGATTATCGAGAATGGGGTGTGGAAGTAGCACGAGAAATTTGGGATTTCTAGGGGATAGAGCATTACTATCATTCTCGACTAATTAATTTATAATCAATAACATATGAAGTTTAATATTGATAATCTTTCTAAGTGTAAAAACATAACAGAATGTGCTAGATTATTAGGATATAATTATTATAATGGTAATGTGAAAAAGAAGTTAGTAGCAGCTTATGATAAGATTGGATTTGATCTATGATCTCACTTAAAATCTATTAACAAATCTATAAAACGTTTTTGTCTTAATTGCGGAACTTCTTTAAAGAGAAGACAATATAAATTTATTTAAAATGAAAGTTATAGTAACTTATAAAGTGTTAGCTCATGGCAAACCAGTAAATTTTACTGTATTAGAAGATAGTACTTCTATATTATCGTGTACTAGGCTTATTTATTCGCGTGGTCGTAGAAATTTTATTAGCATGTCGAATAATAACAATAGTGCTGTATTTGATGCTCTTGGTCTTAATGCAAAAGAATTTGTATGGGAAATAACAGGAGAGCATTGTGAAGGTAGTTGGCCTGAAAGTAGTACACTAGATAAACTTGGGAAAGTTTTAGAAGCTCTTGAATGTTTTAATGAATTTTAAAATTAAATAGAGTAAGCAGCCCAGTTGGTCAAGGGCGCTAGATTGTGGTTCTAGTACGGTTAACCAGACACATCGCAGGTTCAAATTCTGTCTTACACCCACGTTCATATAGCTCAATAGGTTAGAGTAACGGGCCTTTAACCCGTGGGTTCCACGTTCAAGTCGGGGGGGGGTCACATAAAATTTTATAGATATGTTAGATATATTAAAAAAAAAATGGTTTTTATCCAAGTTTCATGTTCACAAATATGAAGTAATCGAGGAAGATGAAATAGAAGTATGGGCAAATCCTAAGGGTCAATATCCTATAAAGCGATATCGTGTATTTATATAGAAGTGTAAAGGTTGTAATCATATTAAATCTTATAAAGTAAAGATATAATGTTTATATTACTAAATAATATTTCTACAAATACTTTTGCAGAGTTATATGTAATAAATATATAAAATGTACTGGACTGTGGCTGAGTGGTTTAAGCACCAAACTGTTAATTTGGGTAACGTAGGTTCGAATCCTATCGGTCCAGCAAAATTATATTTTATGGATGTTAAATGGTTATCTAGTAGATCTTTCATAGTTGGAGGTACTACATATACTGTACAAGTTCCCATTACTTTAGATGAAGCTTTACAAGAAATACAAACAACACTTTCTAAAATTAGAGAGAAGAAAAAGTATTATGAAGGATTACTAAAGAAATTAAATTTTTCTGATCCCTTTTTAAATAAAGCTCCAATCAAAGTAATTGAGGACAAAATAAAAATTGAAGAGGATACTTATAAAATGTTATTCTTCCTTAACAATGAAGAATACAAATATACACTACATTTAAAAATCATTTTAAGAGTACTTGATTTTGTTAACATGGCATATCATGAACTTGACTATAAAATGAGATATAAATTAATTCCTAAAGATTTAGACTAAATGATAGGTGCTAATCCATTATAAATGTGAAAGGCTCTCAAGATATATCTAAATGGTAGGAATGATTCGGAGGGTTGTCAGAGTTGGTTTATTGTGTCACTCTTGAAAAGTGATGTACGTGATGAGCGTACCAGGGGTTCGAATCCCTTACCCTCCGCAAAACTATTTACTTGAAGATAAACAGTACAATGAGTTGGGTGAAGGTTCGAATCCTGTTACCTATTCAAACAATTCATATTTTAAATTTATTTGAAATGAAGATTTCAGTTTGTCCTGTAAATTATAATAGTGATGAAACAGCTATAATTTTTCATTGTTATAATAGAAATCATAAAAATACTATGGTAGTATATGGTATTTTTGAAACAGAAATTTTTGAAATAAAGAAAGCAAAAATTGTTGATTTAAGAATTTTTGAAAATATGGTTAAAAAATTAAATAATTTTGGATTTACAAATGAAAACTATAATAAAAATAATCCTAGTTATCTTAGTAATATTCAGTGTTTCATGCGGAACAATAAAACCTAATATTATGATAGGGCCTACTGGAGATACACAGAAAACTTATATTGAAGATATAAAGTATTACAATAATACTAGTAATTAACCCAAATTAGAAGTATAGTCTATAACCGCTTATTACTCTAATTTAAGAAAAATATGAAGCTTTGTAAGTTAGATTCTTTGTGGTGGGTGTTTGTGCACCCTATAGAAGAGTTTAAATCATTAGAAATGTCTATTAGATTTAAAATCTTGAAGTTATCAAAATTTTTTGACTTTGATATTCAACTATTTGGTACTTGTTATTATTTATTTATAAACATCAGTATATTTGGCTTGCTTGATTTCCATATTAGTTATAATAATAAGGGGGATCATGCAGGCTTTCGTTTTAATATTGATATTCTTGGACTATATTTTGAGTTTAATATTTGTGATATTAGACATTGGGATTTTGACCAAGAATGTTGGGAAAAACTAGTTTAATATGTTAACACTACAAAAGCTTAAGGAATTAAAACAAGCTAATAGGGATAAACTTGTTATCTATAAACTTTTATCTACCATTATAGGGGAGTGTGAGCAAATCTCAAAGAACCCCTCTAATAATGAGATTGTTAGAGTATTACAGAAAATGTACAAAGATAATAATATTACCTTGAAAGAGTGTTCTAGGGATAGAGTTAATCTGATTCAAGAACTAAACGAGGAAAATAGCTTTTTATCTCAATACTTACCTACTCCTCTTACAGATGAAGAGTTATTAGCACTTATTGGATCCCAAATGTCTGAAGGTAAAAGAATGCCTGATATCATGAAGTATCTGAGTACTAATTACGAGAGTCGTTATGACAGTAAAAAAGCTATCTTAATAATTAATTCACTACTATAATGAAAAAGTATCCATATACTATAATATCATCTAAACAATTCCTTTTATTTTACAGCAGTCTAGTTAAATTTGGGTATAGGCCACATTTCAACTTTCAGATATACATGAAAAGTAATGAAATCCAGAGCTCTGTTGTTGTTTTAGATGATATAGGCGTGTTTGGCTTTTTTTGTTTTTACCCAGATCTTAGCAATTTAGATCCTAATATAAAACGCATTTTTATAGAGGATTCATATAGGTTTCTTCGATGTGCTGCCAAGTATAAAGACCACTTAGAATTTTAAGTTAATATTTTATTACTATGAAAGAGATAAATATTATTAACATTATAGGTGAAGGATACAATTGTAATATTAATTTCAATCATGTTATATCTTGTTTTCATGATACAGATGAAAAAACTGTTTGTTTAACGTTTAATACTGTGGTTGATAACAACTCACTTAAGGTTAAATACTTAAACGTTATAGAAGTTAATTATTTAGGTGAATAACTGTAAAAATAAAACTTATGATACCATTCAAAGTATTATTGTTAGAATATAATAAAAATAAACCAACCTATTATGATATAATGCCTTACCTAGTTAGAAAGTATAATGATGCTTATAAAACAGATAAACCTTCTAAAGAAAGTTTTGAGCAGTGTAAGGATTTTGTAACGAGAAAATTAATGTATCAATACTGGGCTAGATGTGAATATGAATTTATAATTGCACATTGGCCATACAAAAAAGATAACCCACTGAAAGATTCTTATAAAATAGATATATTTGAGCAATGTAAGATGAATATAGATATTATTACTAGAGTTTTTATGAAGAATATTCAAAAACTTTAGTTGTATTGCTCCTATAGCTCAATTGGACAGAGCAACAGCCTTTAATTGTTGGAGCACGTTTAAGCGTGAAAATTGTGGTAAATTCGGTAAAAGTGAAATAAGATGGTAAAATCCATACGAATCAGCTTTCTAAGAAAGTCTAAGGTCCTGAAATATGGGTAGCTGATAATACCGAGCTAAATTAGAGTAGATATACTGTGAAGAATATAAGTTTTCTATACCGCGTAAAATAGGTAGAGTACTTAGTAGGTTAAAAATTAAAAACATATACTTCTTTAAGTTTCTGTTTACTCTATAAATGTGTAGAGACTAAACACTGCACTTGTTTATCAAGTTGATATAGTCCAGACTACAAATATATACCATTGGTGGTATATAGCAGTGAAAACTGTAGTGGTAAGCTAAGCTGTAGGTTACAGGTTCGAATCCTGTTAGGAGCACTAATAACATTATAACATGGAAAAAATAAAAACGTACTGCTCAAATTGTTGCAAAGAAACTATTCATGTAATTTGGACAGAAGATGGATATGGAGCATCTGGTGCCGCTAGAATATTCACAACTATAATTTCTCTTGGAATGTCTAATATAGATTGTACTACATACAGCAAATGCATTAATTGTGGAAAAATTAAAAAATATAATTAAATATAGGAACTATAGTAAAGCCTTGTGATGCTTATACCCACATGTTAGAGGTTCGTAAATCACTTATATCTAAAATAAAAGAACTTCACGATTCAGGTATTTTTATTGAATGTGATCCATTATTTATCTTAAAAAAACTTAATTACGAATTATTTTGTAAAGTTATATATGATTCTATTTGTCATGTTATTTTGGAACGTAGTTGGGAAAATGTATCATCTGAGTATCTTGTAGCTAATGTTGTAGTTATCGATGCTTTATGTAAATATATAACTGGGAAATGTCCTGGATTTGAAACTTCTGGGTATTTATACAAAGTAAATATTCTTGGGACTGTATTGGAAGTTATTCAAGATATTCCAAGACCAAACCATAATAGGTATAGCTTTTTAATATTATGATGAGAACACTTCTTTGGGTAGATGATGCTCGTAATCCAATGGAAGATGATTGGATGAATTTTAGTCCAATTGGCAGAAATTGTAAAGTTGTATGGGCCCAATCTTACCAAGAAGCAATTGATTTTCTTGAAAAGGAATGGCCTAATGCAATCTGTTTGGATCATGATTTAGGAGAAGAAAAATCTGGATATGATATAGCTAAGTATATTGTATATAGATGCTTTGATGAGCACAAAGAGCTTCCTTTATTTGCAAGTCAATCTGCAAACCCTGTAGGTAGAGAAAAAATCCTAGGGATATTAAATAACTATAAAAGAATAACTCAGAAAATTTTACCTTGGGAATAATGGAACCATATATTACTTTTGAAACTGCTAAACTAGCAAAGGAAAAACATTATATAAATGATGAAAAACTTCTTGGACTTCTAGGAAGTTTAGGCTATACAAATTGTAGTCTAAGCTATAATGAAAAAGGAGAACTTTGGAAGCGTAAATTTTATAATCCTGAAAATTCACATTATTTAGCTCCAACACAATCAGAACTTCAAAAATGGTTAAGAGAAGTTCATAAAATACATATCCATATAGTTCCCACTATTCATGGATATTGGACATACAAAATCGTTGATATTCAGATGGATCCTTCTAAGAAAGTTGTAAGACCTCCTCATAGTATAGATGCAAGTGGAGTAGATTATAATACATATGAAGAAGCTTTAGAATCAGCTTTTTTGGAAGCTTTAAAGACATGGATATAAAATGGATATACCTTCTAAAATTTTAGCTTATTGGGTTCCTTCTATAGTAGTTATACTTATAAGTTTGAATCTACATTACTCTGAATTTAGTAACTATGTAAATACTAATTCATATCAATGTGAGATTATAGGAGGAGAAAAGATATCTGGAGGCTATAAAACTAATGGTAAGATGTATCTTATTGCAAAAGATATAAAAACTAATAAAATACTTAGTTTTGAGGCTACTCCAGAAGATTACTATATATACCATAACAAACCTGGTGTTATATTAACATATAAACTTAAAGGATGGGTAGTATCTAATAACAAAACATACAAAGTGTATAGAGATATTTTTATAGTGTCAATTGCCCTTTTATTTGCAATTACTATAGGATCTCTAATAATGTCGGATTATGATTCAACTTTTATACATTTTGCAAAATCTTCAGCTATTTTATTTGTTACTACTATTATCTCTTATAATCTTATTATATAATATGATTTATGATTCAAAAACTAATATTGTCTTTTGGGATGAACTTTTAAAAATTCCTGAATTTAAAGCATTGTCAGAAACTCCTCAGAATATACTTTGGCATAAAGAGGGAGACGCTTTCACCCATACTTGTATGGTTACAAAATGTATGTTGAAGCATATTGAAAACAGTAATGAAGTACTTTTTCAAGACATGGACTATCGAAATATTCTAATCTTTGCTGCTCTATTACATGATATAGGTAAACCAGTTACTACAAAAAAGGGAGAAGATGGACTTTACCACTGTAAGGACCATGCAATTAAAGGAGTTCCAATTGCAGAACATATCTTAGATGTATACGTCTCTGATATTAAGCCTCAATATAAGAGGGCTATTCTTTCTTTGGTAAGGTGTCACATGCAACCTCTTTATATTTTAAAACAAAGAGATATCAAGTCAGCTATTTTAAGATTAGTTAATAATTTAGAGTATATCGACTTTGAAGCATTGCTACTATTAAAGAAATGTGATTGTGAAGGATCAATACCTGAATCAGATGATCACCATGAGGAAACTTTGAGGAGTGTACGTGAATTATATTATGAGGTGTGTAGTTATCCCGCACAAACTAAAGTTTGGATTGAGAAGTTAAAAGATACTAATACTTGTAATTATAAACCAGGTTGTCATCCAAATGGAATCAATAAAGGATATCTTACTCAAGGATATTTAAGTCTGCCTATAACCGTAGGATTCAGAACTTGTCTTGGATTTCGCTTTTCAACTTCTCCTGTAACCAAGATCGTAGATAAAAACCATTTTCATACTCAAAATTCCGTATATAAAATTACAGAAGTAAAAGATAGTGAGCTCTAATTTGTTATGGCTTCTAAACTATAAGTGATAAAAAATTAAACTATGCATTATTTATTATATAATGGTAACAGTACAAATACTGTTTTATTTATCTTAAGCAGGCACGGATATACATTAAACTATCCTAAGGTAAGTATATCTTTATTACTTTCAGGACACCCTTATAAGATTTTAATTGATATGAATAAAAAATCTTATTATGTTGTCGCATATAATCAAAATATTCATTACCTTACTGGAGATAGTAATGTTTTTTGCTCAGATGATCATAATACTATCTTTAGGGAATTAGGTATTAATAATATAGAAAAGAACCAGCTTGCTCTATATAGTAACATTATTCTAAGGTCAGAAGAGGATCTATTACGATTACTTGATTCACCTAAATTAGGATCAAACGAAATATCTATTATGGATAAGTTTAAAGAAATTCTAGGTAAAGAAGAAAATAAGCTTGAAGATAATGAAACAGATTCTAATCTTAATGATGATTTTAAGTCTGAGTTTTTACCAGGACGAATAGTACAGTTAACAGTTAGAGACCAAGAATACCTCGGATTTATTATCTCCTCTGGAACTATTATTTATGCTAACAATAAAGGAGAAATTAAAGGTTATTTAAGGGGCTGCTTGGATTCCCCTAAAGATGGTAACTTCTATCAAGTTAAGAAGATCTTTGTTCCAACACCATATTGTTTCAAGCTTAGTGACTATAAGAAAATGGATGTTGCTTGGCCAAAAGTAAAAAATAAGGTTGTAAAGAAAACAGTCTCAGAAATTGAGGAAGAACTTGGACTAGAACCAGGTACTTTAGAGATTCAACAGTAAGGCAAAATTGAAATTCTGTTTTTATCATGGGTAAATTTATTCGAGGTAATCAATTAGACGAATATAATAGGTACGAGGAAGAGATTACTCGTCCAAATAAGAAAAAGAAAGTAAAAAAGTTTAGGGATGCTGAAGAACAGAAAAACAAACTAATTAAAAGAGACTAAAAATGACGTATGGGTTAAATGATATTTGTTTAGTACCAGCTAGAACCAGTAGAGTAGAACATCGTGCAGACTGTAATCCATATAACTTTGATGGTATGTTACCGTTATTTACTGCTCCCATGAATTCTATTGTTAATGAAAATAATTATGAAGTTTTTCTTAGAAATAAGATCAATACAATTATTCCAAGGGGAGTAGATTATGGCAAACGATGGGAGTTGTCTACAAGGACGTTCGTTGCACTTGGCTTGTCTGAGTTTGAGAAATTTATTATAGACTTTGAAAATATATATGATACTACAAGTGATATCCGTTACGTGTGCATTGATATTGCTAATGGCCATATGTTAAAGTTAATTGATCTATGCTCACGAGCAAAGTCTATGTTTGGAGGTCGATTGTCACTGATGGCGGGTAATATTGCGAACCCTGATACTTATACTGATTATTCACTAGCAGGAATTGATTTTGTACGAATAGGTATCGGAGGAGGTTCTGTATGTACTACTTCTGCTAATGGTGGAATACACTATGCAATGGCTTCTTTAATTAAAGAAGTTGCTGATAAAAAGTGGGCTATAGAAAAATGTATTGAAGAAACAAAAGTAGTTAATATAGCAGGAGACTCTGGCTTTTACTCGGGTTGTAACTTAATAACTCATCCATACAAAAGTGTTCCATTTATTATTGCAGATGGTGGGTTTGATAATTATGATAAAATTATTAAAGCATTAGCTCTCGGAGCTGATTATGTAATGGTTGGGAAACTCTTTGCACAGTCTCAAGAAGCCTGTGGGGAGTTACTACCTATTACAGACTCAAATCTAAAATTTAGACGTAAGTACTATGGTATGTCCACTAAAAAAGCACAAATGGAAACAGGAAACCAAGAACTTAAAACTGCGGAGGGTATTGAAACTGTAGTTCCAGTTTTATATAAGTTACAAGATTGGTGTGAAAATTTTGTTGATTATTTAAGGTCAATGATGAGTTATTCAGATTCTTTTGACCTTTTAGAGTTTAAGAAGACTAAATATAGAATTGTTAGTCCCTTAGAATATTTATCGTTTTACAAATAAAAATAAAAAAAAATCGTTATGTTTACCAAAGGAGACAAAGTTACTATTAAGAATCTTGATCGTTTACTCAATGACAACCTACTTAAGAAAGCAGAAGATTTAGAAGGTGTTTATCATAACCAAGATATGAAATATGTCTTATTTTCTGATTTTCCTTATTTTGGTGATACTGCTATTATCGATGATATAGACCCAAATGATAAAGATATTCCATATTTTCTATCTATGGGCATATGGGTACCTGAATTTATGATTATCCCATATGACGAGGTTGTTCCTAACCTCGAACCTAAAAAAGTTAACCCAGTAGAGGATAATGTTGACCAAAAGGTATATATTAATAAATTTAATAATAAACCGTTTGGAAAAGTATTCCTCAAATTAATTGCTCTTGATGAGAAGATCGCAGAATTCTCAGCTACTCAATTTAGCAAACTAAAAAAACACGAACTACAGTATATTGCAAAGCTTCTACAGGACCATGGGGCTGAATTTGCTGATTATAATAAGTTAACCCAAAAGGAACTGGCTGTGTACTGCTATAATAAGGCATTAGAACTATAGTATGTTAAAGCTTAGAGTTTTCAGTCCAAATACAAGTTGTGCCCCTTTGCGTAGTATACCTTTTAATCAAAGAGTACTACTACGTTTAGGGAGCACAACTCCTTTAATTTCTAAATATAAATATTTGGAAATTAATACTATAGAGGGAGTTAAAACTTCTGGGAACAAAATATTAATGAAGCATGCCTTTGACAAGGCAGGTGTATCTCATAGTGAGTGGATTAGTTCTTCTAACAAAGCAAGTATTTATAAGTTTTTCATGCAGCACAAAATTCTTATAGCAAAACATAAACATTCATCGAAAGGGAAGAATATTTATTATATTGATAATCCCGAATCTTTAGACGATCTATGTAATAATGTCAATATAAAAGATTTTGTGTTTGAAAAGTATTACTTCTTTCCAAATGAATATAGAGTACATGTTGATGTTCATCATGGTTGTTTCTACGCCTGTAAAAAGGTGTTGAGACAAGATGCTGAAATACAGTGGCATAAACATGCTGACAACTCAACATTTGTTTTAGTAACGAGAGAGCACAAATTACCTGGATGTTGGGAAAATATAATTAGTGATTGTATTAAGGCATTAAAGCAAATGAACCTTACAATTGCCTGCTTTGATGTATTGTGTGGTGGTGATAGTTATATCATTGTTGAAAGTAATACAGCTCCTTCTCTGGCTTCTTTTGGAATAACTCATTATGGAAATCATTTAAAAAAGTACTATGATACTAGATTTTAGAGGAAAAGAATATAGATGTAATTACTATGCTGGTAATTACTTTTATAAAAATAAGGTTTGTTTTAGTGACGGGGGTGATCAAGGAAGATTTAATGATTATTATTATGCTACTATTATATGGCCTAGAGGTAAACAAGTTCAGCTTAATTACTGTGCATTTGATACGAGAACATTAATTGAGTACTTTAAGGAAATCTCAAGACTACTAGGGTTTACATTAATATCTCTTGTACGGAGGAAACATTCATACGAATTACAATTTAAGTGTGCTCCTGACCATAGATTCTTTGTCTACGTTGCTATGTATATTAGATATGTATACGAAAATCCTTTTTGGTTATTATTACACGCTGCATGGCAAAATAGAGCAAACTTCCCAGAATTGGATATTACTCAAATTATGCAACTTTATATTACATTGTTTCATGATGGAAGAAGATGTCATTGCCCAGGATTAGATGGCCTAACATTTTATAACATTAATCCTAAGTGCCAGTTTAGTTTAATTAGAAGAGACTTTAACTATAATGAAAGTTTTTGTAAGATTATAACTAAACATAATAGTTTGTGCTTTCTTCTTCGAGTATTTAACTCGAAGCAATTACCTCAAATTGTCAGGGGAATTAATTTTATAGCAAATGAATACTATGCTAAAAACAAAAAAAGTATATGTCGTTGGTAATCAAGTACACTATGCTAATTTCATTACCAAGCGTGAGTTAGTAGATGATATTAACGATGCAGATATTATTATTTTTACAGGTGGAGATGATGTATACCCTTCTCTGTATAATTGTAAACCTCATCCCACTACTTATTCTAATTTACAAAGGGATCTTGATGAAAGGGAGGAATTTAAGAAAATTAGACCTGATCAGTTAGCTGTGGGGATCTGCCGTGGGTCGCAATTTTTATGTGTTATGAATGGTGGCATACTTATTCAGAATGTAGAAAATCATGCTATTCGAACAACTCACCCTATTACAGAGGTAAGTATGGATAAAATATATGAAATTACTAGTACACATCATCAAATGCAGTATCCATTTATAATACCAGCTAAGTATTGGACATGTTTGTTTTATTCAACTGGTCGTCGGTCAAGTATATATGAGGGAGATAATGTTAAGTTTCCTCCTTATGAACCTGAAATTGTTTTGTATGACAGGCCAAATCTTCCAAAGTGTTTGGCTATCCAAGGACATCTTGAATATATGAGACCTGAATCACCAATTGTTATAAGAATAAATGAAATAATTGATAAATTAATATCAGATGAGAATTAAAAACGTTACAGTAGGAGCGGACCCCGAGTTGTTCATTTTTAATACAAAAACAAACCAAGTAGTATCCGCAATTGGAATAATTCCAGGGGAAAAAGGTAAACCATATACTAAAGGTATGCCAAAAGGATTTGGTGTGGAGATTGATTGTATTTTGGGAGAATTTAATATTCCGCCCTGTACTTCTGGTAATGAGTTTGTAGATTCTATTAAATATATGAAAGATTGGCTTCGTAATTGGATTAAACAATTCGATAACAATCTTGATATTTGTTGTAGTGCATCTATGCCTGTACCTGAAGATCAGTTACTTGATCCTAAAGCAAATGAAATTGGATGTTCTAGTGATTATGATGCTTATACGGAGCGTGAAAACGATAAGCCGCAAGGTTATCCTGATAATAGAAGAGTGGCGGGTCAAATGTGGGCCCGAAGGTATAGTAATATATCTTAAGAATAGTTCAAAAACGGTGAACGAGAATTGTGTTAACAAACTAAAAAAAATCGAAAACTTTATAATTTTTTATATTCTGAAGATACTATTTCTTTAAAACGTAAAAAAGATAAAGTTATTAGATATCTTGAATACCGTGCTAATTTAGCTGTTAACAAGGCTAAACAGTGTAAAGCGTAGAGATTGAAACTTAGAAATAAGAATAAAATATCTCCAAGAGTGAACTACCCATACAGATAAAGCTGATGGTGAAAATGTACGCTGAACTATAGAAATACAATAGATCTATAGAATCTAGGGATAAAAAGCCTTAGAGATAACAATTTTGTCACACATTCACATAGGATATGATAACCCTGATTTTGATACATCTGTTAAGCTTATTAAGTTCTTTGATCTATGCTGTGGAGTTCCTTCTGTATTATATGATAGAGATACTTTTAGAAGAACTCTATATGGTCAAGCAGGAAGTTTCCGTTGTCCTAAGTGGGGAGCAGAAGCAAGATGTCTAAGTAGCTTTATGCTTAATGACGAATATCTTCCAATGATTTATAAACAAACTATGTTAGCTGTAGATATGTTTAATGAAGGATTTCCTTTACCAGAAGGAGATTTAGTTCAAAAGTGTATTAACACATCTAATAAAGTACTGGCAGAACATCTAATTAAACTTTACGAAATATGTGTGGACTAGCTGGAATAATTTCTACTGAGAAGACTGAATTTAACATAAACCACTTTAATATACTTGGAACCCTAAACGATGAAAGAGGGGGAGATAGTTGTGGTATTTTTATTGACGGTAAGGTAGAATATGGAGTTGGTAACAGAGAATTATTTAGGAACTTTACTACTAGTATAAATTATCCAAAGTCAGCTTCTATTGCTTTATTACATTGTCGAAAGGCCTCTCCTGGATATCCTGTGAATTTAGATCAGGCTCAACCAGTTGTTATTAGACGTGATAACAAAATTGAGTTTGTACTAATGCATAATGGTACTATTCTTAATATTAGAGAATTATCTAATAAATATCTTCCAGAACTTAATACTCTTGGTATGTCTGATTCTCAAATTTTGGCAGAAATTATTTATAGACATGGATATAATGTTCTAGAAGAGTATACAGGTTGTGCTGTTCTTATAATGGTAGATTATAGATCTTTGACTCCAAAAGTACTCATGTTCAAAGGGAGCTCTTGTTATAATGAAAACAAAACAAAATCTGAGCGACCTTTAGTTTATATGATTAACGAGGGTAAATTTTATTTTTCGTCGATGTATGCTTCTCTATATTGCATCAACTGTAAAAAAACAATCTATGAATTTCCTATAAATAAGTTATGTCAAATTAAGGATAACAAGGTTTACTATGTTAGAAGTATTAACCGTGAAAAATTAAAGAGAGAACTTTACATACCAGTATACGGTGCTTCTCATAAGAATAATTCTCCAGCATATACCTCTGATAGCTTATATTACAGTCAAACTACAGGTACGTATATGTTAAATGGAATTCCAGCACACGGTATATATCTAGCTTATCCTTCTGGGTATTTAGTACCCGAAACACATGCTGGCTCTAATGCATATGGACACACTTTCTACTTCTTCTATGGGCGATTGTTACCCAATAAAGAAAGTTATGATTTCCTTGAAAATATAGATGACCTTTTTACAGATGATATTCTTCCTGTTTATTGTCCTGAAGTTATTGATTACTTTGCATATAATCCTAGAATTATTAATGGTGTCTTAACTACTGTTGATAAAGACTTCAATTATATGAAGTACATAGAAGGATCATATGTTACTCTATTTAATGCTCCTGATAAAGTTAATGTAAAAGATGGAGTAAGTTCTACAACATATACCTATGCTCCTAGCGCTTTGGAGATTTTTAAGAATGATGCAGAAAATACAACATTCAATTTTGAAGCACTAGAAACACAGATTTTACAGTTTATAACTAATAGACTTGTTGATTTAGATGCTGTATAATAATACTAAAAAAAGGTGGGAAATGGGAGGCGCCTTGCTAAAAGGTGTGATCTATATTGATTATGTATATGTAGAATATGGTTATTTTGAAACAGACCCACTGAATGTTCCTCTAGTAATAGACGGGGAAATTATCTATTTGGAAAGACGCGAGAACTGCAAAATACCATTATATTGGGCAAATAATATTTGTTGCTATACGATAGATTTAAACCTAGCTAATAATATCGTTACAGATTCTAAATGTGTGTTTAATTATCCGATAGATAGATGTTACAATTTTTCAAAACTATCTTTAAAACCTAAGGATATTAAATTAATACCTGATAAGGAATTTACATATATTAAGGACTTTACCTTTGGCCTTGAATATGAAACATGCGCAGGAAACATACCTTGGTTAAGTTGTATTGATACAAATCTAGTACCACTCTATGATGGTTCAATTAATGGGCATGAATATGTAACTTTTCCATTAACACATGTAGATTTACCTATTATTAAACAGCATTTGAAACTGCTTGAAAGGTACACGTTTTACAATAAAAACTGTTCTTTGCATATTCATTTTGGTAACTTTCCAATTAATAATAGTTATATTAATCGTCTGTGTAAGTTCTGGTGCCATTTTCAATGGTCTATTGGTATGTACGTACCAAGCTATAGTTACTATACAGAACGCTATAAAAGTAATGGTAAAGCTTACAATAAACCTTTTCCGAGTATTGCATCTCTCCCTACATTCTACAAAAGGTTCACTGGTAATGAGTATAATGATGATCAAAGTTTTTATTTGCCAAATTTGTATGATTCAACAGAGGAGCGTAAGTGGGAAGTGTGTGGTAGATATTTTAATATGAATATAATGCACTTAATTTCAGGTGATTCTCATAAAACTGTAGAATTCAGATTTTTAAGACCCACTACAGATTACTCTGAAATTAAGTGGTACCTGCTTATATTAAGTGCTTTCTTAAAATATGTTATAAATTCAAAGGATAGTAACTATAAAAAAATAACAGTTGACAAGGTTATTGATTTTACTTTTCCAAAGGATATAGCGGATAAGTTAAAATCAGAGGGGCGTAAACTGTATCATCTTCATAAAGTACAGCTGAGTTACTGTGACCCTGGTGGGGTTAACCAATATCGTAAAGAGATTTATTTAACCAAAATTCGCAAATTTTCTTTATAATTTGTTAATTAAATCTTTGATTGTTCACAGATTTTTACTACCTTTGCTGTATAACTAAAGGTAATAAACAGGAGCTTAGTGTAATGGTAGCACAGCGGTCTTTAGCTAAATGAAATTATGAGTGATTGAAAAACAATTGAAAAGGGTTACCTAGGTAGCCTGCTAGTAGAACAGAAATTTATTGAAAACGGGTATAATCTATTTAAACCTGTTTTGGAGAATGGAAAAGTAGATTTAATTGCAGAAAAAGATAATAAATATATTAAACTGCAAATTAAAACTGTACAAAAAAAGATATAGATTATTTTATTGGAGTTGACTTAGATACTAAAGACTTATATATTTTACCTGTGCATTTCTCTTCTCAGTATAAAAGTTCTATTGGCATAAACAATTGTCAAAATTACAAAAATAATTTCAAACAAATGGAGCCTATTGGTGGAAACACTAATAGTGAACACGATGATAACGTTGAATCCTTAACAGATAATGCTGATGGTAACGACGTCGGAATAGAATAAAAATTCTAGCCGCTAGAGAGCAGATAATCGTGCACCTAAGTTGAAAAATATGGTGAAGAAGTGCTCCAGACCACAAACAGAAATGGTAGTGAAAACTATGGTGGTAAGCAAAACCGTAAACGGGAGCCTCCAAAACTCCAGGTGAGGGTTCGAATCCTTCAGCTCCTGCAACTTATTGAATATCAAGGCATTAGTTTTCTAATGCCTTATTTTTTAATATTATTACTATGCTTATAAATAGATTATTAAGGGATAGTGGTTATATCTTCATTCAAAATGTAGATCCTCTATATATTAAAATGATAATAGATATAGGTTCTTATCCAATATTTACATATACCCATAGGAGTCATAAAAGTATATATATTGGAAGTAAGCTTGATGATTATAGTTTTCTTATAGGAGAAGAATGTTGTAACCTTATCTATGATTCACACAACTATCCTTTATTTAACTTTGGTGTATGTACAGTTTCTGATATAAAGTATATTCTAAAAATGTCAATGGCTCATACTCTGTCAAAATTTCCCATTATGTACTTTAATTAATGTAATAACGTTAACAGATATGTTATGAAGAAAATTATATGAAGAATACTAAGTTATGCTATATTGATCTTGACTATTGTACGTATGTGACAGAAAATAAATAATCTAAATATAGCATTAGACAACGCAGTTAACAATACAAAGGCATATACTGCAGAAAATTCATGATTGAAGAAAAACAATAAGGCTTTCAAACTTTCAATTGAGCAATTGAAGTACTATGGCGATTCTTTAATGCTTGAAATGAAAAAAGTGGCTAATGAAAACAAAATCAAGGATAATAAAATTAAAGCTTTACAATATCAATTAGAGCACTTTTCTAAGAAAGATACTATCGTTATTAGAGATACAATATTTAGAGAACCTGGGTTTGTGTTAGATACTTGTATTGTAGATAAATGGAACAGAAGTTGTTTACATCTTTCCTATCCAGGCACAATAGCTTTAAGTAACGAGTATAATAATGAAAAGTATATAACTCTAAGTTCTCATAAAGAACCTGTTAAACCACGAAAATGGTTTCTACCACGATGGTTTACTAGGAAACATACTGTTATAGAAGTTATTATTATAGATCAGAATCCTTACGTTACTACTCCTAAACAGAGATATATTGAAATAATAGATAACTAGAATGAAAATTAGTATAGAAACCAAATTTGATATTGGGCAGATAGTATATATTTGTCAAAAGACTCCTAGATTTGAAGAGGGAGCTTTCGTAGACACTTATGCTGTAGATACTGCTCCTAGAACAGTTAAAGATATTATAGTTTCATATTTAGATTCTGGTCCCCATATATTTTATGTTTTTGAGGACATAATAACAATGATTCCAGAATATCTTGTTTTTAGTACATTAGAAAAGGCTGAAGAATGGTGTAACAATTATGAATAAGTATATAGATTGCTCTAAGTTAGGAAAGATAAAGGAATCTGAGTTCTCTGAATTGTTACTATCTCAGGTTGGAGGAACCATTCAGATTCCATCTAAGTATCAAGATATGTATGATCATATTGATATTATATGAAAGTATAATAATAGAACTTTTACATTTGACATCAAGAGCGCAAAAAAAAATCGTAGAGCTGATAATACTCCAGATTATAATATCAACTGAGTGGAGCTAAAAAATGTTCGAGGAAATCCTGGATGACTATTTGGAAAGGCTGATTATATAGCATTTGAAGGAGAGAAAGATTGAATCGTATGTAGACGAACTGATATAATTAAACTAATTGATTCTAAGGTAACAAATAAAAGTATAGATAAATCTAGGTCTTTATATACTTATTACCAAAGAGATGGTAGACAAGATATAGTTGTTAAAGTATTATCTAGTGATTTACGGAGCATTGCTAGAATATCATTTATGAAAAATATAGTAACTTAATTATATTTAATATTATCTTAGTATGTCGAAGAGTTATAAGGTTCCAGTTTACAAGGATAAAGGTATAAAGAATATTTATCATCGACTTGTTAAAAGAAGAATAAGGAATTACTTAAAAAGTAATTTTTTTAAACTTCAAGATAAAGACTTTGATTGTAACATTCCTAATCCTAGAACAATAGTTAATGATTATAATTACTGTGATTATATATTTGATGCTAGATTTGGTAAAAATCTAGAAAAATGGAGGTCTAAGCTTTCTAGGAAGTAACAATTTAAAATGTAAATCATAAAAATAAAAAAGATATGAGTAGAGTAGTTAAGTATTATTACAGTGCCCCTGTATATCAAGGTACTGTTTCTGTGAATCCTATTATCGAGAAAACTGTTGTTTATGATGTTAAACCATGTCGTAGGTATACTATGGCTGCAGTCTATGATGATAATAGTCATACTATTAAGTTTGGACTTGCAGTATGCCAGCCTGTAGATAACTTTAATAAAGTTATTGGGCGACGAATTGCTAAACATAACGCTTTGAAGAGTCCATTTCATGTTATCGAAAACTTCGGAGGTCGTAGAAATGACTATGCTGATGAAGTTATGAGTATTATGATGGAAAAGGAGAAGAAACTTTTAAAAAGACATAATCCTAAGCTCTTTAATTCTAATTATTTTGTGGAATAATGATTGATATCATTTTTAATGGTTGTATTAGTATAGAAGATAAAAACAAAGATGCATTTATAGAAGATTTTAATAACTTTCTAGTTTCCAGAGAGACTGCTTTTAAGGGAACTGTAAGAGTTATTGAATTTGATGATGCAGAAATTATTGATGATTAGAATCTATACTGATGGAAGTTACAAACCAACAACAGATCAGGGTGGTTATGCCTCTATAATTACTGAAGATGATAAAGTAATTAAGATCTTATATCAAGGTTATATACATACTACTAACAATAGAGCAGAATTAATGGGAGTCCTATACTCCTTAGAATATTTTAAGGAACCTAAGAATTTAGAGATATATTCTGATTCAAGTTATATTGTTAGTAGTATTAATAATGGTCATGTATATAGATGAATTATAGAACAAGATGATTCAAAAAAGAATATGGATCTATGAATTAAAATAGTTGATCTATTGCACTTTCATAAAGTAAAGTTCTTTTGATTAAAAGGCCACAATAATAATAAATTTAATGAACTTGCAGATTGTTATGCTAATATTGCTGCAATAGTAATTAATCCAAAGGAAGATATTAAACAGAATTAACTATGGAAAAGAAATTAACTTTGAAAAGAGTTGGTAATCATTGGTATCCTTGTGTTAATCACATGAGAGGATATATTGATGGATTTGACAAGAAAACTGATAGGTATTTATCTATCATTGATGTTTGTGGAAGTGAAGAACTTACAGTAGAGTTTGAGAATCTAGGTATTGAACTTGAGGGTATAAATATTATCTATTTTAATGAGCAAGATATTACTAGGTATTTAACCACTGATGATAGTTTTGATCTTAGATTTGTAATTAATAATCATGAATTTACAATATATTCCGATATTTACTGGTTATTAGAAACCCAATTTAACTTTAACTTTCATGAGGAGAGTTATAGGATCCATATTTACTAGATAGCAGAAATGCTTTATACTTTAAATTACTTAATTTATGATAATTAAAAACGAGGCAAATGATCCTGTAGAAAAGAAGGATGTTAGTAGGCGTAAATGCACTTTAAGTAATGAAATTCAAAAACTACTTCTTCGTCAGCTTAAGCATGAATTGCAGAATCATAATGCGTACATGAATTTTGCAAATTACTTCGGTGTTAGAGGATTTGTTATTCTCGAAGAGTATTACAAACAACGAGCAGATGAAGAATACTTACATCATTCCTGGATTCGTAAATATTTAAATGAAAACGATGCAGAGTATATTTATCCTACTATTGAGCAGTTTGATAAGAAAGTAGAAAATATGGTAGATCCTTTCAAAATTACCGTAGACCTTGAAATTGAAACTACTCAAATGATTAATGAAATTGTTGATCAGGCAACTAATGAAGGTGACTGGGCTACTTTCAACTGGTTGAATGGTCACGATAAGGAGACAGGAATGTTAGTGAACGAGCAGGTAGAATTCTGCCTGTCTGCTTAGAAATAAGTAGAATAGAATAAATCAAAAACGGTGAAGGCTGAGATGCTAATACCGTGCTAAACTTAATAGTAATATATTAAGTCAGTGTAACGCATAGGTTTTGAACCTAATTTGTTTGTGAGTCTGAAAAAGAATTTGTATATTTGTACTATGTTTAATTAAAATATTATGATATATGACAAATAACAAACAAATTTATGAAAATAAAATTATGACTTCAAATAGTTCTGGAGATTTTATCATTCTAGAATATATTGATTCATATAATGTAATAATAAAATTTTTACAAACAGGTACTATTATTACTGCTGAACTAGGTAATCTAAAAAAGGGATCTGTTAAAGATCCTTATTATCCGTCTGTATATAATACAGGTTATTTTGGAGTAGGTCAATATAGTTCTAGAGACAAAAACGGTAAACAAACTCGATGTTATAAAATTTGGAAAGAAATGATTGGAAGATGTTATTGCCCAAAAGTTTCTGAATATAATAACTATGGAGGAAATGGAGTTACTGTTTGTAAAGAATGATTAAATTTTCAGAATTTTGCAGATTGATATTATAATAATTGTTATAACGAATCATTTGTTATAGATAAAGATTTCTTGGTAAAGGGGAATAAAATTTATTCTCCAAATTATTGTTGTTTTATCCCAAAGGAAATTAATACTGCTATTACTTGAAGATTTCAATGTAGAGGTAATACTCCAATAGGAGTCAGAATCAAAAACAATAAAATAATTGCTCAAATTAATTATATGAATAAGAAAAAACATATAGGAACTTTTTCTACAATTGAAGAAGCATTTAGAGCATATAAGAAAGAGAAAGAAACTTGTTTAAAGGAATATGCTAACAAATATAAAAATATACTTCCAAAACAGGTATACAACGCTATATACAATTATAAAATATTAATAACAGATTAGAATAAAATAAACCCACGAGTGATTTACCCTTAACAGATAATGCTGAAGGTGAAAATATATGCTGAGCTTATACAAAATGAAGTATAAGAAGTATAGATAAAAAGCTATACGATAACAAAATTGAGAAGAAGAATCTATTAGTCGTACTGTTAGAGACATTGCTGAAACGGAAGGTAGTTGGCTTAGAAAGGAGAAATCCATCATGAATGCCTATAAGGGGGATATTGATTAATATGTCTACACTAGAACTTGAAGAGCATAATATAATTGTCTATAGAAACGATCCTGATTATATTAAAGCCTGTTTAAATATTGGAGTGGGAGTGTTAGCATGTGTACAAAGAACTAAATCTAACTCTAGTTTTGGACTAAAAATAGTTCATAGAGTTAGTAATATTAGCACCTTGCCACTATATTTATTAGAATTTGATATAAATCTCCTTAGTAGTCCTGAGGAATCAGGTTTTTATATTAATGATATTAAGTATGTAGAGGATTTCTTTTATTATACTAATGTGTTTAACTCTTATAGATATTATATAGATATTAACAACAAAATATATAGTATTCACTCCTTTCCAATTGGAGGGTTTAAAGTATAAAAGGCTATGATAATTAATCTTCCTAATACAATTAAAGATATTTACATAGTTGGTGATGTACATGCGTCGTGGAATTTAGTTATATATAACATTCGACAATATAAAATAAAAAATTCAGTATTTATCTTCTGTGGAGATGTAGGAATAGGATTTGAGCGGTTGAAACATTATACAGATCATGTAATTCCTAGATTGCATAAAGTATTAAAAAAGTTTAACGATATATTTATTTGGATTAGAGGGAATCACGATAACCCAGCGTACTTTAGTGATCAACTTATTAGTACTAATTATGTAAAATGTGTTCATGACTATTCTATAATAAACGTTTGTAATAAAAATATTCTTTGCATAGGGGGAGCTGTCAGTGTTGATAGAATATATCGTAAACAAAATGATTCTGTTAATATAGTTAGATATATGAAGTATCACAATTGTGACTATAAAACAGCAGAACTAAATGCTCTTAAGACATATTGGGAAGATGAAATTGTTCAATATCAACCTAAAGTTGATACTAAAATAGATATTATCTGTTCTCATACATCTCCATCATTTTGTTTTCCAACAGATAAAGGAGGTATTGTAAGCGAGTTTGCTCAATATGATAATGAATTATTAAAGGACATAGAAGAAGAGAGAGCTATTATGGATAGGGTCTATAATGATTATAAAGATGATATTACTAATTGGTATTATGGACATTTTCATCAAAGCAATACTCAAACTGTAGGTAATATCTGTTTTCGATTACTTAACATTGGAGAAATCTGTAGATATTATGACCCCTCAAACAGTAACAATATATTGTAAGGTCTTAGTTATTCAAGAAGGACAATATACTGAAATAGTTGTTGAAGACCTAAATCGTAATATAACAGACGATTTAAAATATGTTACAATAGTTAGACTTCCAAACTGAGATACTGCTAATACATTTGAAGTTGGTGATATTGGTTACTTACAATTTCAATGTGTAGAAGGTGGGATTACTCAATGGTTTAACAAAAATTTAAAAGATTTTGAAGTTTATAATTATAGTAATAATTATTTTGTAAATTTCTTTAAACAAAAAGATATATGTAAACAAGACAAATTTGATTTTGAATAATATGAGTACAGAATTTGGTGAAAAATTGCAAAACGCAATGGATTCTATTGAATCCCTAACATGGAAAGATAAGAGTGGTAATGATATAAAACTTATGACAGCTCCTAAGGAAGATATTAGAAAGTGATATAAGCATTGTTATGAAATGCTATACAATTCAAATCCATGGTCTCCAGGAAAGTTTATCGTCAGAGAGAATATTCATAAAACATGGGATTCTTGTAATACAGAGTTATTTGTAAGATATCTCTTACATAATTGCGACACCGATATAAAAACAAAGAAAGATATTCTTGACTATATAAATAGTCAAAGATCCTTCCATGAAGAGGATATACTTAATGAATCTATTTCAGTTCTATTTAACGGACTTGAGCCTATTTTTGAAAAGGTAACTGTTAGCCGTCTCATGGACGCTTGTTTTGATAAACTTGATATTTTAAATAAGAAAATGATTACTGATAAGTTTATTTTAGCACAGGGAATCTGACTAACGGATAATGAAAAGGTTGAGTTAACTGAGGTCGATAGTAATGGAAGAGTACGTAACAGAATGGAGGTAATTAAGGAAAGATTATGTTTAAATCCTGATATTAAACTTAGGGTTAGTCCAACAGGATTATCTTTTTCTGAATTTCGCTCGTTAGTTCAGCTTACTTCTTTACCTAAGATAACATCATTATCAACAATTGCATTGAAGACTCTAAGAGATAAAATATTATTATTGTTAGACAATGATCTAAATTATCATATTAATAAATGGCATACTTTAATGTCTAATATTCAACGAGTAGCTGAAGCAAGAAATATTTCATTGCCAATATTTGAAAAGATAAGTAAAGTGTAATTTATTTTTATATCTAATCAATTTTTTGTATCTTTGATGAACCGAGACGAACGTCAGAAATTAGGTATAAGACGCTGAATTGATAGTGGTGGTAGAGGTGTACTTGAATGGGCTACTGGCACAGGTAAAACAAATGGTAGTATAATGGTTATTAAATCGTTATATAAGCATAATCCTAACATCGTAGTATTAGTTGCTGTTCCAACAGATGTTTTGAAAGAACAGTGAAATAGAGAGTTGGCTAAAAACCAACTCTTTTCTGTCTGTAAAGTAGAAATATTTAATACTATCATTAAACAGCAATATCAAGTTGACCTGTTAGTAGTAGATGAATGTCATTTATCTGCAAGTCCAACATTTATCAATATCTATAACTGTGTAGAATATAAATATCTTTTAGGATTAACGGCAACCTGGACTCGTCTAGACGGAAGTGAAAAATATCTTGAACAGTTTATGTCTGTTTGTGATACAATTACATTACAAGAGGCATTAGAAAATAACTGGGTATCTTCATATAGAAAATATAAAGTTCTTCTACATGTCGATATGGAGAAATACTGAGAGTATAATACTAAATTCCAGCAATTATTTGCTTATTTTAACCACGATTTTAAGTTGGTGATGGAATTAGTTAAGTCACCAAAAAAAGTGAAAATTTGGGCCCAAAAATGTGGGAAAAATGATAATGCTACAAGAGGTTACTTAGCTCAATTTATGAAATACTTAAAGCTAAGAAAAACTTTTGTCATGACTCATCCTAAAAAGTTTGAAGTTGCAAATAAAATTCTAGACTTTAGACGAGACAAGAAATGTATATTGTTTACTGCTACTGTAAAAGATGCAGAGCTATTTAAATCAAGAGCTTTAGTATTGCATAGTCAGAAAAAGAAAAAGGAGAATAGGATAATTCTTGAAACATTTAATCAATTAGATATTGCTAATATTGTTTCTCCTAAAGCTTTAGATGCTGGTGTCGATGTTAGAGGATTATCTGTAGGTATAGCTTTAACTTGTAATTCTTCTCAAGTGACTGATTTACAACGTATTGGCCGTGTGATTAGAGCTGAAGAAAATAAAGTTGCAGAGTTTTTTACATTAGTGATTGCGGGTTCTATAGAAGAGACTTGGTATAATAATGCCAATAAAAATCAATCTTATATAACTATTACTGAAGATCAGTTAGATGTTATATTAAAAGGTGGTGAAATTTCTACTAGACCCAAAAAAGGTATAATAGATATAGATAATAGATTTTAATTTAAAAGATCTAACGTAATACGTTATGTTTACTTTTAATCGTATTATATGAAGTTAGATACGATTTTAAATATTATGACTAAATATCAGTTAACAGCTGATGAAGTTTTGTTAATATATTTAACTTTTATTGCACAAACAGAGAATGGAAATCCAGAAGAGCATCGTATTTATTTCAAAAAATGATATGATGGCGGTGGTAATAAACGATTAAAAAGTTTATTTAATTCTCTCAAAGATAAGGGTATTATTAAGAAAAATTACAATCCTGATTGTTATGATCCTGATGAAATAGAATTTAATCATAATTTCATTAAACAATATTTTAAATTAACTGGAGAATTAGGACAAGAATTAATGGATGCTTATCCATCATCATTGTATTTAAATGGTAAGATTGTAAGTTTAAAGAATATTTCTAAGAAATTTAGAGACCTACAAGAATTCTATTTTTGATATGCATCAACTATTGGACATAGTATAAGTAAACATCAAGAAGTATTAGAAATATTAGAATGAGCTAAGATGAATGATCTTATTCATATTCCTATTATTGAATTTGTTGCTTCTTGTAAGTGAAACGAATTTGAAGAAATGAAAATAAAGGGAATACAAGGTAAGACCAGTACTTATGATGTTTATACAACTGCTTAATGAGTTTAGTAGGTGAATTATATTCTAAAATAGAAGATGGACGAGAAGGTAAAAATATAGGTCTTAAAACAGGACTTTTAAAACTGGATTTTTATACTGGAGGGTTTAAAAAAGGGGTATATAAACTTATCTTTAGCAAAAGTAGTGTTGGTAAAACATTAATGATTTCCAACGCAGATATTTGTAAATATAAATAAATTGCGTTATTTTTGTAGTAAAAATTAAAATAATTTTTACTATGATAAACAAAATAATAGAACTAAGAAAACAAAATTTAAATTCATTTGAAATATCTAACAAACTAAATATTTCAAAACAAGCTGTAGATTTAATTCTTTTAGATTTTTATTTCAAGAATGTTAGAAAACATAAAGTAAATGATGTAAAAGTTAAAGAAGCCTTATGTAAATTTCATGAAAATCCTGAAATATCACTTAAATCTGTTTCTAAATTGTGCAATTGTACATCTGCTGCATTAGGTAATTTATTTAAACGATGCGGAATTTATTTATCACATAAAAGTAATAGGATATCATGTACGTTTAAATTAAATGATTTAAAAAATATGATTGATTGTTTTAATAACGGTATGTCTCTGAAAGAAATAGGTAAATTATATAATACTCAAGGTTGTGTTATTTCAAAGTTTCTAAAAAAACATAATTTCAACCTAAATCGTAAAACAGTAAATGAATCATTTTTTGATGTAATAGACACAGAAGCAAAAGCATATTGATTGGGATTTTTATATGCTGATGGTAATGTTTCTACAAATTCTTACCATATCTCATGTGATTTACATATTGATGACATTGAACATCTAGAAAAATTATATAGTGCCTTAAATATTTTCAGATTACCAAGAACTGATAATAAATTGCAACGATGTAGATTTGCTATTTCTTGTAAACATATTAAAGATGCTCTAATAGAAAAAGGATGTGTTCCAAATAAAAGTTATATCTTAAAATTTCCAGATGAAAATATCTTTAAATCTAAAGATTTAATAAGACATTTTATTAGAGGATATTTTGATGGTGATGGATGTTTATCTTATGGAGGTAGTAAAAATATTTTTAAACCAAGATGTTGTATTGTTGGAACTAAAAATATTTTACAAAATATAGAAGTATATTCAAATACTTCATGAACATGATATGTTGCAAATAAAACAAGTGATCTAATATTTGATATAAAAAGTAATATAAATAATAGTATTAAATTTTTACAGTGAATTTATGAAAATTCTACAATTTATTTAAATAGGAAATATTATAGATATTTGTGTTTTAAAAATCATAATTTTGCCGTCTCTAAAAGTGATTTTAGAGATAATGATCGGGTAATATCGGAGAAGGCTAAGCTATATGTACAGAATAATTATCCAAATTTTGTATATAAGCATGTTAACACCGAGATAATAAAGTAATTTAAAAGTTATTTTATATTGTAACGCATAGGAAATGAACCTGTTATACAGAATATAATTTTCCCAAGAGTATCCGACATCTCAAAGAGATGAAAATATATGCTGAACTTATAGGAAACTATAAGAATTACTTGATAAAAAGCAAGTAAGATAACAAATTGAAAAGCTCTTTTGTTATATATACAGATATATATCGTATCTTAAAAGATTATCCAGATAAAGATATAATTATAGTTTATTTTTCTCTTGAACTAAGTGCTAATACATTGTTGGCAAAATTGTTAAGCTTATATTTATATGAAACTTATGGTATTGAAGTTACATATATGCAATTAATGTCATTTACTAATAAGTTATCAGATGATATACATAAGTATGTAATTAAAGCTCGTGAGTGGTTAGAATCTATAAGTCATAAGTTTATTATATATGATAAACAGCTTTCTGCGGATTCTTTTTATGCAGAAATGATGGAACTCCATAAAAGTTTAGGAACCTTTCAAAAAAGTCCTGATGGAAAAAGAACTATATATACTCCAAATAATCCTAATCAAATAGTTAACGTTGTTATTGATCATTTACTTTTAGTAAATCCTCAAAAAGGAAGAACTAAAAAAGAAGAAATGGATCTTATATCAACTTATTGTGTCAGATTTAGAGAACTATGTCAAACTAGTTTTGATATTATAATGCAAGAAAATAGAAATAGTACAACTATGGATAGAAGAAAGGCTGGTATGGAAGAGCCTACTGCTGATGAAATTCAACAGTCAGGTGAGCCATTACAAGCTGCTGATATTTGTATTGCATTATTTAGTCCATTTAAAACCCAACTAAAAAGTTATAGAGGATATAAAATAATGGATGATAACGAAGGATATGGTTTACAAGATATTTGTAGATCTATTATTATTCTTAAAAATAGATATGGTATTTCTAATAGAATTATCATGTCTGCTTTCAAAGGTAGTATTGGTATGTTTTATCCTTTACCCAAATCTGATGAAATAAATTATGAAGATTATCTTTCATGAAGAGAAAAAGAAATAAAAGATGCAACTGTAAAAGATACAGAAGTAAAAGATATCAGAAATAAAAATAAATTTAGTTTTTAAATATGGCTATTGAACTTCCAAAAAGTAAAATTCCTGCAGAAACCCAGGATCCTAAGTATTTAATTTTGTTTGGTCTTCCAAAGGTAGGAAAAACTACAATCTTAAGTACCCTTGAAAATAATTTAATTTTGGATATGGAAAATGGGTCCACATATGTAGATGCTTTAAAGATTAAAATAAATTCTTTAAAAGATTTAAAGGAAGTCTGCAAAGCTATTAAAGAGGCGGGAAGTCCATATAAATATATTACGATTGATACTATTACTGCGGTAGAAGAAATGGCAAAACCATTAGCAATTACTTTATATCAAAATTCTCCGATGTTTAGTGAAAAAAAGTATGCTGATGTAAAAGACCCTACTCAACTTCCTAACGGGAGTGGCTATGCATTTCTTAGACAGGGAATTGAAATGATTATTGATATGATAGCAAAATGTGCTCCTAATATTATTATATGTGGTCATGTTAAGGATGCCGCATTAAATGAAGGTGCTTCAAATAATGTTCGTACATTAGATCTTACTGGAAAAATTTCAAGAATCTTGTCTGCAAAATCAGATGCTATTGGATTTGTTCATAGAGATGAAAATTCAAATTTATGTATTCAATTTGGTACAAATGGAGAAGTTTTAACTGGAGCTAGACCTGCTCATTTAGCTAATAAAGACATTATTGTAGCGGAACGCCAGGAAAACGGAACATTTATACCACATTGGGAACGTATTTTTCCATCTCTTGCTAAAAAGTAAATATGTCAAAACCAAAATATATTAATATTAAAATTCCAGTAATTGAAGTGTCTGATAATAAATTAATATTATCTCCTCTTGCTATTGAGACTCTTCAAATTACTCCTGGGGATAGGGTTTCAGTTAACTATGTACAAGTAGATAATGAAGTTACATATCCTATAATTTCTAAATCTATAGTATTTGGGGATCCTGAAAATGGTAATAAGTGTTCTAAATCTAATACTATATCATTTAAAGGTACTCAAAGAACTATATTAATGAAATATGGTAATCTTTTTACACTTAAACCTGATAATAAGTATAAAGAAGCATTCAAACTTATTTCAATAAATGAAGTAGATTTAAATGTTCCTGAACTAATTGATGAAGTTAATAATTTAAATAATATATAAAATATGAGTATGTTTAATATGGGTGGCGTCAAGGACGCTAAAGTAGTATCTAGTAATTTCCTTCGCGCTGGAATTCATAATGTAATCTTCAAAGGAATCGACAAAGCTAACGGATTTAATGCGATTGAACTCCGTTTTGAAGCAGTAGATGGTAGTGGTATTCATAATGAAAGAATTTTTGAACCCCGCTCTGAAGAAAGAACTCAAAGTCAGTATGGCACAAATCCATCTGAATCTGAACAGTTTATGTGTAAAATCAAGCAAGTAATTGATGCTCTTGATCCTGAACTTGCACATAAGATTGAAGCAGATGGAGATAAATTTGCTGCTCCAGATTTTGATTCTTTTATTGCTCTTCTTAAAAAATATCTTGATAAGAGGATTGGAACTCAAACGCAAATCAAACTTGTGCCGACAACTGGAAATTTTGTAGGCTTTCCTGGGTTTGTTGCACGTCTCAGTAAGGATAATACAATTTATATGACAACAAAAGTAATTGGTAGCGATCTTGTATTAACTGCAAAAGAAAAGGTGGCGATTGACGCAGCAGCAAATGCAAAGCCTACAGATATGCGGCAACGTAATAATGAACTTGATGACCTACGTGAAGATTTTTCTCCTCAGGAGGATAGTGTAAGTGACGAGGACAGTGATCTTCCTTTCTAACAATAAATAAGTTGTAGCTATATGATGCATGTACAAGCATACTTCTTTTAGTAATAAAGAAGATATGCTTGTACATTACATTATAAATAATTGTAAACCTATATATAAAGAGGTAGGATATGGAGTACAGGTTTCCTGCTGTTATAACTAGAGATTTAATTGAATCTAAGGTTTCTCAAGAAACACTAATGTATACCTATTATGGTCAACCTGTAAAAAAAGGTCTTTTTAGGTCTAAAGTAAGAAATGATTCAAAACCTACTGTAGCATATTACAAAAATCGCATGGGTAGAATTATTATAAAAGACTTTGGAAGTAATTATTGCGGAGATTGAGTATATGTGGTTATGAATAAATATGGCTGTGGGTATTATAAGGCATTAAATATAGTTGCAAGTGATATAGGTTTAATTCCCAGACAAAATAATATACCACAGGAGATTAAGTATTCTAATACAAAACTTGAAGATACTACTGATGCTATTATTCAAGTTGAAATAAAAGATTTCGAACAATATGAGTTAGATTGATGGGCTAAGTTTGGTATTGATTTGCAAACACTAAACAAGTTCAAGGTATTTTCTTGTAAAAATGTATTCCTTAATAACAATTTGTTTCATTTGTTTAAAGATAAACAATTAGTATTTGGATATTATGGAGGTATAAGAGAAGATATTGAACGTTGACGGATTTATTTCCCTAATAATAGAAAATATAAATTTATATCTAATTGAAAATCACTAAGACTACAAGGATCTCACATGTTACCAAAAATAGGAGAATATCTTGTTGTTACTAAGTCATTAAAAGATGTAATGACATTGTATAATTTAGGAATTCCCGCAATAGCCCCAATATCAGAAAATTGTTTCTTATCTGAGGCTCAATATCATCGTCTTAAAGAAAGATTTAAACATATAATCTTATTATATGATAATGATCGTCCAGGATTGAGAGCAATGATATCTATTAAAAAGAAATTCCCTGAAGTTATTCCAATATGAATACCTTGAGAATATAAAGCTAAAGATATATCTGACTTTTATGCCAAATATAAACATGATAAAACTGTTAGTCTAATTGAAAGCGCAAAAGAATATATTAAAGGAAAATCAGAAGGGGAAAGAGAAGAAATCAAGAAATTTAAAGAGGAATAGAGCTAGAGGAAATGCTTATGAAGTACAAATAGCAAAAGAGTTACGAGACCTTGGCTTTACAGGTGTTGTTACCTCTAGATCAGAAAGTAAAAGTATGGACGATAGAAAGGTTGATTTAGTAGATGTTGAGAATAAACTGTTTTTCAATCCTCAGCTAAAAGCTACTATTAATACTCCAGATTATTTTGGAATTTTAAACTCGTGCCCTTTTAAAGATAAACCATTTGTTATCTTTTGAAAAAAAATTAAACCAACAGAGTCTACATTTAGGTCAGTTGGAGAAATGGTTATGATATCTAAAGATTTTTTTTATGAATTAATTAAGAAATATGGAAACTTGTAAAGTAGAGTTTATTAGTAATACAGGACAGAAAATTGTTATAGATTTTAGTCTTGATGAAAAAGGAAATTTAGATTATAAACCTTCCTTTGAACCAAAAATTACAGACTTAAAAGCAAATTTAGGACTTTCAGCAGGGCTTTGTGAGCTATTTTTAACTGCCTTGGTCAATATGAGCAAAACAGGAAATACACAGATAAAAGATAATGAACCAAAAAGAAAACTTGAGAGTTAAATATAATTTAATTCCACAATATAAAGTAAAAGAAGTTAACAAGGTTCTTATGGGCATTTCTAATAATTAGTATTACTTTATAAAACATCATGACTATTAATTTAAATGATATAAAATTATCTCCTAATTTAGAAAGTGTTTATCGTGAGAAGATGTCTGATGAGGAATATTTTTCAAGTAAATATGCCCACTATATATCAAATTCTCGTCTAAAGCTGATTAATCCTAATCAAAACGGGTCTCCGAGCAAATATAAAGAAGGATTTACTGGTGAAACCACAGTAAGTTTGTCTTTAGGTTCTAGTATTCATGAGTTATTGCTTCAGAAAGATACTTTTACTTTAGGCCCAGATATAGGTAAACCTCCAGCTAAGTTAGGACTGGTAATTGATGAGATCTTTAAACTACGAAAAAAGAATTTACCTATATACAGTGCTATAGTAGAGGCTTGCGAAAAAGTACATTATTATGAATTCAGCCTAACTCCTACTAGAATAAAAAGTATTATTAAAGATGGGTTTAGGTATTATTATAACCTTAAGCTTATAAAAGATAATAATACTATTATTCTATCATCTAAGGATCGAGATACAGTAGAAAAATGTATTAATAATCTTAATTCTAGTAGACAAGTAAATAATCTATTATATCCTACTGATATTTTTGGAGATGCTATTGAAACATATAATGAAGAAGCATTCTTTATTGATATCAACGCATCTTATAATGGTAATCAACATACTCTTAAGCTTAAAATGAAAGCTGATAATTGAACAATTGATCTTGAAAATAAAATTATCACCTTAAATGATTTAAAAACAACAGGCCATTTATTATATCAATTTATGGAACCTGGTGGATCATTTGAAATATTTTCTTATTCAAGACAATTCGCATATTATATTTGAGTTCTACTTAGATATTGTGAAAAAGAATATGGATACAATTCAGAAGAATGAACTGTAAAATGTAATGTTATTGTTGTTGAAACTACATCTACTAATAGTGTTGGGGTATACCCAATTAACAAGGAGGTACTAGAACAAGGGCGTAAAGAATTTTGTAAACTTCTTAAGATGGTTGCATATTGCGAGATGAATGATTATTCTGATGATATTATATTTGTTTAGTATGCAGAAAATAGAAATTCAGGCTCACTCCTTAGAGGAGGCAAAACTTACAGCTTTTCAAGCAGGTATTACTGTAGTACAAGACGCCACAAAAAATTGGAAGAAAGCAGGCTCTCCTATACTTACGAAAGACTTAAATATATACGCTGCAGATTTTTTAGAGGAAAAGGGTATGTTTGATTTTAAAGGAGCAGGTATAATTATTACCATTACTTCTGGAGTTGAAGATACTAGAAAAAATCCTTTTAAAATTAACAGTGTCCGTAGAAAAGGTCGTTGTCAACTTAAACGAGTTATAGAAATTCGAACTCAAAAGGACAATCAACTCTTAGGAACTGCTAGTAATAAAACAGAAGCAATAGAATTATCAAAAGAACTAATAAAGAAGTGTCAAGAGAATATATATGGGAAAACTGTATACTATTCTAGTGATATTGACTTTGAGATGGAATATACTCCTTCAGTAAGAGCTCAATTAGGGCAATATATTGTTTTTGGAGTAGATGAGGCAGATGTGAAAATAAGTAAAAGAAAAAACAGAGAGTTTGAATAAATTATTAATTAAGTATACAATATATGACTGTTGAAGAATGGCTTAACAATGATCAATTAGGAATTGATATTTGAAATAAAAAGTATAGATATAATAATGAATCATTAGATGAGTGGTTTGATAGAGTTAGCGGGGGAAATGAAGAATTAAGAAAATTAATTATTGCCAAAAAGTTTCTATTTGGAGGAAGAACTCTATCAAACAGACAAACAGACAGACAAGCTTCTTACTCAAATTGCTACTCGTCTGGTAAAATTGCAGATAATCTTGATGATATTCTTCAAACGGCAAAAAATATAGGATTAACGTTCAAAGCTCAGGGAGGCCAAGGGTTATCTTTATCTGATATTCGTCCAAAAGGATCAAAACTTTCTTCAGGATATGAAACAGATGGTATTGTTCCATTTATGGAGATATTTAATACTGTAACTGCTTCTGTTTCTCAGGGCGGATCACGTAAAGGCGCATTGATGATGTCTCTTTCAGCAGATCATCCACAAATAAAAGATTTCATAACTATCAAAAGCGACCTTGGAAAGATCAATAATGCTAACCTTTCTGTGGAAGTTGATGATGACTTTATGAATGCTGTAGATAAATTTTATGAGACGGGAGAAGTTATAACCCTTCACATTAAATCTAAATTTAAGGGATATCCTGATTATGATATAACTCCAATTGAAATTTATAAACTTATAATGAAAAATGCGTATAAACATGCAGAACCTGGAGTTATGTTTATGAATAGATTTAGAAATTATAACTTGATGGAGTATATCACTGAGTATCAAATAGATACAAGCAATCCGTTTGTTCGTCGGGCGGCATAATAAAGTGATTTATTATGAAAAATATTCTAAAAACGGTGAACATCCTTAATAAGGACAATACCGTGCTAACCAGTTATTGGGTGTGTAACGACTAAAAAGAATTATATGCGAAAAATTAATGATAAAAAAGAACTAATTAAGTTATTATCCTTTATCTCTATGGGAGATGGAGGATTATATAAAAATGCTGATACAAATGAATATAAATTTGTTATGAATATGAAAAAAGATAATGAAGATTATATTGATTATTGTATTGATATATTAAATAATTTAGTTAAAGTTCGAAAGTATGATAGAAAAGATTATAACCAAGATGGATGTAATCGTAAACCTCAAATTAGAATTGAATCCAGAGTTCATCCTATTTTAACACTATTACACGAACGTATTTATACAGATAAATATAAAGGACTAGATCCTCATGCATTAAAAATGTTAGATTGGGAATGTTTAGCAATTCTATTCATGTCTGATGGTTCTACTTGTTTTAAAGGTAAAAGAAAGGATAGATGTATTACTTTAAATATGAAACGACTATCCTATGGAGATCAATTATTATTAAAAAAAGCATTAAAAGATAATTTAGATCTAGAATGGAATATCCAGAAACAGAACCAATATTATTATTTATGTCTTCGTACTAAAGATCACATTAAATTTTTAGATAATATTACACCGTATATTTTACCTTCATTTGCATATAAAACTTTGTACGAATATCCCTCAAAAGAGGTGATGATATAGTCTGTACTTTATAGTAATATAAAGAGATTAGCAGAAATGACTAATCATACTTAAGTATTTGAGTATTAACAAGTTAGGCGGAGAACAACCTTTGCCAAAAAATATGTCCTGTAATTTATCTTCAATAAATCTATCTGAATACGTAAAAGATCCTTTTACAAAATTTGCGACAGTTAATTATTCTGAACTGGTTTCAGATATAAAGATTATTGTTAGAGAAATGGATAGGATTATAGATGAAAATCTTCATAACCACCCTCTTAAAGAACAACAAGAACAAATCGCTAGATATCGAAACCTTGGAATAGGAATTATGGGACTTCATGATATGTTTATAAAATTAAATATTAAATATGGGAGTTCTGAATCGATCCAACTTGCAGAGAACATTATGAGACTTATTTTCAGAAATTCTGTATTTGCTTCATATGATCTTGCTAAAGAACTTGGAACATTTCCAGGATATTCAGATAAGGTATTTGAGTCTAGTATAATGAAAAAAGCCTTTTCAAGTGATGAACTTGAAAAAATGAAAAAATTTGGTCTTAGAAACTGTTCATTACTTTCGATAGCACCAACTGGGTTTGATATTGGCTCAGTATAAATTACCCTAATTGCTGGGACATCTTTTTCTAAATTTACAAAAATTAATAGGAAACTATTTTTTATGTAATAATAATTTGGAATTTATTAAAAATAGTTCTATACTTGTACTATAATTCTACAATATAGGGATTATTTTAATATAAAAGATAATCAGCAGCGAAGCTCCTAAGTCTAAGGATATGGAGAACGTTCAACGACTATCTCGAAAGAGAGTACATCAGAAACGTATGCTGATGGAAACGGGTAAATCATCAAATATGAAACTAAAATTTACAAAAGAAGAATTAGAAAAACTTTATATTGAAGAAGAGCTGTCAACAAGAGATATTGCAAAACAACTTAATATTAGCCAAACTACAGTTCGTCGTTATTTAGCAAAATATAATATTGAAACAAGAAAAGGAGAAGATGCTAAATGTACATCTGTAATGAAAGAAAAAATTAAAGCTCTTAATGAAAGATATAAAGAGGAATTTAAACAAAAAGCAAGAGAAACTGGACATAGACTAACTAAAGTTTGTCCATATTGTCAAAAAGAATTTGAGTATATTCGTTCACAAGAACTATCTTATTGTTCTAAGAAGTGTGCATACGCAGCTGCTAAGAAAATAAAACACTGTATACGCTGTGGAAAAATTATTACCCAGCGTGGTAGAAAATATTGTGACGACTGTATAAAGATTCGTCGAAAAGAGCTAGGAGAAGATAGTAAAATTAGAATAAAAACTGAATGTGGTTATTGTCATAAAGAACTAGAAGTAATTCCAGCTAAACTAAAAAGTAGAAAATATGTATATTGCGATAAGAACTGTATGGCAGCTCATTATTCTGAAATTTATACTGGTGAAAATTCACCAACATGAAAAGGGGGTAAAAGAAAATATACAGGAAGATGATTACATTTTAGAAACGAAGCTCGTTTACGTGACAATTATACCTGTCAAATTTGTGGTGTAACAGAAAATGATTGACATAAACAATTAGATGTACACCATATACGTAATTACAGATATTTTGACAATAAAACTCAAGCCAATCAAATTGATAATCTAGTTTGTCTTTGTAATAAATGTCATAGTTTTGTACATTCAAAACAAAATGTAAATAAAATATATATTGATGATAAGATATAGTCTCATCTCTATAGTAATATAGAGTACATAGTATGTAAAAGACGTGTTGTGAACGTCTTTAAAGAAAAAGCAATTTCAACTATGCTTGGAGTATCAGGCGGTTTGGAACCTTTGTTTATGAAGAAATTTCAGAGAAAAACAGTATCTCTTAATAAAGAGGAAAAGATATATGATGTTTATGCTAAAATTGTAAAAGAATATCTTGATTCTGTTCCTAATTCTTCTATAGATGATGATATTCTTGTAACAGCATATGATGTTGATCCATATGATCGTATAAAGCTTCAAGAATCATTGCAAAAATATGTTGATACAGCAATAAGCTCTACAATTAATCTTAAGGAAGACACCTCACAAGAATATGTAGAAAGGTTGTATTTGGCTGGGTGAAAAGCTGGTTTAAAAGGACTAACGATATTTAGACAAAATTCCAGACCTGCTATTTTAGGTAATAATCTTAAAACAAAAGAAGAAGAAAAACAATCTTTCAAATTTGATTCTATTGCACCAGTTTCACGCAAAACACTTGGTACAACACATGGTGCAACTTTTTGTAAAAAGTGTGCATGCGGAACACTATATATAACTTGTAATAAGGATAATAAGGGTAATCTTGTAGAAGTATTCACACATACATCTAAAGGTGGTATCTGTCAAGCTAATATGAACGCTGTAACAAGATTGATTTCTCTCAATCTCAGAAGTGGTGTTAAAGTCGATGAGATAATCGATCAGATAAGAGGAATCAATTGTCCTGCTTGTAGTACGTGTAAAGCTAGGAACATAAATATCGATGGATTGTCATGTCCAGATATTATATCTAGAGTAATTACAGAAGCTATAAAAGATAATGTAAAAATTCCTCAAAAAAAGCAGATTAGTGTTCTAGATACAAAACCTTCAATAGATAACAATCATGATAATAAAAGCGTATGTCCAGAATGTGGAGAACCTTTAATTGCTACTTCAGGATGTGTAAGCTGCATGTCCTGCGGCTGAAGTCGTTGTAACTAATATCTTATTTAAAATATAAGTATGGAAACATATAGAATAAAAAATTTAGAATTCAAACCATGTACATATATTGGAGAATTACCTAAACATATTTCATTTGAAATTGTAAAGTATTATCCGAATAGTTATTATGGCGCTGAGGCAAATTTTGAAAAAGAGGGTGAATTTTATTTAGATGGAATTCATTCTATCAGAGTACACAAAAGCTGTTTTAAGTCAAAGGAAAATTGTTATACTATATTAATTTTCAGATATAACGAACATAATGATGATTATACAGCAGAATTTGTATCTGATAGATATCTTGATTTGAATGATGATGAGTGGAATACGTTACATGAGATACTATCTGTTGTAAATAAATATTTAAATAAACATATATATGAGGATTAAAGTTAAAGAAATTACTGAAGGAAGTAAATTTGAAATTATCAAAAAAGGAGATTGGATTGATCTCTGTGCAGCTGAAGATGTAGAACTTGTAGCACCGCAAGCTGGGGTACAATATGAGTTAAATGGTAAGCGATTCAGAGATGTATCGTTTGATAGTTGTCTTATACGACTCGGATTTGCTATGATTCTTCCAAAAGGATTTGAAGCTCATGTAGTACCTCGAAGCAGCACGTTTAAGAATTTTAAAATAGTTCAATCTAATTCCTTCGGAATTATTGATAATACTTACTCTGGGAATGATGATGAATGGAAATTTCCTGCAATTTCTTTAGAGCATACTGTTATTAAAAAGGGGGGTCGTATTTGTCAATTTAGAATTCAACTAAGTCAGAAGGCTACTATTTGGCAAAAAATTAAGTGGTTATTTACTTCTAAGATTAAGTTTGAATGGGTTGATAATCTAGATCCCAATTCTCGGGGTGGATTTGGATCAACAGGTAAGTAATGAATTATGATATAGATAAATTAGAAAAAGGGTACAGAGTCAGATTGGATGATGTTCAAAGAAAAGCATTATCCGATTTGACTTCTTTTATAACTAGTGACGAACATTGTATCTGTTTGACAGGATTTGCTGGAACTGGTAAAACAGTGATTGCCAACATGTTATATGATATATTAGCCGATAACGGATACTGGACTGCTTTTATAGCTCCAACAAATAAGGCAAAATTAGTATTAGCATCAAAAGGAATGAAAGGAAGAGAAGCTTTAACAATACATTCCCTATTAAATCTTAAACCTAATTTAAATGTATTGGATTTTGATGCTTCTCAATTAGAATTTAACTTTTTAAATACTTCTTTCAAAAGATCATGTCAAGTATATAAATATGATGTCCTTATCGTAGATGAATGCAGTATGATTAATAGTGATCTATATGATTTACTATTAAAAGAATATAAGTCATCAAAGATAGTATTTGTAGGAGATCCTAAACAGCTCTATTCTGTAAAAGAAAATAAACCTTCTAAAGCATTTAGTAATAGAACAATTTATCTAAATAAGATATATAGACAAAAAGAAAGTTGTTTATCTAAAGTATTAAATTATTTAAGAGAAAAGCCATTATATAAATTTAAAAGCATTTCTGATGATTATTCTAATATTACAGTATGTAACAATATTGTACAAATGCTTAAAAAATATAGTTATTTATTTAAAATATCTAAAGATTTTAGTGATTCTAATTTAATAAAATTAGTTTCTTATACTAATAATAGAATTAACGCATTAAATAAATTAATTAGAGAATATTTAGGATATAAAGAAGAATTTGTTGTTGGAGAAATTCTAACAGGTTATGATACAACCAACTATTTAGGATTAAAAATAGAAAATTCTCGTGATTATATTATAACATCAGTAAATAAAACTAAATATTTAGAATTAAATGCTTGGAAATTAGGGTTAAAATCTGACGATTCGGCTTTTGAAGTAGTAGTATTATCTAAAGATAATTCAGAAGAAAACATTGATAATTTAGCTCATAAGTTAGAAGAATTTAGATTATCTGCAGTTAATGCTGGTAAGGATAATATATACAAAAAAAGAGTTAATGCTTTATGGAGTAAATATTATGATTTATCAGAATCATTTTTAACTACTTTTGATTTAAAATACGATAATAGGATAATTAAACGAAAATCACTAGATTACGGATATTGTATATCAACTCATAAATCACAGTCATCTCAATATTCTATTGTAATGATAGATATGGAGAACATTTGGAGGTGTACAAATAAAGAAGAACTTCGGCAGCTACAATATGTAGCTTGTAGTCGTACTACAAGTGATTTAATTATATATCAAAAGGATAGTAATACTTAGTACTAATTTATTTAAGAGGTACTGTAAGGATGAAATCAGATATAAAGCTAATAACAATTAAATATTTTAATTGTACTACCACAGATAAGCCTGTTCCTAATTACTTATTATGAAGGCTTTAATAAATAAAATTGATATATAATGAAACATAAATTAACTAGAGAAGATTTGTTAACTATAATAGTATGTATTCAAAAAACACGGTTTATAGATTCTAAGTGCTCTGAAGATTTAATAGAAATAAAACAACTAGCCTGTGGTACTGTATGTATTTTATTGGAATTATACTTTGGAAAATATAATTCTGATATAATATGGTTATTTGCTATAAATTCAGATAAAAACAAGTTTTCTACGTTTAATGATCTGTATGATTACCTTTCTGATCCTAATTCTGAATTAGTTTCAGATGTAGCATCTTCACTAGATGAATTACTTGAAAATCATTCAGAGAATGAGATGTTTTTAGATTTTAAAAAATATATAGATGAAATACCTTCATAGATTAAAATATAAAATAAATAGGATACTTAGAATTCCTAAGTGTATCTACTTATGTATTATGTTTCCTTTTTTATACCCTAGAAATAGATTTACAGATAAACACCAAGTAAGTCCTGAATGGCTTTTAAAATTAAGTAATAAATATTACAAAAAAGCTTATACTGAAATTAATTTGTCATATAAATTTTATAAAGACCCTAAAGAATGCACTGAATTTAATTCTATCATTAGAGATGTTGGTAAATATAATTTCAATGTTAACTTAACTCCTTCTGGTATATTAAAATTTGAAAGTGTATACATTGATTCGCCGTTTGAATTTAATCTTCAGAAACATGTTGGAAAGGACTTTACTATTACTGGTATAACTACTTCTACTAATATGTTTACCAATCATCCATATATTATATATCATGTTCATAAAAATGAGATAACAAAGTATAATTATGGATTTGCGTTTAAAACACTTAAAATTTGCATAGATAAGTTCTATAAGAAAGTGTATAATTCTATTATTTTTATTTGGGATAATATTATAAACAGAATTTGTTTTATCCCTACATCTACAGAACTAGATGCTATGCCTACTGGGTGGAGAAAAGCCTTTGGTATACAGATGTGTAAGGATCTGAAGAAAGTTCTCAAAAAGCATAATTACCTATATAAGTATAGGATTATACAGATTAAGGAGAAATTTGGAGAATTAAGGTGGTATTCTTGTGGGTCACCTAAAGGTTGTGAATATCCAGTAATAGAAAAGTATGAGAAACTTTCAGGAAGAACTTGTATTAGTTGTGGATCTCCAGCTAAATATACAACTAGAGGATGGATTAGTCCTTATTGTGAGAGTTGTGTTTCTAAAAATGAAATTTATGATGAAATTAAGTATTAGTAAAGATGCTAATGTTAATTATTTAGCAAAAATTGTTAAAGTAGATTCATTTAAACCACATCCTAATGCTAATAAGTTAAAACTAGCAACAGTTGATGGATATATTATTGCTATTAGTTCTGATTATAAGGAAGGTATTTATATATACTTTCCTACAGAATGTACAATTGATCCTGAGTTTTTGTCTTTTAATAATCTTTATAGAAAATCTGAGAAGAATGCAGATAAGAATAAGCAAGGATTCTTTGAAGATGCTGGTCGAGTAAGGTGTATCAAGTTAAGGGGAATAGGATCTGAGGGATTTATTATGCCTATTAATACCCTTGAGTCATTTGTTGGTGATATTGAAGATTGGGAATCTCTTGTTGGGACTGAATTTGATTCTATAAATAACAAGAAGTTTGTTTGGAAATATATACTCAAGCCTAATGGTAACAATAGCTCTAATGGTAAACAGCCTCCTGCTAAGGAAGTTTTAAATATTGTAAATAATCAGTATAGGCAACATGTAGATACAGTTCAGTTACAAAAGGCTATGTATGATGTTAATCCTGATGATATAATAAGTATATCATGGAAAGAGCATGGCACATCACTAATTTGCTGTAACTTAATGACTTATAGAACTCTCTCTCTTAGGGATAAGATAGCTAAGTGGTTTGGAGCACATATTCAAGAAACAGAATATAAGAATTTTGCATCTTCTAGAAGAGTTATTAAAGATCCAAACCTAAATCCTTCTGTGTCTAAAGGTTATTATAACTATGATATTTGGAGTATTGCTAATGAAGTGATAAAACCTTTTGTACATCCTGGAATGACTATTTATGCTGAAATTGTTGGTTTCATGCCAGATGGAAGTTATATACAAAAGGATTATGACTATAAATGTGTTTATCATCCTAAACTTTATGATTATTCTAAAATGAATCCTCAGCAAATGTATGATGCTAAACTATTTAATATTATAGTTTATAGAATTACATCTACTGATATACAAGGAAGAGTTCATGAATGGTCTGTTAGACAAATGATTGATTATTGTGACAAATATGGAATAAATCATATCAAGGAACTTTATTATGGTAAAGCTAAAGATTTATTTGATTTATCTACAGAACAACACTGGCATGAAAATTTTATAGAATCTTTAAGAGAAACATATCTAGAAAGAGACTCTATCCTTTGTAATAATAAAGTCCCTGAAGAAGGGATTGTATTAAGAAGAGAAGTTTCCGATATTAGTGTCTATAAGCTTAAGAGTGTTAACTTCTTAGAGAGGGAATCTAAAGCTTTGGATAAAGAAACTATTGATATTGAATCAACACAAGAGTAATGACTACTGAAGAACTTAATAAATTAAAGGAAAATAGTAATATTCGGTTTATCTATAAAATTCCTAATTCTCTATATAATGAAAAATACGAATATATAATTATTGGAGATAATCCTGATATAAAAGCGGATAATATTCGGACTTTTAGCTGTGACGATTGATTTATAAGAATGAGAGCTGGAAGTTTACTACCTTATGTCTGTGCAACTCTTCCTAGATCAGGCAAAATAAAAGAATTTATAAATATATATGATAAACCAAATATTATAACTCTTCGAAGTTTTATTAATGCTAAAGTGATTAGTGAAACTGAACTTATTCAAGAATGTTTATGGGGGGAGCAACTTATAAAAGAAGGTAAGGTTAATAGAATGGATGTGTTTAAAAATAATCCTAGCTTTACTGATGCCTTAAACGGATTTTATGAAGCTGTTGATCCTATATATAAAATGTGGAAAGAAAGTAATGTGTAATCAAAATAATATAAAGGCCCCTAAGAATAAGATCTTATTTGTTCTGATGGGGCCTCCATAATTCCAGCTAGCGGTAAAACTACTTTTGCAAAGGAATTTGTGAAAGACAAGAGCGCTTGGATTAGAATAAACCGTGATGATATTAGATTGATGTGTGGAAATTATTGGGTACCTTCTAGAGAAAAATTAATTAGTATATATGAAGAACTGATGATCAAAGAGGCTTTGTCTAATGGATATAATGTCCTCATTGATGGTACCAATCTCAATCACAAAACTAAGGCTAAATGGGAAAAATTAGCTGCTAATTTTAACGCAAAACTAGAGTATAAAGAGTTTATTATCCCATACAAAGAAGCTATTAAAAGAGATAAACACAGAAATTTACAGATTGGAGAAGACACCATTCGGATGTTTTACAGGAAATATTATCCTGATCTCTTATCTCAAGAATTAGATGAAATATAATATGTCATTTGTTAAATATCTTAAAAAATATCTGGACTCATGTAAAGACTTCACATATTCAGGGTGAACTATAGATGATATTTACGATAATAATCAGGTTTATCATATTGAATGAGGTCTATTTCAGCTTCCTCCCTCTTATATATGAATTCAACAGGACAACTTTGGGCCTTATTTTTATAAATTTGGGATTATTCCTAATGTTATAGATATTACTGATAAACAAGAGTCTAATAATATATATCCACTGAGTTCTTATATTGTAGTTAACTCTAGAGAATTAGATAATTCTCTTGATTCTAAAGAACTAATAAATTTTTTTAAATCCTTACCCAAAAGTGAACACCATTAAATATATTATTAAAGAGTAGCCATATACTCAAGAGTTAATGGAATATCCTGATTTTAATGAACATTCATGTTTAATTAATGATGAGAATTGGTTAGATCAATATGGCCCTATGTCTTACTTTGTTGAAGAAGACTGATTAAAATCAATAGGAAAATGTTAAAAATTTACGATTCTTATGTAAAGATGTATAATAGATTGTGTGTATTAAACAGCATAGTATTACAACATAATCTATTATATCTAGGAGTAATAGTTAGTAGCCTATTCTAATGAAAGCTAGAGTTAAAAATTTCACAATTGAAGTTCAACCTATGACAAAATTTGATTATTTAAATCGAATCAAAAAAATAGATATACAACATAGAGAGAATAAGTGGATAGATGGATTCTTTTGTAATTGAAATGGATATGAGTTTTGACTTAGAAAGGAAACTTTTAATAAACTATATACCATAGAAAATGATAAAGAAATATAAACAGAAACCTGTAATAATTAAAGCAGCTCAGTATCTAGGAAGTAATATTAACGAAATTACAGAATTTGTTGGAGATGTTCTTTTAAAATATAATAACAATACATTAGGTATCCCAATTCTTGACGGTATTGTAAAAGCTAATATTGGAGATTATATTATTAAAGGAGTTATAGGAAAGATATATCTTTGTAAACCAAATATATTTAAACAAACATACGATGAGGTATAATGATTTACTTAGTTACTAATAATCAAGAATTATTTACTAATAATATTTATACTGTTATTAATGTTGAAAAATCTTTAGAGTTATTAGAACCATTAAGAATAGTTGGATTAGATACTGAGACTGATGGGCTTAACTGCTGATCTAATAAGTTAAAAACTATCCAGCTAGGATGTTATGATTTTCAAGTAGTTATTGATTGTCTAACAATATCTCCTAGAAATTACAAGTCTTATTTAGAGTCTGATAGGTTATTTATAGGTCATAATATTAAATTTGACCTATGTTTCTTATTTAGACAAGATATATGACCTAAAAATGTATATGATACTTACTTAGGAGAAAAGTTATTATGGTTAGGTTACCCTATAAAACTCAAACCAGAAGTATGATCAAGAATTCAGTGTGATAGATATACTCCTAAAATATCAGACTCAGGAGATGTGTCTAGTTACATTTTAGAAATGAATTTGAAAAAACTTGGGGAATTATATCTTGATATTGAGCTTGATAAAACAGTTAGAGGTAAAATTATTTATGCTGGACTAACTGATGAAGTAGTAGTGTATAGTGCTCTAGATGTTAAGTACCTAGAAAAGTTAATGTTAGCTCAAAAGGAAAAACTTAAGGAGCAGGGTTTATTAAAAGCTATAAAGTATGAAAATGCCTTTACAATACCGTTAGCCTATATGGAGTATTGTGGAGTAAAGGTAAACACTACTAAGTGGAAGGCTAAAATGGAAAAGGATAATCAAAGAGAACGTTATTTAAGAGAACAACTAGACCAATGATTAATAACTAATATGCCTAACTCCAAGTATATCACAGTAAATACTCAAGGAAATCTTTTTGAAGGATTTGACACTAAACCTAAAGTAACATTAAATTGAAATAGTCAGCAACAATTAATACCAATATTTAAATCGTTAGGAGTTAATGTAGAAACAGTTGATAAGGGAGAAGAAAAGGACAGTTTAGGAGCTAAAGTTTTAGGTCCTCAAAAGGATAAAACTACTTTAATACCTATTTACCTTTCTTACAAGGAAGCTGTTAAAGTAACATCTACTTATGGTCAAAATTTTTTAGATCAAATAAATCCTGTTAGTGGTAGAATTCATACTAAATTTCAAGTAGTTGGAACTGATACAGATAGAATTAGCTCAGGAGGGAAAGAGAGTGATGGTACTAAACTAATTAATTTTCTTAATATACCTTCTGATGCAGAAACAAGAGAATGTTTTGAGGCAGAAGATGGAAATCGCTGAATATCAATAGATTACACTGGTCAGGAAACTTATTTAATGGCTTCTATATCTAATGATAAGGCAATTATAAAAGAGTTAACTGAGGGAAGTGGAGATATACATAGTCTAACTGCATATATTAGCTATATGGATATCCCTAGAGATACTCCAATTAAAGACATAAAAAAATTATATCACAATAGACGTCAGGATGCTAAAGGAATTGAGTTCGCCATAAACAAAATAACTTAAATTCACTGTAAAACCTTATAAAATATTTGCTTGTATGTATATACATATGTATTCTTCAAATACTAGCAAATTAAAATATAAGTATAACCGATTTGTGGCACTATTTGGTGACAAATAGTTAAAAATCGCATGAATTGCTAAGAACTCCAGAGATGGACAATCAGCAGCCAAACACACCTTTAACAAAGTGTGGAGGTTCAACGACTAACTAATGAAACTATGATAAAATATATTTTTAATTATATATAGTATTTAATTCAATTACCTATTTATTTTATACTAATGTGTTGTGTATTTACAATACCATTGGCAGCTATGCTATGGGGATTTGAATTAAAAGGACCAGATAAGCCTCATAGAATATAATTTAGACACGAGCGTGCGACATCTAGAAATAGATGATGATATAGTCTGAACTATGGATATAATCTAAAAACAAAACCATAGAAATATAAGATAAAGAGCTTATATATAACAAAATTGAAATTATGGTGGAGATGCAAACACTATTCACCAAAATACAGGACTTCCTTTAGAACAATGTAGATCTATTTATAATAATTATATGTCTGGTTTTTCAGGTCTTGCGGCATATCAAAAATTTAGAAAACAGGACTGATGACAAAAAGGGTATATTCTTTTAAATCCTAAAACTGGACATAAAGCTTATATATACGATTATAATACTTTAGTTAAGGAATATAAATCTTTTCAAGAAAAAGGATTTTGAGATTACTATAGGGATCTTAGAGAATCAGATCCAAAAAGCTATACTGTTAAAAAAGTTAAAAATTTCTTTAAAAGAAAAGCTGCTTCGGAGAAACAGAGTGTAAATTATCCTATACAAAACTCTGGAGCTCTCTGTTCAAAAGTAAGTCTCATAAACTTTTTTAAATATTTAAGAGAAAATAATCTTTTAAACAAAGTTAAGATTTGTATAGCCCCTTACGATGAAGCAAATGTAGAAGCTCCTGAAGAAATAGCTGAGGAAGTAGCAAAAAAACTTTACGATTGTATGGTAGAAGCAGGTGCTTACTTTTGTACTAGATGTAAGCTAGATGCAGAAATTTCTCGTTTACCTGATGGATCTTTACCTACTTATTGAATTCACTAATATTATGAAAATATACGAATTAATATACTATTGGGATAGTATTGGTGATTATGTTAATATCACACAAACTTTATTGTTAACAGACAAATGTAAAGTTAATGATAAAATAAAGGAGTTTAGAGACGACAACTCTAACACAGAGGAAGTCTCAAACTATGAAGATAGTTCTAATGAACTAGATTATGTGTATTTTACCTATTTATATGGTAATATTATTTCTACCCTAGAAGTAAGAGAACACCTAATAAAAGTATAACAAGATGGATATCAGAAGAGGAGATAAATTTCTGTGTATAAATACAGTTATAATGGATAGTGGAAATACTGCTTATAAATCAGGATATATTTATACTTCTAATGCAAATGGATGCATTACTGATCTAAATGGAAATATGTACCACTATTGGAGCGATTATTCCTTATATTTTAGAAAGGTCACAGAAGATTCTAAAATTGAGTATGCAGATAAAAATAGTGCTAATTCTGAATATACTCCACGTGAGTGTTTAGATAAAATTCAGGATTTACTGGATATGTTGTACAAAAAATTAGTATAAAATAAAATGAGCTATACAGAAACCCATATAGGAGAAATAGTAGAACTTAATACACACGATATTAGTACTTGGATGGATTGTAATAATATTGATCTTAGTAGTGGAGAACAACATCCAAATTATACTTTATATTATGATAAAGATGATTATCCTAAATGTATTGTAACTAGATCTAATAGACTCTTTGTTATTAGAAATACTGAAATACCCGAAGAAGATGATATTGTTAATATGGATCAAGTTGATGATGATAAATATAAGTATATTTTTAAGTTCTATAATGGTGGAACATATTTTGAGGAAGTATTAACAGAACAATTAGATAAAATTAAATTTTAATATTAAAATAAAAAAATTACTTCAATCATTAATAATTATGAGTGAAATTATTAGATTAAATCAAGTTACAAGTTGAGAAAGAGCATTAAATGCAGCTAGGCGAACTATTGGTAAAGCTCCACTAGAAAAAGAACCATCTAAATCATGAGAAGCAAAAATGCTTCTTGCAGAACACAGCCCGATTCGATTAGTAGAATTTGACTGAACATGAAAAGATATTATGCAATGGGTTACAACGCATCTTGTAAGACATCATGAAGGTTGCGAAAAATTTGTTCATAGTCAAAGAGCCGATCGAAGAGAATTGCCTGTTCCAAGAAACGAGTTACCGCAAGGTGCATTAAATGATATGGATATGACTGCAAATGCTCAAGCTATTATAAATATATCAAGAAAAAGATTATGTTCTTGTGCATCTAAAGAGACACGGGAAGCATGGTGACAAGTAGTGGAAGCTATTAGAAATATAGATCCTGTGTTAGCGGATAAATGTGTACCTGAGTGTCTTTATAGAGGTTTTTGTCCTGAATTTATGAGTCCTTGTGGATATTCAAAAACCAAAAAGTTTGAAATAGATCTGCAAAAATATAGAAATACAACCTATGAATAAGAATAATTAATTTTAAATAAAAAGCAAAATATGAAAGTAAAAGAAATTATCTCAGAAATTAATAATAATGATTTTTATTCTATTAATTCTGCAGCTAAAGCTGTAGAACTTGGAAAAGCTGATATTGTAGTAGAAAATTACAACTTTTCAAAGCATCGTAATTTTGATATTACTACTAATATTTATAAGTGTGACAATGGTTTTGTAGCTATTACAGGTCTTATTAATGATCGCAGTAAAGTGGGTTATGAGGAGTATAATATTCCTGCATTTGCAGAAGAATATATAGAGATTCCTACTGTAACTTATGCTCCTAAATATCGTCGATAATGAAAGTTAATGAAGTAATAAATCTAATAGAAGATAATTATCCTCTATATTCATTGTATAGCGCTGAGGCACTTATTAATAATAAAACTCAAAAAGTTGCCAGTAATCTATACATTGATGAACACAGACATTATGAAATCTCAACAGATGTATATAAATGTGAGGATGGATACATTGGTATAACTGGGCCTTCTAAATTGTATAGTGAACAAAATAGTTGGGAAGATATTGATGAACCATGTTTTGCCTCCGAATTTATTGCAGTTCCAACTATAACCTATAAGCAAAAGCAGTAAACAGTTATATGAAGTTTATTAAAAGTAGTTTTGAAATTTTAGACCAAATCCCTAGTATAGATGGTATATATAGACAAATTGAATTAACAGGAAGAGTATCATACAAAAGTGAGGATAAGATAACAGAAGATTCTGTTAAAAAGTTTATTGATATGCTTATTAAGCGTGGATATACTAGTTGTTTAGAGCATGGCACTGTTTATCTTAAATTAGATGATAATACGTATAAAAGTATATTTAACAAAGATAATGAAAAATGGAATACTTTTATAAATAAGTATAAAACTAATCCTTATAGTACTGTTACTAATAATTATTATGATGTTTATATAACCTCTAATTATAGAGTATTATATCAAAATAATTGGCTTGATGATCTTCAATACCTATGTGAACCAACAGAGTATCATGAAAAAAGAATTACAGTAAAGTTTATTCTTCCTATTTTTATAAGTCGAGAATTTAGTTATTTTAGCCCAGATAAATTTAATAATGAACTTACCTTTATTATTCCCTACTGGGCTGATCTAAAAGAAGCTAGATATCAATTTTGGGATAATGATTGGGTAGATGCTACAGATAAAAATAAAATTCCTGATACTATTCTAAAACATTTCGAAGGAGATTCTACTGATATCTTCTTATCTCAATGTGAATCAGCTGAAGTAAATTATAAAGCTCTAATTAATAGGGGTTGTAAAGCTCAAGAGGCGAGTGAGATTCTTCCATTGTGTACAAAAACAGAGTTAATTATGACTAAAACTGTTGAACAATGGAAAAAGTTCTTTAACCTTAGAACTAGTATTGCAGCCCATCCACAAATCAGAGGGCTAGCTATTTCCCTTAAAGAAGAATTTATTAAAAGAAACTTACTAGATGGAAACGATTAAACAACTAATAGAAGAATTTCTCAATTCTAGTAATGAAGAATTAGACTTACCAATGATTCCTATTGATGATATAGATAGTATTATGTATCAGATTGGAGCTTTGGAGGATTGGGGTCTTGAGATTAACTCATATGGAGGTTTCTATAAATCTTATGTCTATGATTATTTAAGGTTAAGTCTTAGTGGTTCTTTATGTTGTGGTGAATTTAAACTTAGAAAAAGATAAAATATGGGAGAAGTTTGTGGAGATAATAGGTTTGAAATAATTGCTAAAGCTAAAGAGGATATAATATCAAGCACTAATATTAAATCATCTGAGGATGAGATGAAAGTACTTGATAATTTTCTATTTAGATGTTGGCAAATGGGATGGTTAAATAAATATGAATAATGACTAGATTAGAGTTTTCAGAAATGTATCCCTACGCTGTAGATGGTTCCAGAAGAAGTGCAATTTTTGGAGAAAAGAAAGCACTTCTTGTTAAAATTTTACAGCAGGGATCTCCAGTATATCAAGATACTTTTTATTATGAACGTGCAGAAAAATCAGACCACTTTAAGGAGGTAACAGTTGATGATATTGATAGTATAGCTGGATGGAGGGATTATCATTATTACACTTTATACACAGACAGACAAGGTAATAGTGCTTGGATTTTATCAGGAGGAAGATACGATTAATATGCCTAGAAATGTAACTATGTTTGAAGTAGATGAGTGTGATGACCTGGTTACATCTACTTATGGAAGAATCTATTTAGAAGAGTATAGGCATGAGTTGTTTTGGTATAGAAACTTTTATCCTCATGTTAGCCTGATTATTAAAGATCTTGAAAGCAAAGGAATTTTAAAAGAAGGTGAGTATATAATTAGTATTGATTATTAAAATTATGTTAAGTAAAAATATTATTAAATTTCAAGAACGATGAGGTTTAGGTAATATGCAAGTATTTTCATATGGGAATGCTAAATTGCCAAAAGAAACACTCATAGTAAATATTACATCTGCTGTACATTGTCCTTCGGAAAGATTAGGATTCTGTAGATGTAATAAAGTATGTTATGCTAAAAAATGTGAACGTATATATAAAGCATATTTACACAAGAACACATTGATTGAGTCATACATGTATTTGTGGGATGATAAAGATCTTAAAGACATGTTAATGTATTATATATTAAATGCTCCTGTTAAGATTAAATACGTTAGACTTAATGAAGCAGGCGATTTTCCAGATCAACAGTCCGTTGATAGATGATCTAATATTGGACGATGATTATATAAAGTTTTTGGAATTAAAACATATTGTTATACTTGTAGAGAGGACTTAAATTTTAGCTGAGTTCACTTTATAGTAAATTCTTCTTCTCCAAATATTAAAGCGCACCGTTGGTTTTTCTGTGTAGATAAGTTTCAATTTAATAATTTACCAGATAATGCTGTAAAATGTAAAGGAGATTGCAGAAAATGTAGTCTTTGTTTTAACAGCCGTTATCAAGGAGTAATATATTGTAAACAACATTAATGAAGAAATATTGTTTAACTAATGAGTATCCTGGGATTTGTTGGGCTTATGATGCTCACAATCCTAGGATTTTTTATGAATGTGGAGCTAATTATGAAATGTTAGATGTTCCTATAAAAGGCATTGTAAAATTAACATTTAAGCGTTGGCTTGATAAAGATAAAATAGAATATGCAATTAATTAAAGCATGTAAAGAGTTACTTATTCAGCAACCTTTTTACGGCCTTTTTATGCTGAATTTACGTAAGGAGATAGTAGATAATAATCATTCTGTAAAGACAGCAGCAGTTGGTCCTAATGGCGTTAATTTTACGTTATATGTAAATAAAACATTCTGGGAAGGACTTACTGATAATGAGCAAATAGCTGTACTTACACACGAGGTTATGCACATATGCTTCTTTCATCTCACTGATGAATTCAAAGCTGATAATCCTTATAATATGAATATTGCTGAAGACGTGTCTATAAATCAGCTAATTACAGGATTACCTGGTGGCTGTGTCACACTTCAATCTCTTTCAAAGATACTTGGTAAGAAGCTTGAACCTAATAGAGGATCATGGTATTATTATAGAGAAATTGAGGATTTCGCCAAGAAACATCCTGATAAGTGTATGCTTGGTGTTGGTGTTGGTGATTTCAAGCAAATTGATGATCACACAATGTGGCCATCAGATATATCAGAAGCCGAACGTAAATTATATGAAAATCAAGTAAAGTCTAAGTTAAAAGAAACAGAAGCATTTATTAATAAACAAGCAGGTCACATACCTGGAGAATTAAAAGAAATACTTGAAAAAATAAAAAATAATCCTCCTGTTTTTAACTGGAGAAATTATCTTAGGAGAGTGGTTGGAGATTCTATTAGTAGTGATTTACAATTAACTAGAATGAGGCCGTCAAAGAGATTACCTGATGCTAGAGGGACTCGTTTAAAAAGAAAGCCAAATATATGTGTTGTTATTGATACTTCAGGTTCCATTAATATGAATAATTTCTCTGATTTTATGTCAGAGATTAATCATATATATAAAACAGGCGTAGAGATAACAATTGTAGAATGTGATACTAAAATCACTAAAATATGTAAGTTTGATAAGAAGTCTAAATTTGAATTTGTAGGTCGCAGAGATACAGACATTACCGATGCTATAAGTTATTATAGAGAACATAAAGAATTTAGCTCTTGTGTGATATTTACTGATGGTTACTTATCTAAATTTACATTTTCAACTTATAAAAATTTAATCTGGATTATTACATCTGATGGGAATAAATCTCAGAAGTTTCCAGGAATAACTGTATTAATACCGTAATAAATATGGAATTAACGTTAGGAGAAATAAAACCTATTTTAAAATATATTATAAATAATAATAAATCTCTTCATGAAAGAGGAGAATTTCCAGTAAGTGTTCAACTTACTTCACTTCCTGGTATAGGTAATTTATTATAAAATATTTGATTAAATTGTTTTATATTATTACTTTTGCATAGATTTAATTTATTTAAAATTTAAATATTATGCAAAAAATTAGTAATGATTTAGAAAATAAGATTATTGATTTATATAATCAAGGTTATAAGATTAAAGATATAAGTAAAATTTGTAAAGTACATCCTACTACAGTTAGTCGTGTAGCTAATAGAAATTCTCTTTGTAGAGAGTGTAGTAAATTAACATTATCTGAAAAAATTAATATTTGTAAACTATATAATTTGGGTAAAACTTGTAGTGATATAGCTAAGCTATATAATGTATCCAGAAATACTATTTCCACTATTCTTCATAATAATAACATTAATATACGAAGGAGTAATTTAGATACTTACTTTGAATTAGTCGAAGCAATTTTTCTATTAGATTAAAGAAACTTGGAATACCAGTTATTAATACTCAAAATATGCTAAAATTTAATGAACACATTTTTGATATTATAGATACCGAAGAAAAAGCTTATTGATTGGGTTTTATTTTTGCTGATGGATATATTGCTTCAATTCCTAAAAATGGAAAACCTCATTATAATTTTGAAGTTTCTTTAAAAGGATCTGATGTGGAACATTTATATAAATTACAGAAGTTTTTTCAAGTAATAGGTAATAGAGTAAAAATATCATCTATTATATGTAACAATAAGCAATATTTTAGATGTAGATTTGCTCTAACAAATAAACACTTATGAGAAACATTAAATTCTTACGGATGCACTCCTAAAAAGTCACTGACTTTAAAATTTCCTAATGAAAATATCTTTAAATCTAAAGATTTAATAAGACATTTTATTAGAGGATATTTTGATGGTGATGGGTCATTAGGATTATATGATAAACCAGAAATAAGCTGTTTAGGTGCAAAAGAATTTTTAAGTAAAATGGTAAGCTACTTAGAGCCTAGACATTTGTTTTCTAATAATCATAGCGATTTTACTTTTGCATTTAGTTTTTCAGGAATAAAGGCAACTGCCTATTTATATCACCTATATTATAAATCAACAATTTATTTAGATAGAAAATATCAAATATTTAATAAAATCAAAGATTGCCGTTTTAAAGAGAAATCTTTAAAATTATTAGAGCGCAAATTCAGGGAAGGCTGAGATGCTAATCCTGAGCTAATAGCAGATTTAAATGATTTGCTACAGTGCAACGCATAGGAAATGAACCTGTTATACAGAATATAATTTTCCCAAGAGTGTGCTCCACCTTACTATTTTTAGAGGTGAAAAGATATGCTGAACTATATCGAATATGAAGATATAGAATCTAGAGATAAAAAGCTCTAGAGATAACAAAATTGAAAACAAGTTTAATTGAACAAATAGCTAGTGAAATTGGAGCAAATTATATTAAGAAAAATCTAAGTCAGATGTCAGATCCAGGCGAACTTTGTGGGTGGCCTATTAAAGAGCATTATGTTTGCAAAAATGATGAGTGTAGGTGGATAACAGCTGAACTTATAGAAAGTTATAGTAAAGCAGGTTGGGAAATATCAGAAGAAACTAGAATGAGTTATGCAATCCCAGAATGGATAAAAAGTATTGATCCAAATAAACCTACTATTTTGAACCTTGATGATATTAATCGTAGCTCTACTACTGTCTTAGCTGCAGTTATGGAGCTTATATCAAGACAAGAATATTTTTCTTGGAAATTACCTCCTAATAGTACTGTTGTTTTAACAGCTAATCCTGAAGGGGGGGATTTTAATGTAACAGAAATTGATGAGGCTATTAAAACTCGTATGTTAAACTTTAATATTAAGTTTGATAAATATGATTGGGCTAAATATGCAGAAGAAAAAGGATATAATAACCAGGCTATCAATTTTATGCTTCTTTATGGAGATGAATTAATAGATCGCTCAAAAGCTAGACAGTCTAAAATTAATGCTCGAAATTATACTATGTTTATTAATACTATTTCTAGTATTGATGACTGGTCTAAACCTGAAAATCTAGCTTTCATTCTTCAGATTGCATCTGGGTGTTTTCTAGATGAAGACGATATTGTAGGAGGGTTGTTTACTACATTTATTGCAAATAAACTTGATAAACTCCCTTCACCAGAAGATTTAATTAATAAGGACTGGAATGATATTAAGAAAACACTTGAAAGTCAATTATATGATAAGGATAAGTATCGTGCAGATATAGCCTCTGTAATTACTACAAGATTTATAAATTATAGTTTGTTATATCTTAGTCAATCTGGATCTAAAATAGATATAATTATAGATCGTATTCTTAAGATAGTCGATAACGAGAAATTATTACTAACAGAAGACCTAATTTTTGGTTTAATAAAGACATTAAATAAATACTATCCTGGTAAATGTAGTAAGCTTTTACTTAATCCTAAAGTAGCTAAAAAACTTATTTAAAATGATATTACAAGCCAACAAAGATAAAATTAAATATATTTTATGTAATGAATACTTATGTTACAACTATATTCACTGTGATATAGATAGTAGTAATCTGACAAATTTAGTAAAGTTGTGTGATTTTGGGACTCGTAAAGATTATTACCTACAAGAAGGGTCTTATATGGCTCCCTACTTAATACGTTGGATAGATGATAATCTTATTCCTACACCAGGAACATCTAGTGGGGTATATCTAGGAGATCTTGAGAGTATTAATGATAAAATTAATTCTAAATGTAATATTAAAGATCAAGAGGCTTTGAAAAAAGTGTATTTTGATCCTACTAGTAAATATCCTAGGAATAAACTTAGTACATTAACTCCTATAAAACGTTGTTTAAATCCAGAAAAAGCAGATACTGTTATTATAAGCAATAATATACCTTTAAGAAATTATGAACTTACATCTTTAGTATCATCAGGTGATATTAAAGATGTTTTAATCCTATATTCAGTAAGTGAGAACTGTTACTATTTTATAGATTATATTATAGATAATATTGAAAATCCTGATAAATCTTCAAGGTTTAATACTCTATGTAATAAGTATAGAGATCCGAATCTTAATGGATTATATAGTTGGGCTTCAGTATTAATAAATGGATCAATCTTACCGAATGATTGCAAACAAGTGTATTATGGTAGGGTAATTTTGTTATCTAATTTACGGGAAGTAACATTTGCAGAAAATTTACTAACAAGATACTCAAATATTATTTACGATTCTGACTTAGAAAAACTTGTTTCTAATAAGCAGCTTAAAGTAACAGAAGATGATATTATAAGTTTAGGTAATCTTATATCATATAACGATCCTGATAATGTAAATCTCGGTATTAAACTACTATCTTCATATAATATAAATGAATACCCATGTTCAATTAGTATCTATTTGCTTTATAATTGGGAAACTATCAAAAGATTAAACAGTTTTAATTCTAAAGCATTCAACTATATATTATCTATCTTAGGTATAGAAAAGAAGGATGTTCGAGGTTGGACTATTGATGATATAGTAACTCGATTATACTCAAGGAGTACTAACAGTAAAGACAAGGAATTATCAAGAAGTATTATTAAGGATCGTATTACAAAACACATATATTCAATATATAATAGATCCTTTAGTCATAAATATCCTAGTATGAACTTTACTGCTAAATTTATAATTGAATAATTAATGAAAACTATTATAGCAATTTCTGGGCTTAAGAATTCTGGAAAAGATTTAACTGCCCACATGATGAAATATTGTCTTTCTGTTCCGAAATGAATGAGACAATATTGGTTATATTGTATAGTATATGATTTTATTGTATCTAAATATGAAATTACAAGCTTTGCATCTTCAATGAAAGAAGCTTTATCTGTTTTAATTAATATTCCTGTTGAAAAGTTTAATGATAGAGACTTTAAAGAAAATTGATATATTAATTTACAGAATATTTATGTTACAGCTTTTCCAAATGAAAATCTAATGATTACAGATAAGCAATTAAGTAGAATAATAAAATCAAAGAAGTTAAATACTATATCAGATTATTATATTAGTATTAGACAACTTTTACAAATATTTGGAACCGAAATCATAAGAGAATATTTTGGAAATAACTTCTGAGTATCAAGAACTTTATTAGATAAAGACAATATTATTATATCAGATCTACGATTTATTAATGAATATGAACAAGTAAAAAATAATAATGGAATAGTGATTTATATAGATAGAAATCAAACTCCAGGCTCTCATCGTAGTGAAAGTGAAGTAATAGAGTTACTTAATGAGAACAAATTTGATTATATTATTAATAATGATGGAAGTATCGAGGATCTATTTAATAAAGTTTCATGTTTAGCTTCTAAAATACTTAAATAATTAATTTTAAAATATATAAAAATGGCAAATACAGAAATAAAATACTGTAACAGCTGTGCACAAAATAATATTGTTCACGAGTTTCAAGATACTACTTACGGTAAATTTAAGAGAGTCTTTAATATAAGTGAAAAAACTGGAATGGGTGTATGTACCGTATGTAATAATGATAAGAAAGTAAAGAAGTAAATGAAAAATTACTCTATAAATTATGAAATTAACTCTCAGATTATCAGAATAAAAGATAGCGAAGAGTTAATTTCTCTTTCTGACGCTTTAAGGAAAGCTGTGGATACTAATACTGATTTAATTGAACTATCATCATATATTGATAACAATAAAAACCAAGTATCAGTATGTATCTTTCAAGATTATCAGAAATTTATATACCAACAGAAAAAACGAGAGAAAGTTTTAAAAGCAGGTCAAGCAAAAGTTGTAATTAAAGAACTAAGATTTGGCCCACAGACAGATGAACATGATTATCAATTTAAACTAAAACATGCCAGAGAATTTATTAAATCAAAAGCTAAGGTAAAAGCATACATAACGTTTAAAGGTAGAGAAATTATGTTTAAAGATCAGGGAGAAGCTCTTTTATTACGTTTAGTCATGGATCTTGAAGATATTGCTAAAGTTGAATCTAAACCAAAGTTGGAAGGTAAAAGAATGAACATGGTATTAATTCCTAAGTAATCTATTAACTATAAATTTATAAAATACCCCTTTGTTGTACTATGTGTACGACAAAGGGGTTCTTTTTTTTATTCTAACTGATCACCAATATATTTTAAACTATTTAATGCTCCAAATGAATTAACACCAGCATCAAATAAGTTAACATCTCCTGTAATTATTCCAGAAGTTTGTTTGTATAAGTTCACAACTATACTATGCATAGGTGGATTTAGATCTCCAAACATTGAAGACATAATACCAGTAATTGGCCCATCAGAAAAAGATGTATATAACGAAGTACCTACTAAATGACCTACAGGTCCAAGATCTTCTTCTCCAGATAAAAATAGAGCTTTAACAATTCACATAAGTATAGACATTCAAATCATATCATGTAAGAATAAATAGAAATTAGCTCTTTTAGTTGGATTTTTTCATAGTTCTTTAAAACCATTAAAATCTAACTTGTATAGTGTTTTTCCAAAACTAATTATTGAATATGCAATTCCCTCCATAAATCTACCTTGCCATTCAATATAAGGTTCCCAAACGTCATCAGGTTTTAATTCTGTTTCAAGACCGATCCTAACAGATGGAATTCCTTTTTCATCAAATGTAAATATACGAACATATCTTACTCCATTTTCATCAAATTTTTCAGTATATTGTCCTTGATTATAAGTATCTGGCTTTAATATCCACTGTTCAAACTTAGCTGATAAGAATGTTCTGAATTGTAGAATCATAGCGCCTAGAAACATTTGTTTCATAAGCATTTGCGTACTTTTATCATAGTGGCCAAAGCATAATTCTGCAAACGATTTAATACTAGTTCCCTCTTGAATAGTATAAGCCCGTGGTAAATCATCTCCATCTTGGATATTTCATCCTTCTCTATTAAACTGTTCTCTCATAGCAGTATATAAAGCATGTTGCTTTTTATACTCTAAAGAATTCTTATCAGCTTTAGAATCAGACAATAAATTAAATCTTTTATCCTTTTTGAAATCATAGACAAGTTGGTCATTAACAATACTATGAGCTTCATAACATCCATCATGTAACATCTTAGCAATTAATAATCCCATTCTATGATACGAATCAGGAACTCTATTAAAGAAGTATAACGCATCAGAATCTAAATTTTTAACACCCGTTTTAGATGAACTTAGTCTCTCTTGAACTTGATGAGGATCAGCGTTAGCCATTCCATAATCCACATTTAAGGCATCAATTAATGTTAAAGTATTAACATCTTTAACACTTTGTTTAAATATAATAGCTCATGCTTTAGCAACATCCTTTTTAGTAAACTGATCTTTTCCATAAGCTTCTGCCATAGTTCTACTTAGATGTATTCACATTCCCTGCATCATCTCTCGAATACCTGATCTAAGATTTAAGCCAAGAGCGGTAGCTGTTGTTATTGATTTAACTACAGATAACATCTTATATGCACCTTGCAACTCTTTAGCCATAATAGGCTTACTATAAACGTTGGCATCAATAAATTTATCTATATATTCTAAAACATGATCAGTAACTACTCCAAACATCCCAGTCTGATATTGTAAGGCAATCTTAATACCTTGAAGTCTGGGAAGATATTCATTCATTACTTCTTCCATTGTGTATGTATGGATGACATTTAATAGTAAATCTTCAAGTTGAGTTTCTAGACCATCTATACCATAATTTTCAATTAAATCAGATCTACTAAGTCCATTTAATCTATACTTATTGTATACCTTTGGCTCCCCTTTTGATTCTCTAAACTGTTGCTCTTGCTCAGGAAGAAGTTTCAGAAAGTTTAAAGCTTCATTATATTTAGATGTAAAGGCTTGTTTATATCCTTTATTGTGGATTTGAGTAGATGTACTTCCCATAGAAACAGGAACTTCATAGTAAGACCCGTCTTCAATAGCTTTGGCTATTTTACTTTGATTACCATCAAATCTAAAATCGTTTACTATCTCTAGAAACATCTTAATAAAGTCAGATTCTTCTTTAGCCAAACTACTATCTGAAGGATTTTTTAGTCTAAATGATTTATCTATATTACCATTTGCATCCTTAACAAATAAGTTATCAAAAAACTTAACCTCACCTCCAATAAGTCTATTTCTGTGATTATACTCATAGAAAGCTTTAACTACTTTACTAATTCTGGGTTTATATGATAATTCCTTTCTTCTAACATGTGCTTCTGCTACTGAAAATATTTTACTCAATGTTTGAATATTTTTAGAGGAAGAATTACCTGCACTGTTTACATATGAACCAGTATACCATCCTTCTCTAGAAAAGTTTACTCACAATTTAGGATCTTGTTCAATATAAATAGAATATCCATTTAGCTTATTTAATGCTCTACCTAATAACATATATGCTAACTGAATAGGATCATCAAAATTTCATTTACCCTCTCGTAAAGCTGTACGTAAACCATCTGCTGACTTTAACTTCCTTAATTGTTCCATTTTCTGTAAGATAAATGGAGCTCCATTTACAATATCATCAGGACTAAAATTAAATTCTCAATTACCCATGTGAGATAGTAATTCTTCACCAGCAGTGTCTCTTATTATATTTACAGCGGCCTCTAATGTCGTTGCAAAATTTTGAGATGTAAGACTATTAGTAATACCGTGTATTCTACATAATTCAGAAAAGTTATCTAGAAGAGTTTCAGAATAAGTTTCTGTTCCTTTTTGCATTCAGATATTATGTGATTCTATTTTATTAACTTTATACCCTTTAAGTACCTCAGGCATATTGTTTAACAAGCACATAACTTTAATAAGGTCAATATTACCATTAGACGCTTGCATTACCACATGACTATCAATATCACTGTCCTTTTTAGTTGCTCCTTGAATAGATTTACCAAGACCTAAATTAACAACAGAATGAATATCATTATGAGTTACTGATATTATTTCCATTTTACCATCTTTAGTAAATACAAATATACCCGCAGCTACAAACTTAGGATTATTCTGGAAAGTTCATCCATAGTCAGTTTCACTCTTTTTTACTAAATATTTTCTAAATATCTTTTTACAATAATCAGACTTAAATTGGTTATCAGCAGCTAAGTCATCAATGGATCCATATCCTTCAATAATTTGCTGAATAGTATCCGCTAGGGTAGACATTTCAGAGTGAATATGCTTATTTTCTTCATTTACTAATTCTTGTACTTTTTCTCTGAGTTCCTTCTCTGTTTTAGCATATACTTTACGATTCTTCTTATACTTATTTCAAATTCAGTATTTTCCAAACTTTCGTTCTGGATCAGTATCATCAATATAATGCACAATTCTAGGATTATTAATATATTTATCCACAGTAACTGTATTTCTCTGTACCTGAGTTTCTACTGCATAATTAGGAACAAATCTAGTCATTGGTTCCTGAATTGAGTTTATAAGATCAATATCATCAAGTAAAGTTTTTACTGGAAGAATAGTATTTATAGTTTCTGTATATGGAGCATTGGGATTTACTTTTATTTTAGTAAAATCAATATAAGCATCATCTAGCTTATTGATAGTTCCGTCTTCATTATATTCTGGATCTATCTTAATGGGGACAATGTTTGTTTCTCCAACAGTAATGCCATATTGTGCTAGAATATTCTTATATATTCCTAACTGATATCCCGCAGAACGTTTTTTAGTAGAGTGCCATGTAGTTGATCCTTGTATGTTCCTAGTATCCTCTCATATTCCCACTTCTTTTCTGGAAACTTTAAAATCATAAATATGAGCGAATCCCCTCTGGTCAATAACTAACATATCAATTCTACCATTAATACTTTTAATCCCTTCTGATTGATATGCTTCATGAATTTTATCTGATATTATAGGAACTTCTGTTAAGATTTTAACATTTTTACCATATTTAGATTTAATGTCTTCAATAAAAGATTTAAATTCTTCAGTTAAACGTAATACTTGTTCTTCACTCAAATTAATTGGTTTAAATGTAGTATTATTAATAATACTTTCAAATAAGGAATGTATTTCGGTACCATAATCAGTTAATTGAGCTCAAGACTTTTGTAACTTTTCTAAATATGAATCAATTTGAGGTTTAGTCATTCCTTCTACACTTAATCTTTCTCTTTCTTTTTTTAAGAAATCATTTAAGTTAAAAGGAGGAACTAATTCCTTTTGCATATTAGAAGGGTCTCCATTAGATGTAATAAATCTAGTAGTACCTATTGAGTCAGGAATCTTAAGTATAGTTTCTGAATCTCCATCATCATTTATAATTACAGATTCTATGGAAGCATTTTTAACTTTACTTGTAATAACATTTACCTTTTCTATGGTACTATCCATAGGATTAATTTGAAAAGTTAAATCTGATTCGTTTATTTGATAATCTGCTAATTTACTTGATAAGAAGTTGTCCAGCTCCATTTCGGAGCTGAACTTTATCTTCTTACCGTTTATTGTAGTTTCATATGTACATTCCATTATTTACAATCCTCTTTAATAATATTATCTTTGATGAGCTTATTTTTAAGCGTAGCTATCTTTTGAGATACCTTATAATTCTCTATTAATGTCTCTCCTAATGATGGTAGAATATCAGATTTTATAAATGATTTAAATTCTGGAGATACAAGATTCAGAGCATCTATTACAACATCATAATCTACTCCTCCTAATCCCTCATTATATGCCCGCTCAATTAAAGTTGCTAGAACCTCTTCATCAAAATCAGATCCTCTTTTATTTTGATATTCAGGCATCTCTCTCATATATTTCCAAGTACCTGTATTTCTAACTCTACTTAGTACTGAATAGTATTCATTAGGACTATTCACTTTAGCATCTGCTAAATATAAATGGCTAAATTCATGGACTACTGTATCATCTTCAGCTCTATCTACATTAATGTAAATTTCACCGTTCTTCACAAATCCCCTAGCATTCCTAGTAGTAGAATCTTCATTAACTAAATCAGAGTCAGTAACTATATGAAGTCCCCTTAGGTTAGCTTCCTTAATTATTGTTATAAGTTTTGATTTAGTTGAGGGATTAGTTTGATAATAATAATTATTATCAGTATTATTTGTTTCTTTATTTAATATATCAGCTAATGCTCTAGCTTGACTTACTCTTGTTGTGGCGAACTTGTCAGTAAGAGTTTTGCTATAAGATTTTATCCTTAGCTCATCCATTAGCTCAGAATTCTGTCTTGCCCATTCTTGCCACAATGGTAGATAACCTACATAATAACTGAAATCCTCCATATCTTCCTTAGTAAGTTCTGTAACTTTAGTATTATATAGCTTATTCCAAAAATCATTTGGAAATTTATGTTTCCAAGCTAGCCAAACAGGAAGTCCCTCAGGGTCTTTTTCATATAAATCAACAATAGAACCTCTAGCTGGAGCCTTGCCTTTACTACTTTTCTTAATAACTTTTTGATATACATCTTCAATAGTCATTCCAGAAACATCAACACCATCTATAATAGTACCTTCTTTAAAAGTAGCATTAAGAGCAGAGAATCTACTATCACCTTTAGTTGAAACTTCATATGAATTATCCGATGTTCTTGCTCAAGCAACTAATTGCTTCTCATTGGAATCTTGATTATCAACTAATTCCTCATATTGAGCTTCCTCAATATCCTCTTCTAAAGGAGCTTCTTTAAATCCAATATCAGAATCTATATCATCTACAATAGGAGTTGATTCTACTAAATTAAACCTAATACTATTTTCTTCTGTTCTAAATTTATTAACTAAGTCTTCAATATTTTGACTATCAATTCAGCTATTAAAATCATAGATAAGTAAATCTTCATTACCAGATGATACTAAGTCTTCAAATATCCTAGTCATAGAATTAGGACCGAACTTATCTTGATTAACAATTAAGTTGTATAGATAAAACATATCCACTAAGTTCATATCAATACCACTTACTTTAATCTTATTAAGGTTATTAAAAGCATATAATGCTTCTTCATATAAAGCTCTAGTCTTCTGAGTGTTATCAACTTGAACCATATTAAGTGGTAGCTTATAGAATGGAACTCCTTGTCTTAGTCCAAAAGTTAATAGCTGAACAAACTTATTATCTTTCAACTTATCCTTTAATAAAGGAATAGCGTAGTTTTCAACATAACTTCTAAACTTGTTAATATTATTTTCATTATCTAATCTTAACATATAAGGAGCTGGATTCTTAGGACTAGCAGGAACATTTATTTCAATTCCTTTACTAATAATCCAAGATCTAATAAGATACTTATCTATTTGGTCTTTTATAGCTCTAATTTCAAGTTTATTTAGTGGTTTGCTTACATCCATACGAATACCAGCAAAGTTTCGACTAAGTTGATTTAGAATTATATCTTCCAATCTATTTCTAGATGATAAACTATTAAGAACACTCTTGTTAATTGCAAGAACATTAAACATTTCTCTAAAATGAGGAACTGTACTGATTACTTCCAAGATATTAAAATTAACCTTATTTTGTTCGTATTTTTCAATACTTTCCTGTTTATAGATTGGGTCAGTAATAAATCTAACTAAGTCAAAAGATTGCCAGATATTAGCCATTTCTCTTCTAGACTTAAAGTAATCTTGTCTAGCCTTTATAGCTTCTTTAGGTTTACCTAATTTAGCTTCTAAATCTCCATGTCTAATATTACCATTTATATCTTCATATATTAAATTATATTTATTATAGAAATTATATAATGGAGACCCTTCTTCTAATTCTGGATATATTTTCTGTAATCTTCTCTCCTCTTTTAATATTTCTTTCTTTTCAGGAGTTAGTCAGGTTTTTTCTAACTCTTTTTCAATTCTTAAGTACTCTTCTTGCTCTTCTAATATTTGTCTATTAAATCTACTTTCAATATATTTTTCAATAGATTTAACATAACTATATAAATCAGAAGTATTAGTAGGAAGACCTTGATTAATTTTAAGTATCTTTCCTAAGATACGTACTTCATCCGCAGATATAACTTTATCCAGCAATTGTAGATATTTCTCTTTTTTCTTTCCTTCAGAGGTATATGCTTTATCAGCAACATAACGAACTTTATCATAGTTCTGTTCATCACTAAACATACTAGTGGTAAAATCGTTTACTAGTTCGGTTATATCATCATCAAGCATTAGATTACCCACCTCATTTAATGATTCACCTAACATAAGAGAAATAGTGTAAATATCTACCCAATTTGTATCTGCATTAATCTTTTTAAGAACTAATTCTTTAGCATTCAATTTTGTTACGAACTTATCGTTCCCATAAGTTCTCTCATAGTTTCCCATGAGTTCAGACTATATCTTATCCTATATAGGATCTCCGCACTTCGAACTTACTTAAGTTCTACTCTACTCTGTCATTTCTGCATTTCGATAGTCGTTGAACTTTCTTCCTATTTAGGAAGCTTAGTAACGGATTGCCCAATATTTAAACTTATTACTATCTCTAAGTGGTTAGCTTAGCCACTACTATATTACTACAATAGCTTAGTATTTAAATCTCTAAGGGTGTTCCCGTTTTCACGGAGTTGACAGACAATGTAACTCACTGATAATCAGTAAGTTAGATACTATCTGTAGCTGCATTAAGCAGCTCTCCAAGTACCATAGATTGATCATCCAAAGCATCTTCATAACTTATTACCTGTGCTAGAGTTTGTCTAATATCTTCAGGAGTATTTTCAGGTAAACTTTCAAACACTTCCATATTAACGTTAGCCAATGTTATTAGTCTATCATTATGAATAAATGTATATCTTTTTAACATTTCTCTAGCTGTATCAAAGTTACCAGTTTGAATTGCTTCATTAATCTCTCTAAACCTAGTATTATATACGTTGCTTAAAGCAAAGAAACTTTTTAATGCTGTAGCAACATTACCAATAACTGCCTTACCAACCATATTTTGAATCTGCATTAAGTACTTACTTGCTGGATTATAAGGACTCATATATTTAGCAGATTCTCCCATCTTAGATCTTTTAGCAAGACCTTGCATTCGGTCAGTAGTTACTGGCATTGTTAAGTTAATTTGGTTTCTAGGATTAAGAATAACATTAAATATACCATCTACAACTCTATTTCTTAATGCATCAGCTCGTAAATAAGGTGTTGCATTTTCATCAGTATTAATACGACCATTAGATGATACAGAATAACCTAAAACATAGCTTTTATCTATATCATAATCACTACCTTGTAACCATGTTTGGTTAGATGGAACAAAAATTTCGTTTGTTTCACTATCAGTAAATGTTACAACTTCTACAGGCATGAATGATTGCATAGACTGACAAGGGATACGTGTGCCAACAAAATATAAACTCTTCTCAAAAGATTTATATTTATTTTCTGCTAATTTTCTAATTTGTTTAGTTCAATTATAATCTTGATTTTCAGCTAATGCTCGAATTATTTCGAGTTTATCATTAAATTCAGCAATATTACTAGTAGTATACTTTCTACTTCCAGTTGGTCGGTAAGTTAATTGAATAGATGTTCCTTCTCCAAACTCTTCTTTTACTAAGTCAATATAGTTATCAATCCTGTAGTTTCTATGAGTATAGGTAAACATCTTAGAATTTTCTAGTTCTTTTAACCTATCTACTGAATCAATAATAACTACATTATGCTGAACATTATCAGAATCAGTATATTTTAAGAATTGTTTTCCTTCAGAAGAGCAGATTTCATTACCATTAAAGTATACGGAACCGTCAATAATCTTATAATCAGAATCTAAAGATGAATTAGTAAATAGTTCATTAACCTTAGGATTTCTAAGTTTAACATATAACTTATTTCCTGCTCCATCAAATAAAGTTCAATCATAAGTTAACTCATCTGCATTATCATAGAAATTGTAGTAGCTTTCAATTCTATTTATAAAGAACTCTGGACCTTGTTCCTTAATTTTAGCAATAGAATCACCAGGAAGTAATCCTAACTCTTTAGCATAAAGCTTACCCATAATAATCTGTGCTGGGATAACTTTACACTCTGTAGCATTTAACATTAATCCTCCCCAATCAATGGGCTTACCATCAGCTAAATTATTAAGAACAGATTGCTGCTTTTTAATTAAAGCTTTTTTAATATTAGGAATATATTTTGTAAATGAAGTTTTTTCCGTAAATCCGTTTGGCATAAATGGAGTAATTTCATTTACTATAAGTTGTAATCTGTTATTGACTATATTCTCTATAACATTCTCATCAGCTCTTTCATTAGGTATTGATTTTATCACTTCACTACGTAACTCATCTCTGAGGGTTTCTATATTAGTAGCACTGCTGTCGCTTTCAATAAAATAATGAAGTACTTGAGCATAAGGACTTTCAAACATACTGTATTTACGCCCATTAGCAACAAAAGTAGTATCTGATCCTTTAAGATTTTTCGCTTTAGTTGTTCATCTACTCATTCGTCCAGGTTCATATAATCGGTAGTATATATATTTATCATAATTATCTATTTTATCTATTTTTACTACTTGATTATTTTCTCCTCAGACAATAATAGTATCCTCAAAATCTACTGGGTTATCTGGAGTAATATCATCAATAAAAGGATTTACAACTACATTCCCATTTGTGTCAACAACAAAAACTTTATTTATAGCGTCGTCTACAGTCATTCTCTCATAAGTTGTACCTCTTGTAGTCTCTGCAATTAAATCTATTAATTCTTCATATCGATAATTTTCACCGTTAATAGTATGATATTGAACTACATTATATGATGGATTTAATACTGCTGCAACACCATTATAATGACGTCTAATAGCATCTCTTACTAGAGAGGATGTTACTGTAGAATTAAAAATACCATTGATAGAAGAAGAACTAAAAGGTATTCTGTATTCTAAATTATTGTTTTCTAGTCCCTCCTGAGCAAGTTTTACAAAAGATTGGGCTAAACCAAGAGTATCCTTACTACCTCCAGCAAATGCTTTAATGACTGCTTTTCCAAATATTTTGTAAAGATCATCCTTATTTCCATTATAAATAATATCCTGAATTTTACTAATGGCATCGTAACAGAATTTACCAATTTCTTCATAAACTTGTGTTGCTAGATGATGAGTATATCCATTTTGTTCAAGACCATTAATCATTTGAGTCATTTCTGTTACCTCTGCTTCATCAAGTTCATGATCAGCATTCATTTGAACACCCCCGAATTTAGTGGACATTGTAGTAAATAATAATGGAGTACTATCATTTCAAGAAGTTACATCATTGATATTTGAAGCTCCAACTTTAATAGCTGACTTATTTACCAGCCAACTAATCATAGAATCTTTAAGATCATAATCACAAATAATTTGATTAGTATAATCTAGATTATGCTCTGAATATTGAAGATTATTGGTACGGTCATCTATTTTCATAGCCCATGCACCACCAAATGTTTGGTCAATATCATATATATTTCTAATTAACTTATCAGTAATAATAATATTGTCAGGATTAATAGGAACACCCTCTTTGGTAACTTCAACTAATTCTCTATGAGCTACATTATTTGAAATATTAACATGTAATATTTTATAATATTTTCCACTTATACTATCCCTAAAGAATAGATCATCAAATTGTCTATCATAATCTATGGTAACATCTAATGGCAATTCTAAGCTGTGCATTTTCTTGAAAATGTTTTCCATACTAGTGTCAGAACTATTTCTTCTGATAGCATTAGTTATCTCATATTCAGCTCATTTAAGTAATTTTGGTAATCCATGTTTAGCATCAATATCGTGGAAGATAGTTTTCTTGTTAGCTCCTACTGCAGCATCTATAAGAGATACATTCTCTCATCTAGACATAAATGGACTAGTATAACCTGAACCATCCATAGAATCTACTGTACTGGACATTCCTGACATGTTATTTACATTTGATCCCATATCAGATATAACGGCCATTTTAACTCTTTCTGGCACTCCGTTTTTTAAACCTTGTGCAAGAGAATGATATGTAGCTCCATAAATAACCATACGTTTTACCTGAGATATTCATCTAGAAGCTAAACTATGATCTAAGTATCCATTTGTGGTAGGACTTTCTTTTTCTTTATTAGGGTGTGCGTAGACATCTCCTACCATCATTTTATTATATTCATTTGATAGAAATGAGTCAGTAATAAAATAAGCACCTAATAAAGGATTAATAATACCATTGACTTCTTTAAGAAGTTTACCATCCCTAACAAATTTAGGATTATTCTGTTTAAAAGAGTTAACAATATTTTGATCTACTGAAATAGTGTCTCAAGCCTTAGAACTATCCTCTAAAAATCTATTAAACTGACTTTTGTAAAACTCATTAAACTTATCTCTGTTACTAAATATATTAGCAAAATTTTCTAATGTTTCATTAAATACTCATCCTGCTTTAGTTTTAGATGCGTGTATTTCATCAACAAATTCCACATTAGCTCTGGCAAAATCTTCTCTAATCCTGTTTATTTTATTCTTGGCTAAGAATACCTTAATATCATGTATAGAATTAAATTCTTTATTTGGATACACTTGCCTATAATCTGACAGAATAGTTTCTATTGCACTCTCTACCTGAGATTTATTACTTTCAAACCAAGCTTTCTTTATAGGTTCTAAGTCACCCTCATCCCCAGATTTAAAATATTGATCAAGGACAGATTTAACATTAAATGAATTACCATTGCCAAAATTCCATGTCTGATTTAAATCAAACTGCATTACAAAGTGTTTATTCTTATCAGAATATACATGACTTTGAATACCAACAATTCCTGATTTAGATCTAGATCCTTCAGCATGAGATTGATCAGTAGTTAAACCTTGATAAAAGTCATACACAATAGACAAATGCATAACGTCATCCGCAGTAAGAGCAGATGATTGTTTTGTAACCCCGTTAATAGTTACTTCAGATCTAATCTTAGGGCTCTTAACATGTTGAATATTTTGGTATACTGCATTATCATAATATTGTGATGTGTATCATGAGTTATTTTCTAATTGTTTAGTAATTTCATTAAATATACCATTATGCTGATAACTTAAACAGATCATCTGATATAACGGTAGATTATTACCTTCAGCATTTTTAATAACATTAACTGTATCTGATCCATTAATAACACTAAGAACTCTGCCAAGATTATTACTTTGTCCAAAATTAAGGTTAGTTTGGCTATTATTAATAACATCAAAGATTACAGTTCCCAACACAGGAGCATATAACTCATATTTAGTATAGTTACTATTTGGAAATACTTGACTAGCTATCTGATCAAAATCATCCGATATTAATAAATTAACAAAGTCTCCAACTATTTCATTAAAATTATTTACGGGACCAGTAATAGATATTTTTCCATTTCCCTCTAATGTAATTCTGCTATCTCCAATAGATATAACAGAACCCATAACTCTAACATTATACTTTCTAAGTAACTCATTAAATCTAGTTTTATTTTGCTTCCAATATTGAGTAATAGCCTTTACTGTTTCTACTATTGCTCCTCTCTGCATTTTAACAGGACGCTGCGTTAGATTTCTAACCTCCATGTTTTTCCCATCTTTCTGTTCATAACTAACATAGCTTGAAAGAACAGTTTTTTCCATTAGATGTGTAAACATGTTTTTAATATCCTCATGCATTTTAGAGTCATATATAAACCTTTTTATAGCCGATAATTTTGATCTTAAATAAGTTATATGCTCAGGATTGGAGACTTTTCTGCTAGATAGTTCCTGTTCATATAAAGATATGAGCTTACTAACGTTCATTTTAGTTCCTTTATTAAGTTCTTCTTTTATTTCTGGATTAGAACTTTCTTCTGCCCATAACTTCATTTTTCCCATTACAGAATTAAATCCAGATAACGAAATAGAAGTACCATCAATAATATCTCCATTTACGTTAACTTCTGGAAGATAATTTAAGAGTATCTTAGCAAGATCACTAACACTTTCTTCTTGAGACATAAATTCATTAGTACTAAATCCTGTGTAGTGAGTAACATTAGGACCATTATAAATATATCTATTTCTAGAATATATTGAAGACTTACTATATTCTGGGTTAATAGAGACAAATGGTGTTAATTGCTTTAATAGATCATCAAATGTTCTAAGAGTTACATATGAATTATAAGCTTGATAATATTTATTATCAAGATTAGGAGAATTATTTATATAACCACTAAATTCAGATAGTGCACTTTCCATAGTAGATTCAATATCTATGTCAGTCATACTATCCAAATTAGGAGAAGGTTTTCCTAAATATGATAATACATATCCTAGCAACTCCTTTTTGTATTCAAAAATACCTCTATTTAATACTGTTATATCTCCAACTTTTCTATTAGCATCTATAAACTGCTCACTTGCTAGATCAAACACTGATAAAGATATAATCTTCTTAACAAAGTCACTTGTCATCTTATTATATTGAACTGACTGCCCAATATAAAACTGTTGTGCCGATTTACTATCAGTTTTTATTTCTCATCCAGTTCTACTACTAACCTTCTTAGGTTCAAATATAGATGTCTGGGTAGGATTTATTGAAATCCCACCCAAGAACATTCTATATACATTATCTGGATCTATAAAATATTCCTCTAAAAACGATTTAAATTCTTCATCTGTACTTGTATTAAAGACTCTGCTTAATAGAGGATAATACTTCATTGTGTATCCACACTTAACACTCATTGTTCTTTAATTTATTAATTAAATATTCTTCAACTTCCTGTTGTAATCCTATTAATGCAGTATTACTATTAATTTCATTTCAATAAGATTCTGCAGTTGATTTATCTATCTCTTGATTTAATATTAAAGCAGTTATATACTTACTTAAATTAGGATTAGCTGTAATAATAGCACTCATACTATTCATAGCATCTCTAAATTTAATGTATGCGTCTGCTATATTAAATGTTCTAATATTTCACTCATTATTTTTCTTTTCAAGAACATATGTATAATTCTTGTCTTGCAAAGATACAAAAAATGGTTCAAAGTCAGAAATCTTATCTCTATAAAAATTGATAGTTTCTTTTGGAGTATTTAGTTGATTAGATATCATTACTTTAGGATCAAATACTGATTCTGTTGTAATTGTTTTTCCCTCAACTTTAACTATATCAAACTCTGCAGATTTAACCCTAGAAGCCATTTCAGAATTAATGGATTCAACAACTGTATCGATGTTATCTTTAGTAGCAATAACTTCATTAAGTCTTAACCCTTGTAACTGTTCGTTAATAGATTCTACTACTTTTTTATCTTCTGCTGTTTGTTCGTTATTAACCGCTGACAAATCAATACTATAGTCATTACCAATAATCATGGGTATATTAGTATTATACTCATGACCTTGAATAGCATACCAATAATCTCCAGCAGGATTAACTTGAGTATCAATAATATCTCTTCCATAAATACCCATTTTAAATTCAGGAGCTTCTGAACATAATTGTTTTAATTGTTCAATTTGACCTTCATTAATTGAAATTACTGATTCTCTATTTACTATCTTATACAAAATAGTATTCATGGTAGCCACTCCAGACTGATATCTAAAATCTCCATTAGTTTCATAACCAAACTCTATATTAGAATCATTAGATATATTTTGGATAGCTAATTCCGCATCTTTATATACTATACCATTTATTCTAATACGCTGGTTAGGATACTTAGAGGTATTTAAATGTATTCTAATAGCCTCCCTGACTCTATCTGGAGCTACTTTATATACATACTTAGCAATCACTGAGCTTCTATACCCTGGAATAATATCATAATTCTTTCTATTATTAGACTGTTTAATGATATCATCTATAGATACTAATCAGTTCATCCCAATTAGAGCAAATCTGTAATCATGTTGTGTACTATATGTTTTAATAGTACCATCAGTAGTTGCTGTTAAAAATCCTTTAAAATCATCATCAGTTACAAAAGGATCACTTGACACAACCAAAAATGTATTACCATTATTTCTTTGATTTAATCATTCTTGTTGATCACTACTATATTTAGTCCTCTCCGCAGAATTTACCGACAATACAACAGGTTTACTAAAGGCTCTAAAATATCCTTTTGGATTAATAGCTGACTGTCTAAAATTTGATAAATTAACAGAAGTATTTAAATCTATGGCACTTTCCTTGCGAAGAAGTGATACTGCTGAAATGTCCCCAAAGTATTCTCCAATAACTGGATCTGTAACTAACAATGGGAAATCAACAGTTTTAGAATCTAATGTTAATCTTACTACTAATAATCCTCTATTATTATATGGTATAATATAAAATTTAGGAGTAGTTTTTAATAGATTTAGAATCTCATTAGCATACTTACGACCTAATGATCCAGGAATAAACGATTGAATTTCCCTAGATAATATTTTGAGAGATGCTTCAAATATTTCTTTATTATCTTTATGTCTGTTATTAACAAAGAAAGCTCTTATTAAATTTGAAATTTGTAATGTAATTTCAGGAGTAGTATTAATAAAATTCTTTAAATTATTCTCATTAGTTTGATAAAATTTAACCAAATCATTATTAATAAAATCAATCCAACTTTCTGCTGTACTTACATATTCATTAGCTCCTACTACTGGTATAACTGGTCTAGTTATAGACTTACTAGTCTCTATATCTGAAGTAACAGTATTTTGTAAGTTATTTACAGGTTCTGTATATTCAGGAGCCATAGATACTTGGTGTATCTCTGGTTTTATAGGATCGGCAAACTCAACTCTAGTGTCTCTTTCTATTGGACTTGTAGTAAGAGTACTATTTTCTGTAACTACTGGATTGTTAGCAGGCTCTATAGGAACGTTAGCTTGTTCATTATTAGGCTGTTGAGATTGATATCCTTCAAACTCTATTGATTCAGTAATATCTGGAATAGCTTTTATTCTCCATTCTTTAAAATCTTGAATTTGAGATTCTGGCATTTCGATGTTTCCAGATGATGTAGAATCATGTTTAGAAGATATTGTATTTCCTAGTCCTCTAGATACAATAATTGATCCTTTTCTTGATCGTTGAGTTAGAGTATATAAATCTTTTAATTTATAGAATTCTCCTCGACTTTTACCTTCATTTGTTAATCCAAAGTTTTTATCAATAATAATATAATCAAATTCATCGCCCTGGACACTATTTAAAGGAACAATTTTAACTCCTTTGGTAGTGTTATATTTCTTAGGATTGTCCGTAATTATTGCAATATCTGAAGAATACTGTTTTAACTTTTCTATATGTGAAAATACTTCATCTTCTTTAATAATTTTTTCTCCTCCAAATATAAAACTATCTTCAAAATATTTAAACTCAATAGGATTAGATTGTAAATACTTTTCAGCAAATTCACTAAGATATTTTGGCTCTATAGCAGGGTTATTATAATATTGCTTATATATCTCGTCTAATCTCTGAGACAAGGATATATAATTATCATATTTAGCTATATTATCAGGTCGTAGTGGAGCAATAAGATCAGGAGTTTTAATATTAATAGTATCCTCAATTCCACTATCAATAACTTCCTTTCCAAATACTGTTTGAACTGCATTCTGTTTATAATCTCCAAATGCTATTACTGATACATTATTAGTATTAGCTCATTTACTAATCAACTCTAGCTCTATTCTATCATATCAACTAATCTCATCTATAAATAAGATCTTATTCTTAGAATCACCAAATAGATTAGTTTTAAGAACTTCTATATTAACATTACTAGTAATACTAATATTATTATCACCATCCTTAATGTATGAAATATCAGAATCCTTTATTTGTCGTCCCAGTATTTTTTCTATAAGTTCATTCTTAGTAAATGAATTTCCATCACTTTCAACACTATCTGTAAGTCTATCCGTTTGCTTTCTCGTTGGAGCTGAGGTTATATAATTTGCATCTTCAAACATCTTCTTTAATAAGAATGCAACACCTTTAGTCTTACCAACTCCCGCTCCTCCAAATACTACTGTAAAATTAAATAAAGGACTTTTAGTTTTAATATATGTATCAGGATTATCCTGGAAAATATCTTTTAATTTAATTATAATACTATTAAATAAATCCTTATTTAGTATTTGAGAATAAGCTACTCTTACTGAGTATTCTTGAGAAAATATTGGAGCGTTTCTAAATTCCTCGCTACTAATTACTTCTTTTAATTTTTTATAAAAATTTTGAGAAGGAGTTGATAGTATTGTGGCAATATAAACCATTTGATCATATACAGTAATCTCAGTGCTAGGATTTTTACTAAGAGTAGTTGGAGCTGACTTTACTAGTTCATTACTATCAAATAACGAAACTATTTTGTCGGCTACTTCATCAGCAGAAAGATTTAGATTTTTAACTGCTTCAAAAATACGAGTTTCTAATGCTATAGAAGCTTGCTCTAATTGAGGAAAGTCTATATCTTCTCCACTAGAAGGTATTTCAATATCTGAGGATAATTGTTTTAAATCAATACCGAATATCTTAATAAACCTATCCTTAAGAATAGAAGTATCATCAGTTAGCAAGCTAATAAATTTAGACTTCATATTTATAGCTATATCTCTCTGCTCTCTAAGTTTCTGAGATTGATTTCTTTCAGAAATATCTATTAAGGTTATTAACTGATTCTTAACTCGTGCTAGATCAGAAATAATATTAATTTGCCCTTGAACACTTATTATAGGTAACAGTTCTTTTTCTAATGATTCTCTAAATTCATTAATTTTGCTATTAAAGCCCCCATCTACTGAAGCATCAAGTATTGCTGAGATAGCATCAATTAATTTAACTGTTTCTTTTAATTTATCAAGAGAATGTCTATCTCTGATAATAAAGTCTTCTACTTTCTTGGAGTTAATAAAGTTAAATTGTTCCTCTCTAATTAATTTAGTTACCTCTTGATTATCTAACCCAGCGACATTTGAAGCCGCTTCAATTAATTCATATATAGGATTAGTATCAATTTGTGATTTGATATTTAGTACCTCTCCTAAATAATCATAGAACGATCTACTTCCAAAAGAAGGTAATAAAATTGGTAGTATACTCTTTAAATCAAGCTGATATATACTACTAAATGTATCAGACAGATCGCTTCTAAGAATATAATTGTAGTGATCTAATGCTCCTGAAATATTATTCTTTTTAATATAATCAACTATCTTAATCAACTCACTAGATAAGTTTGCTATATCATCATCCATTCCTTCTAAGTCAATTCCTTGACTGTCAAGAATAGACTGAATTCTATTAATTCAATTAGCTTGATTATTACTCTCTAAATTATTAATTTGAATTCAATTATATAATATACTAGATAAATCTGAGTCAACTAAGTCAAGATATAGATTATTATTCTTAATATATTCTAAATAGCCAAGATATGAATCAGTGTAGTTATCAAACGCTAAGCTTGTATCTGCTATTCTTACAGGTCTATAAAGAATATTACGTCCTTCTTCGCTTAATGCTGGATTTAAGACTTCAAATTTAAGGCTTTTAATTTGATTTAAGTGGTTCTCTAACCTAGAAATATCTAATTTTAAATTATCTATTTCCTCATTAGATGATATTCCTTCTGGAAGATTTTCAATAGCCTTATCTAGAGCAGTTCTACTCTCTTTTAGTCTATTAGAAATTTGATCATATATAACATTGTAGTCTGTAGCTCCTGGTAGGTATATTTTACTACTATCTTTAATCTTTTCTCCTACTGATTTCATAGTATTAATCATACTTTCCTGCATCTCAGAGAAAATATTATAAGCAGTTAGTACTTTTTGTTTTTCTTCTAAAGAACTATATGTTTGATATTCAGCATCAATTTTATCTTTTTCATCTTGCTGAAGACTATCATATTCTTTCTTATACTTCCAACGAGTATAATTATGTATACCAAATCCTGATACAAAATTGTCTACTAATTGAGGACTTGCAGCAAATAATAACTGCCCTGTATAGAAATCATTTTTCTTTCCAGTAAGTATTTCATCTCGTTGAGCTCTAAGAGTGTCTATCTTAAGTCTAAGACGTTGATATTCACTATTATTTCTCATAGACTCAATACGAGCTTCAATATCTTTTGGAGTTTTTGGTTCATTATCTGCTGGAGTCAACAAGTTTTCTAGTTCTACTTTGGTTTTGATTATTTCAGAAGTTAAATTATTCCAATCTTCAAAAATTTGACTATACAAACCAGATGAGATAATCTTATCCTCTATTGTTTGTTGTTTGCCTAACTTCTTAAGATTTAGATACCCTTGCCTAGTCTCTTCAATAGACTTACCTGCTATATCAGCTTGTTGGGTAATATATTGTAACTCAGCATCACTTAAATCTAACCCTTCCTCTTTAAGAACTTCATTAATTCTATCAATATAAAATCCTATTTGTTGATATAAAAGATCATTTTGTGAATCACCAGAACTGGTACTTTTATACTGAGCTTTTGTAATATTACCATCTTTGACAAACTCTAACTCAGTGCCTGAAAGATTTGTACTACCTAACTTACCAGCTTTATGTAATCTATCTAACTCCATTCTTAATTGGTTCTCCTTACCATCTCTTAAAAGATAAATTATCTCTTTTAGAGAATCATCATTTTGAGTTAGTGTACTATTAAGTATGGGGTTATTTTTCCTATCAAATCTATTATGTAAACTAAATACAGCGCCACCAATACCACCTCCTACAAATGAAGTAAAATATCTAGATATCATATCCTCTGGAGTAATTCCAAAGTTGTAATTCCTTTCTTTATCAGCAATACCTAGTGCATTTAAACCTGAATATAATGCTTTTATTGCATCAGATGTTATTTCTTCTACAGTTTCCTCAACACCTTCATTTAGAGAATCATGAATTAGATTTCCAGGTTTCATCTTAGATATGCGGTTTACTATGTTCTTCTGCATATCTAGAAGCCATTTAGCTGCTCCTTTAGAAGTAGATGTTTTCTTAGCGGTCTCTAATGCAAATTCTTTAGATGATAATTGTTCAGCAGCTTCCTTAACAACAGAGCGGACTTTCGCCTTATCTAAATATGTATCTCTAAACCAAAAGTCTTTGAAATAGTCATTATTCATCAAACCATACATAGCTCCCATAGTAGATAACATACCTAAACCTGCTACTCTGTCTGAAGCACCTGCTTCCTTAAACGCATTATATGCTTCAGTGGAGGAAGTTCCAGCCATATAAGCTAAAGCTAATCCTCTACCTCATTTAATGGCATTTTCACTAGGAATAGAATTTTTTGGAATAAACATCTTTGGAATATTTCCAATAACTCTTTGTTGGAATAATTGCATAGAGCTATCTTCAATTAATTTACCTAAATTTTCTACATTCCAAAAACTCTGTCTTCCATAGTCAGAAACGCTACTATCGAACCGAGAAAATCATGCTTGTATATCAGTTGCCATCTGAGCTGATCTTGATGTTGATATATCTCCAGTTGCGATGCCTTCAATACTTTTAAAAAGTACAGGAAATAATTTTCCTAATTCCTTAGCAGCAGTCATCGCTCCATAATATTTTCCAACACCTGGAATAAACATCATACCAACCTTAAAAGCTGTTTTAGCCATTGTGCCAACGACACTTTTATCCAGATCGTCTGAATCAAAGAAATTATATTTATCTCACTTACTACCATCGATAGTTAAAGTGTCAGATATATGCAATATATCTTTATTTGCAATATCTCTATTTCCCAGAGTCTCATAAAAAGGATCTCCACTTTCATTGAATTTTAGGTCTCCTTTATTGTGCTTAACAATCCTACCATTAATCTCATGTTCCCCATCTTCATCTCATTGAGCTAATACTAATGTAGGTCTTGTTACTGCTGATAATCCTCCTCAATCATTAGGAGTCCAATCTTCAAATTGCTGTGTGTCAAAGTTAAATACCTTATTAGTTTGAGCAACTTCTCTAATAGACATTGTTGGAGCAGAAGATTCTCTAAGATTACTTAGTCCCCTACTTCTTCTCTCAGGATTAGAAAATTGAACTAATTTTGGTCTCATATTCGTTACTTTCCCCCCTATAGGAGCAAAGTAATCATTAGGATCATATTCATAGAAATCCTGTAAATCCTGAACTAATTTACTATTATCAGCATCATTATATAACTTTAAAGCTGTTTGGTAGTACTGATCAAATTTATTATCGTCAAAATTACCAGACTTGTCTTTAAAAGCTTCTTGTATTTGAGGAACTTTTTTGTAGTACTCCTTGTCTAATAAGCTGGAATTATCAGTTGTTATACCTAAATTAGCTAAGTCTTGTGGAGTTTTATTAGGCGAAAAGAATAAGGTCGCCAACCAATCATTTTTCTTCTGCTCAATCATAATTAGAAATTTGTCTGTATTTGAGACTCCTGTAGTAGTCTCCTGCGATTTAACATATCTGTATAATTACTAGCACTTGTTAATTGATGATTAGATACTACTGTTGCAATAGCACTATCTGTTATTGGAATAAATATAGCACTTTTATACATTGAGGATGCGTCTCCTATACCAAATAATCCCCCATCAAAGTTATTTCTATGTTTACTTTTCGAAGGAGTATCTGACCCATAATTAATATATTTAGAGTATAAATCAAATATATAAGACCCCTCGTCTCTATTTACATGATCAACTCATTCAGAGTCATCAATGTCAACAGCTTTATCACTAACATACCCATTGACAATAATAAAAGGATGGGCTTCTCTAAATGCTCATTCTCCTGTTTCTGGTTCTCTATAAATATCAAGATTTAGTTCGTTCAACTTCATAGTTATACTATTTGGAGTGACTCCATATCCAGCATTAAGTCATTCTTGGAATTTTTCAAACCTATTTTGTGCATCTAGATCAGGAGTTTTCTTACCTGTTGTCACATATATGTTTTGATCAATCGGTAAGTATGTTCTTTCAATATTACTTACTCCATCATAAACTACTTTATCTAATTCACTTTCTGTAAGTAATCTATTTCCAAATGTTATTGAGTTTAAAGCTAAACTTGATCCCAGTCTATCTTCTTTAGCAAACACATCTCTAAGTGTACCCATACCAATTTGCTTACCAGTGGTATCTATTGGTTTGCCATAAGGCTGTGCTAAAGCTTTTATACCTCCTTTAGACTTAGAATGTGCAATAGTTATAGGAGTATATTGAACGCCTCCGTTTCCAGTAGTAATCATTTCCTCACGAGTCATTTCAACCTGTTTACTTGATGACCCTTTTCCACTAGCACTACTAGCTGTAGAATCATAATCTAATTGTTGTTTAATTTCCCTAGTATGATCAGTATGTTCAATAACTGCTATTTTTAATAAATTTTGAACATCTTTGGGGTCATTTGGATTTAAACCTTCAGCTGTTGCATTGGCTCTTAAGACATTTTTCATATTTCTAGGTAATGTTCTATAAAGATAATTAACAGCAGCTTCTAAGCTTTTATCGTCACTATATCCTTGATCAGAAGTATTAGTAGATTCTGTAACTTTATATATGCCATCAGGAGAATCAAAACCCAACAACTGTTCAAATCCTTTTTCAATTTGATCTTTCTGCTTCGAAGTATATCTATCAAATTGATTTGAAGATTTATTAGTACCAAAAGCACCAATAGTTGATTTCACATAATCTACTATTGACTCCATGCCAACAGTATTTGATAAGTCAGTTAGAATATCACTATTGTAAGCTAACTCTGGTTGTTCTTCTCTAAGTCGGATTAACTCCGAGTTTGTTAATATCCTATATTTATCTGGATTTTCATAATATGTATCTAAAGATACTATTTTAACGCCATTATCATTATCAAAAACATACATGCCACCAGTATTAGTAATAGCTACTTCTGATCCAGCTCCTTCATCATTAATTTGTTTACTAGCCTGTTGATATAAACTGTTATTATGTTTAATTCTATTAGCCAAAGATTGTATTCTAATTAAATCTGACATATCGTAAGATGTTTCCTGGTTTCCTCCAAACAACGATCCTAAATTTTGAGACTTTCTTAGAAATGTGTTAGCTCTAGACAGAAAATAATCAACATCATTAGGAAGCCCATTTTCCTTCAGTACATTAATAATTTCCTTCTGTATAAGTTCTTCTTTTTTATTATCTGTTGTTGTACTTGGTGTGTTTTGAGATTCTTGCTGAGCTATTGAATCTCTAGAAAAGGGGGTATAGTATATACCCCCTGTTTGATATCTTTTTATCTTCATATTATGACATCATTTTTATAAAAAGCCTTATGATATTATTATTTAAGTCATTCACAGCTTTATTAATAGCTTTTTGCTGATCTAAAAATGCTTGTTCATTTGTTTCTCTAAACCTTTGAATTGTACCTCCTCTTTTATACCTAAAATATTTAGAATCAGATAGTTTTGGAGATACTTGACTAACATACCTGGGGACATTTAAATCATCAAATCATCTAATCCAAGAATGTCTTCTCTTAGGATCATTAGCTTGATCCTGATAAATATCAAAGAATGCTTTACTGCGTATATTAGACACTTGATCAGGATATTTATAACTTATATATCCTAACCAATCATTTCCTCATTGCTCTTTTTCACTTGCAGACATACTGTTAAAACCACCAAAGCTTTCAAAAAGTTGTTTTAAATCATTCTGATATTTAGTTTCAGCATTAATAGAATCCAACTTATCTTCAATAGCAGTCCTATTCTGTAAATCTTTAGCATAATCCTGCCTAAATTGATAAATAAGATTTTTAACATTTTGTGTTTGTTGTCCTATCTTATTAGCATCTGCCATATCAAGTTGTGCTAATCCTTGATACCAACGATTCCTGTTTTCATTACTAATTTGATTTCTTATATTTGCATACTGTTGCTTTTGAGCAAGTAGTTTATCGTTATACTGATCTATCATTTGTGAAAATTTAGTATCTCTTTCTCCCTTTATTTGATCAATTCCTGCATCTCTCATCAACCTCTCAGCCATTACTTGATTTGGATCACTAGTGACTGTTTTATATTTTCGCATTTCCTTAATTCGATCATCATACATTCTATGCAAACCATTATCACTAAATCTAGAGTAGAATTCAGTCGGCATTTGCTGTTGAGAACCTATCATTCCCTTACGAATAGCATCTTTCATCTTTTGAGCAGTACGATTAATACCTCTTGTAGATGCTATAAAATCACCAATACCAAGTAACATATCAGGATTAATACCAGATCCTTTTAAATCTCTACTAGAACCAAACATACTTGAAGATGGCTTCTCAATATTAGTAGACTGTTTAGTATATTTATCTATTAATGACTTTCTTAATTTAGGATCAATGTCATTTAAAGGCTTAACTCCTAAGAAATCTGAGTGAAGCCTAGGGTTTGAAAAAACATCTATTGGTTTTGCAGTAACAATAACTGATTCACTGTGCTCATTTACTGGTTTCCCATTTTTATCAAGAAATCAATTACTATTAGAACCTCCTTGTGCTTTAATAATCTTACCACCCTTTTTGTGAAATCTTAACCCAATATAGTCATCAACTTGTTGTAAATAAGGATCAATATTACGAATCTCAGTAGGATTTTTTATGCCACTTAAAGTCACAGGTATATCTCGTACTCCAGTACTTTCAGATAACATTAACGTAGAAGGAGCTTTAAATTTAATAAATCTTTTAAATACAGGATTTCTATAAAACCAGTCTCCTCCATATCTAGAATTAAACTGTAAAGTTGATGGAAGTAGTCATCCATTAGACTGTAATTGAGAAGCAATTTCAGGATTTCTTCTAATAACTCTTCCTAAAGTTCTTAATTTAGAAGTGTGGCCTGCTAAAGATCTTATATCAAAATCATCTGGAAGTTGTCTATTAGACATTCTAAATCTATAATTTCTACTCATAGGATTTCAACTTCCAGAAAATATATTTGATATAGTAGAATTTGTTTTAGATTTGGCAGCCTCTGCTGTTCATTTAGCCTCTTGTGCTTTAGATATTTTTAGATGGCCTGATTTAGTTAAATCTTCAATTGCTTGTTTATAGTTCTTAACAGTACCATCAGAGTTAGCCCATCGAGCTGGCTGGCCATCAACAAATCCTAATTCCTTATCAGCAACTATTTTGTCAATATACTCCCTTTTTAAGCTTTCTTTTGTTTTAGCTTCTAATTTAGGTGATTTTCCTTTATATTGAGTAGATCTTATATTTTGGACTTCATTCTTTATTCCTTTAACAGCAAAAAGACCAGTAGATAAACTTTTTCAATCATCTAAAGTTCCTTTACCAGATACTATATTGTTAACAGCTGATACTGCACTAGTAGCTCCTGAGGCTAATAGTATATTCTTTAATAATGAAGCAGATTTTTTAACTGTTTTACTCATTTTAGCCATTTTACCACCAATTCCAACACCAGGAAGTAAGCTTATTGTATCTAATCCCAGTCCAAGGGCTAAGTTACCAAGATCTCCTAAATCAAAACCATCACGGCTGACATCAGCTCCAAACTGAGCTAATGTTGATCCATACCCTAAAGCACCAGCTACTGGATTACCACCAGTAGGGATAGCTGCAATTAATGACGCTAAATCGCCAGCGATGCTAGCTATTTGCATCTTATCAGCTTTAGTTAAATCTTTTCAATCTCCATTTTTTAAAGAGGTTTTAGCAACATCTTTGTCAGTTCTTTCAGTTATTGTCTTAGCTGTAGTATCATTTTCAATATTAGAAACTTTTGCTGCATTAATTCTACCTCCTGATTGAAACTTAGGTTTATTATCAAATATGTTTCTAGATGCTCTATCTCATCTTTCTCCATTAACCATAGGAGTTCTAGTAGTATATAAACTTCTAATTAAAGTAGAAATTGGAAGTAATGAGGAATCTATAATTACACCTCCTAATGTATTACCTCTAAAATTCTGAGTATTTTGAGAAAGAATTTCCTGTCATTTACGAGATAATGCACCAGTAAATGTATGATTTTCAGGATTAGCAGAAAGAACTCCTGAGTTTATTAAAGATTGAACTTCTTCTGGTGTCATTTGATAAGGTTGTTCCATTCCATCTCTATAAAATCATACATCATTTACATCATATGGATTTCGAAAGATTGTTGCAGCTGTGGTGCCATTAGAACCTGGGATATTAATTTCATAGTATCCTTTTGCTCTTTCTGATCATTTAGTAACTGGATTAGTAATATCCTCATAATTTATAGAAACTCCTGATAACGGATCTAACTCCTCGGATTCTCCAGTATTAATATTGTACTTTAATCTTTTAACTGCTTCAGGAGTTACAAATCCATATCTATCTCTAGCAGAATCTTTGTCATAATATTCATATACTACTGAATTTGGATCATTGGGATCTTTTAATGTTCTAAACATCATTCCTCTATTATTATTTCTTAATCCAGGAAGAAAGAAAGAATCATTATAACTTGTAAAAGGATTAGAACTATTTCCCCAAACATCTATTCCATTAGTACCATATATATTATTCTTGTTGCTATTTATCCACTGATCTAGATTTCTATAAAATACTGAGTTATCATCCTCTGCAACACTCTTTGGGATTAATTTACCATCAAATCAAAATCATCCTTTTAAGGGATCAAATTGATGCTTATCTCTTAGGACTTCATCGTTTATGTATACTCGACTACCACCAAAAACTTGATCTCCATCTACATCTGCTAAATTATATGACCCATCTGGATTTGTAGTAACTTTTAAACCAGCAATGGAGTGAGTATTAGGATCAATGTTATCTCTGACTTCTTTTTCAGTAAGTTTAGAAGTTGATTGGTTAGTTGAAGAATTTTTATTAGTAGAATTACTATCTAAAAATATACCAATATCATCTAGAGCTAGCTTATCCTCTTCGGTTCATGTCCCATTTTCCACACGCTCCACTAAACTCTTAACACCTTCATCCCCTAAACGATTGTAAAGATCTATATAAGCTTGCTTACCAAGATTACCATAACCCTTAAATGTATCCTTATCAGTATAACTAGCAATATCTTTTAGGGCTTGAAGTCTTCTTCTAACTTGTAAATTATTAGCTCCTTGTATAAAAACTTTATTTCCATTAACTAATTCATAATTCCCATCCTTGTCTCTTTTATACTCGACATTTATAGCATTAGATCAATCATATATCGAATTACCAGGAGTAGGAGCAGTATAAGTAAATCCCTTTAAAGCATTAATTGCATTTCTAGATGCATTTTCCTTACCTCTTCACGAATTACCAAAAAACCTTCCTATTCTACTTCGACGATTCCCCAATCGATTATTTTGACTATTTGTAACATCAAATTGTACATTTCCATCTAATCTATCAGCATTAGAATCATAGGATAAATTTTCTCCATTCCTTAAAGCATCTGTAATTTTACTAAATTGATAGGCTGTTTCGTCGTCTAATGATTTACCATAGTTTGTTAGTTGATTTAAAAAATTATTATCAACTTCAAACTTATTTCCATCAATAGTAAAAGTACCATATCTTTTATTAGAAGTAGAACCACCTTTTTGATATTTAATTATTTGTGCCATTCTATCACACTTATATTATACTTAAAAAGGGGAATTGATCATCTACAATCCCCCTTTTATCTTTCAATGATCTACTTACGACATTTCTTGCGTTTTACAAGCTTACCACCTTTCTTGAAAACAGGCTCCGAATCAACAGGAGCTCCTATTGGTTCTTGTGCAGGAGCTTGTGCCTGCGAAAGTAACGAAAGGAATGCCTCACAAGCCTGTGCTAGTATATTACAGTCACCAGACTGTAATCCTTGAGCCATCATATTAGCAATTTCTACAAGTGGATCTTGCTGTGCTGCTGCTGGCTGTTGTGCAGCAGGTGCAGGTTCGGAAATTTGTCCACCTGCCTGGAAAACTTTAATTTTCATTTTGTATTATTGTTTTTATATTATTAATTAATTGATCTAAAATAGTTAATTATTTCATTATCATATATTCATTTAATGCTCAAAGATAATACTTTAGTTTTTAATATCCAAATAAATTCTATAAAAATTACTTCTGTGATAAATTTTGTATAAATTGTTTGACATATTAAATATATATTATTATCTTTGTACTACAACCCAAGAATATAAAATAGAGTCTATTTCATTCTCTAATGAGATGCTAGATTAAACATGAGATAATATAGGGTTAAAGAAGATAGTTATTATCTTCTTATGGAGAGTAGAATTATTCTATTCTCCTTTTTTATTTGGACCAGAAACATATTCTGGTTTTCTTTCATCTTGTTTTTTTAATATTTTGAATATATATTTTCCTAATTTCTTGTAGTCAGAATCCTTCTTAGATTTATTGGCGCGTTTCGCTTTACTAATTAATGATTTAGTTTCTTTAATTGATATAATCCGCTCACCACCAACTAGATCCATTTGAGGCTTGCCATCTGATCCTAATATATACATCTTTTCTACCTCTTCATCAGAAATATCATCATCCTCAAAGTCTAATTCATCTCCTATTTGAATTCCAGAATTAGCATTAACTTCAAGAACATATACTAATTTTTCATCAGGATCTGCAATACACTCTATAACTTCATCTGATTTAGGTTCCCCATATTCTACTGCAACTACTTCATCATCATCATTTATAAAGATAATATCAATAGGAAAATCCATATCTTTAGTATTAAATACTAGAGAACCTTGTGGATTACTAGAGTAATTAAACAACATACCCTCTGAATCCTCCATAGACTCTACATTGGAAAGTCCTTGGGTTTTTTCCTCTTCTGTTTCTGCAAGTAAGACTTTATATTTCTTATCTGCTATTTCAATTATTGTTTCTTTCATTATTAGTACTTTTAATTATAGGTCGCGCCATCAATATATTAAGTGGATTATAGTACCTTGTAGTAATTGTTGGGCTAAAATGTAGGTAGCTGGCATTTTTTAAACTAATTTCTGGTTTACCCTTCATAGCCATGAATGACACTCCATTAAATCCCGATTTTTTCAGGTCTATAAAATCTAAATTGCTTAATTTTGACCCACTAACTAATCTGTCTCCAACCTTAAAAAAATTACTGTTGGAATGTAATAATTTTGAATCATCAACCCAATATGTATATAATCTAGAATTATTTGTTGGGGGCAAACCTCTTTTAATGTCTGAAGACATATATCTTTCTGCGTAAGATTTATTGGGTGTTACATATATTCCTCCCTCTGTCCTCTGTATTCTGCCAACTCCAGATTTATAACCAGGTTGTCCTGGACCAATAGGAACCCCATTTGGCAATGGTTCTGGGGATCCATGATATACCTTTAACAAGCCTTTTGTTTTTTTTATTCCTGGAAATGCCCCCACTAATCCAGCAGAAGGAAGCGATACCAATAAATTAAGGCCAATTGATGTTTTTGGATATGTTTTCTGAAAATTTTTAGTAACTATACCTGGACTATTTGGATCAAACATACTATATCCATTTCAAGCACTTCCTATTATTTTAGGTAAGTAATTTGCAATTATTCCAGGTAATCCTCCAGTCGAAGCTACCATAAATTCATTTAATCCTTCATACCCTCTTCTTTGTCTAGCTGCATCCTCTCCTACTTTTCCTAACAACTCTCTAGCTTCTTCATTTCCCCTATTTGCAGAAGATGTTAATGTAGAAATATAGTCTCTATATTTACTAGGATTAGTTTCTTTTAAATCATTAATTCTTGTTTCTAAAGGTGTAGTTGGTTTTGGAGGAGTATACAGCTCTGGATTTCTATTAATATTATCCAGAGCTGTAACAACTTGTGATCTTATATCTAATGGCATATTACTTTATACTTTTAATTAAACCACTTCTATCATCTGTATTTTTTAGTAACTCAAAACAAATTAGTTTACCTGCTTCTATAGCTATATCATCTGAAGGATTCTTCTGATATTGGCTGTATAAAGATTCTAGTTGATCGGTAAATTCTTTTCTAAGAGTCCATTCATTCTTTTCAATCTCCGCAGTTTGAGTGACTCCTCCTTCTGAATGAGTTATTACTGGAATACCTTTTTTAGTAATCTGTCCTTCTAATTCTGGATTTACTTCTTCTAAATTGTGTTTTCTAGCATGTAAAGCTCCCTCTGGAATTAGGTTCATTTTACCTCCAAGTTGAAATTTCTGAGTATCTTGATTTTCTGTAAGTTTAATTGATCAGGAACTAATAATTTCTCTAGCTCGATCTAATTCAGGAAATTTCATACCTTTCTTAGACAATAATAGTTTAGGCTCATATCCTGCATATCTATTTTGATTTTGAGATAAATAAGTATCCGCTGCAGAGTTTGATTTTCTTAGTTTAGCCTCATCCATAATACCCAATATTGTATTTTGAGTTTTTCTAGCTTTTTGTATTGCTCTATTTCCTTTTTTGGCAAATCCAAAATCAAATAATCCAGCCTTTTTTCCCGAGTACTTACTAATAGATTCCGAAACATCTGATTGTGAACCTCCATAACCTGACCCAAATTGGTCAGTCATGTCAGCTAATGAATCTACTCTCTTACCTCCAATGCCATTTAATAAATTTAAAGTGGCGCCAACAGCCATACCAACTGGACCAAAATTACTTGCCACTTTAGAAACGGTACCAACAACTGCAGATCCAGTACCCTGAACTCTATCTTTAGTGCCTCCTATTAGGTTTCCAATCATTCCTCCAGCAGCATTTATCATACTTCCTATACCACTACTAGGAATTAATGAATTAACGGTGTTAGTTATACTATGAGCTGTCTCAGCCCCCTTACCAGTTTTTTCATCTCCTATTAATGACGCATTAATCCCACTAATTGCAGATCCTATTGCATTAAATGTTTCTCCATGTTCTGCATCAAGCATAGATAATTTCTGTCCAAAAGACGGTTTGTTAGCTGATTTTGGGAGTTTATTATTAACTTCTGTTTGTATCTTTTTATTTAAAGCTTTATCTGCTTTTACTGGTGCAACTTTATTTAGAGATTTAGTTGCAGATGTTAATTTAGATTCACTGATAACAGGACCTAAATCTGATTTTTTAACTATACTTTGAGTCCTTATAGCATTTGGTATAGTTATTTTACCAGTTCCCTTTCCGTTGCCTCCAAAAGCGACATTAGAAAGAGAATACCAGTTATTTAAATTATATTTAAGCATAACTTAATCTGAATAATGTTTGGATTGCATTTATAACTACTAGTTTATCACCAGTATACTTAATTCTAATTTTTAGCCACTTATCTCTAATTCTAGTAGACTTTAAGTCAGACTTTACTCCGTCTTTACGTTTAATTTTATAGTTAATTGGAGTAATAGTATTATATCACCTATCTTCCTTATATTCAATATTTCCTAAACGCCTTCCTACTCTCTTAATATTAAGAACAGGTTGATTTACCTTGATAAAATATTGATTTAATACAGGATCTCTATCAATAGATATATTATCACTAAATTCTTGACTATATTCAGTCCCACTAAATTCTTTAGAATGTTTATCATTGTTATATTTATCTTCATCAAAAGATCCATCAGGATTTCAATAAGATTCCTGATCTACATGTTCTGATTGATAAATCCCAGCTTTATTAAAATCATAAACATCACCAACTAATTCAAATTCTAAACTATTTGGTTCTACATTATTAGATATTAAGACTAAATTATCAAATACCTTATGAATTCCTGCTGGATTATTTACTACAAATTCAAACTCAAATGGCTCTTGTTTGTCATATCATTTAGTTGGATGTATCTCATTATTTGGATTTTGATCAAAATAATTTATTTCATCAAATACACCTGCTCTACCATGCATATAGAATCCATTCTTAAGTAGTAGATCATATTCTTTAACTTTATCCTCCATCTTAGACTGAACTAAATAGTTATAGTCTCTAATTAATACTATAGATTCCTTAAATGAATTACTAGAAGATGATACTTTATTTTCATTAGTTTGACTTGAAATATTCTCAGAATTATCTATATATGTAGAAACTATTTTTGGAGTTACTTCAAAATCAATTTTTAAATATAATAATTTTGAAACTTCTTCAAAATCATTTATAGTTAATTCCAAGTTCCTTCCATTTTGGATTATACCAATTTTTTTCTGAAGTCTTTCTGGATCTATATCTCCAACTAAATATTGAGAATATTCTATTTCAGATTCTGAACCATCTGGTTTGTAGGATCCATTAATAATTTTACATTTAATATCATATTCTGTTTTTGGAGAATCTGTGAACTCAACTATATGCTCAACTCCATTTGTATCTAAAATAGATGATGTAATAGATGTTATTCTTATTCCAAATTTCTCAAAGAAATCATAGCCTTTAATAACTATAGTTCTCTTGATATTATCATATTCTCATAGATTACCACAGGTTCTTCCAGAAATAAAGTTTTTATTAATATATTCAATCCTCCTATCAATTTCTTCTATTCTAGTAGAATTCTCTGGTAAATTTCCCTTCTCTAAACTCTCTTTTTCATTATTTAATTCATCAACCTCGTTTTCTTCAAATCTTTCCTCAATATGAGCTCCTGAATTTGTGTTAATATTATCATATATAATTCCATATAATGAAGCTCTCTGACGATCTAAAGTTAAGAAAATGTTATTAACATTGGCTGAAGATAAAGGAGTTCAACTATATTTAGTGATTCACTTCTCTAGACGCTCGTTATAGCATAAATCTCATACCTTATTTCCATTATAGAATGTAAACATTACATCACCTTTATAGTTATTGTAGTGAGTCTTTACATTCTTTAATGCTACTATAGGATACTTATCCTCTTCATTTAATATTATATTATCATTCAAGAATCTCTGAACTACCATATCAGATATTAACCTAAATCCTTCTGCATTGTATTTCCAGATTTTTTTAGCGTAAGTATCAACCCCATAAATTGCATTTGGTGTTCTAATAATTGATTCTTGCCAAATACTTCCATAATCTTGAGAAATAGGAGTAACTTGATTTTGTAAAACTCCTGCACCATACATGTGTATAGACTGACCTGTAGTAGTAGCTATAAGTGCTTTTTCGTTAATAGGAATTAAGGCACATCCATGTTCAAAGACACAAAATAAGTTAGTTCCATAAGATATTAGTTTTACAATAGATCCGTATTGTCTTTCTATATCTTTATAATCTAACCCTTGAAATATTCTATATGCATTTCTAAAATCATCCTCTACTTGTACATTACTAAACATAATTCTAGTATCAAATACATCCTTTACATAAGGCACATCAGGGGATGTAAAGTATTTTTTAGAAGGTACTGTTGTAGAATATCCTGCATTTAACAGAGTACTTTCAGGTATTTTACTAGACGGAGCTGTATTTATACCATGTAAAGGATAGAAGCCTCTTGGATTTCCCATTAATGCCATTTCATCAACATAAGATGTATCCTCAGATCGTAGCCCTAAATTATAATTTGAAAGACATTTATAAGTAACTCACATTCCAAGAGGTACAGTATTCACATCTGCTCTGTTTATCTCTTTTCAATCAGAGGTAGTAGTTTGATTATATCCTTTATACCCATTTTTCCAAGTTTCTGGATCAACTATTATATCATTAGTTGGAGTTTCAGAATCTATAAAATTCCTTATAATTCTAACTGTTACTGTATTCGTAAAACAATCCCCTCTAAAGACAGTTGGAGTTATACGTTCAATAATTTTTTGGTCTTCATCATATATTTTAATTAGTTTACTATCATTCAATTCGTATCTTGGACTAATTGCCATAAATGGAGAGAGATCATTACCTCTGATCTTAAAATATTCTGAATTAAATGTTGATGAATAATTACTAGACCTAATATTATATATATAATTAGGATCTAAAACTTTATTTATACCAATAAAAGGACAATATATTCCTCTTACTATATTACTATTACTTTGTTCATAATTTTTAGAACCAATAAATCTAATATCTTTACAATCTTCAGATGAACCAACTCTGGTTGAGAATCCATAACTATCATAATATTTTAAAGGAATGTCAGTATCTACATATACACATTTTGCCTTAGATATATTTCCTTTATCACTAGGATAATTGATATTATCAATATAATAATACCTTTTATTATTGTCTTTATTTAGAGTGTTAACCTTATAATTCTTTTCAAGTATGAATTCAGAATTATCAAATACAGATTGTAATTGTTTATTTGTAATAACATCTACACTTAATAAACCACTACTTTGAATATTAGCTGTGTCAAGTATACGTTCATTATAACTAGTACTTAAATATAATTCACTATTTATAAAAGACTCAGTTATATAATTATTATTATAATATAACATTGGAATATATGATACTCGATCAACACCAATAGACAATCCCTGACATAATATATTAGGTATTCTCTTTTGTCTAACAAAGAAAAATCCTTTAATATGATATTTATTTTGTAATGTTTCTATTAACTTCTGTGGAAATGTAAAGACAAATCCAACTGGACAAACACCCATTTTAGATTTATCACCTTCAGTATCTTTTCATGTTTTAAACAAATTAAATGAAGGAAGTTTAAACACACCTTTTGTATTAGACAAACTAACAGAAGAGTTATTAATAAAAAATTCATCTTGAGAAATAACATTAGGATCAGTATCAAAAGATTTTTCATCATCTCCTATATTAGACTCCCCAATATTTAAAAATTCACAACCCCTAAGATTATATACTGGACTTAACGAATCATCTCTAAAAATATAAACAACACCTAATCTATATATTTCAGTGGGTCAATATCCTAAATTGTAATATATATTTAAAGGATTGTAGTATTCAGCTTTTTGTATATCATCTTTATCCTGTATAGAATAAGTTTCTGGAGTAATATATCCAATACTATTTTCATTTTCCGTCTGAGTACATTTGACTTTAATATAGTATGAAATATTTTGAAGAGAACTATTATCTAATACAACCTGTTGTATGTTACCTAAAAATAACATGTTTTGTACTTGTGCTTGAGTTTTAGCTCCAGTACATATATTGTATTTAATATTTAATTCCTCTTCATTTATCTCAGTTACTTCTTCAAATCCATTTATAGTAATTGTGTGAGAATTATTTTTTATCTTATACGGTTTATCTATAATACAAGTTTCACTTTTTAATATACCGTTTAAATCTGAAAATTCTCTTTTATAATATATAAATATTTTATTAAAAGATAAGTCAAGATTAGATAATTTCAATATAATAGATTTATCTGTTCTTTCATTTTCTAATGTTCCAGATATAGTGCTTATATTATATAATGATCCTTTAAATACAGATATAATCCCAGATTCTGCAACAATATCTGTTTTATTATAATCATTATCGGCTAACTTTATATAAAAAGTATAATTTCCACCTTTTAATTGTCCACTATATGATATATCTATTAAATCGATTTTAGGTATTGTATTTATATTTCTAAACAACCGTGTTTGGGAGTCAATTTGTCCTTCCCTATAAATATTAGTTTGCTCTGTTTGATTTCTTACTATTCTTTTATATTTATTATCCTCTACTGTAGTATATGTTGTATTTACTATTCTTAGAGGATTCTTATCATCATTAATTATTAAATTAACAGTACCATCATATGATGGTTGACACTCTATATTTACTGGATTATTTAGATCTAATTCTATTTCATTCGTAGTAAAATCTTCTAGAGTACCGTCGTCTGTCAATTTATTGTGAAGGGGATTATATTCATGTGCTATATCTCCTTCACTATAAAATTTTTTAGCCGTTAATTTTAAATCCATTATTAAATACTTTACTCAGATAGTATATCTTTATAGGCTTCTATAAAATCAGAAGAAACTACAAATAATTTTTTTATTTCAGCGATTGTTTCTGTTGCATTCTGAGGGTTAAATCTAATTCTTGAACTTTCTCCTATCAATGGTACATATGGCATAATTGCATATGCTCTATTCTCTACTCATGCGGGAGCTAATCCTGCACTAATATCATCAGTAGTAAAATCTCTATTATATACTATAGTATTATAATTATTATTATTAGTACTACTATCATTTTTAACAGCAAGTATATTAACTAAACTATCTGCTAAATCATAATAACTATTAAGATCATTATCATTCCTAATATCAGTATATAAGATTTCAGGAGATTTATCAACATATTGAAGCAATGATAACCTTAATGAATTTATTTTTTGTTGTAATTCGTACACAAATTCATCAGATATATCTCCAAGATTCTTTCACGTTCTATTTATGTTAATTAAATCTCTATTATATATTTTTAGTTCGTTAGAATTAAGGTCACCTAAATTTTTATTTCCATATTGTAGGCTATTATTATCAAATAGATTTGAAGATATTGCCCCATTTTTTATAATATTAACGCCATTATATGATATTTCAGTTATTATATCCGATCTATCAAATTTTAAGTCTGCGTTTTTAATTAATATGGTATTATCATTTAAAGAACCTAAAATACGTTCTCTAACTCTATTAATATTTTTTAATGAATATATATGCAAACTTAACCCTAATAAAATAGACGCTACATATATATTGTTAAATCATGTTGTTTCACCGTATTTAAAACTTGTCTGCGTTAAATATGACGATTTTTTACCTTTATCTACAGTAATTCCAATAGTTATATGCATTCCTTCCCCTTTTACTTCTGGGCCCATTAATTCTAAGTTAGCAATATTATATCTTCTCATATTTTCAGAATAATATAATATTCCAATACCACTAGAGCATCAAATACTTGGATCAGAAATTATAGTACCGCCTGGAAATCCTCACCCTCTACTAGATCTTCCTTTATTAGCGTGAGTAGTAAAAAATAACGGTATAAATAAAGGTCTTCTTTCACGATACAGCTGCTCATCAAAAACAGTAGATAAATGTCTTCATTCTAAATCTTGATTAATATCTTCTGGGGATTCATATGTCCAGTGTAAATCATTATGGGCATTCCCTCTGTTAAATCTGAATCCAGGAAACATTTTTACAACACTAACTTCAGTTTTTTCATCTTTAACAGGTTGAAAATCAAAAAAACTAAGTCTATTAGGATATCTTTCTTTATATTTTCCCTCATCTGAATAGATTTCTTTCCCATTATTTACATAAGTGGCATTATGTGCATATACAGAATATCTGTAAGCAGTGTCTGACATAGATAAGGTGAATCCAAGGACCTTATCTTGTTGTCTTAAACTAAGATGATTTTGTATAGATAGTTTATAAAGATTTTTTCAACCGCTTAGGTTTGTACCCAATTTAATCTGCGGTATAAATTCATTATTATCATCAGATGAAATAAATCATGGAATATTCTCTATTAGATATTGTTTCTGAGCACCCACTACTTCTTGTTCAGCACTTCAATCTATAAATACCCCATTAAAAGAAAAATCAGAAATATTTGTATAATACTTGTTTTCATCTTCTGCAATAGAATTAAAATTAATACTTATTTCTTTACTATCTTCTACTCCACCAATTTGTAATTGATATTTAACAGATTCATTAGATATATCAGTATTAAAATTTATATTACTTCATAATTCGTTTTTGCCATAATTAGATTCTATTTTAGGAGTAAATTTAAGTTCTTCAACATCGATATTAATATTTAATTTACTACGGTCAATATATCCACTAATCTTATCTTCTGGATTCTTATCTTTTGTATGTATATCTGAGGACGATATATTATTAATTACTTCATCTTCTTCTTTCGGAATTATATTTAAATCAAATAATTTATATATACTATCCTCAAAAATATAGCCATTGTCTTTATCTCCCTCATTAATTTCTAAGCTAGACTTATCTAAGTCTAAATAAGAAGGTAGTTGACTGAATATTTCTTCTGAAGTTATTAATTGATATCTGTCATATTTATTTATAAAAGAATTCATTAACTCAGATGTAATAAGTAATTGATTTCTTTTATATTTATTAGTTCCGTCTGAAATTATAACTGATAATATATAAATATTTTCTTTATGAAAATTAAATTTATACTCTTTATTTTCATCGTTTCCTGGAGTCTCATTAAAATAAGATATTGTTATTATATTTTGCCCAAATAAATTTAAATCATCACTAATATCTTTATATACCTCACCGTCAATATCCAAATAAGACTTATCTCCTTCAGTAACTTTAAATAATGGATATAAACGTAATTTAATAGAATCATTATTAGATAATGTACTAATAGGAAGATTTATTGAAAAATTAACATTTACTGAAGAATCGTTTACTAAATATTTATAAGTATTAAAAATACTAATATCTGTGGACTCAACTAATTCATATAAGTTGATAATATATTCAGTTCGATATTGATCAAAAATATAACCGAGACCATCCAATAATTGCTCAGAACTCGATTCTTGTATATACGGAGTAGCTCTAACGATAATTTGTTTAATATCTTTTCCGTCCTCAACACCATCAATTTCTGATATACTAGATTCCATACTAATAATAGTTAAATCTCCATATTTACTAGGATTACCTAATTTAGCGGGAGTAGACATTTTAATCCAATTTCCACTCGACCCGTCAGTATAAACATATTTATATTGAATCAAATTATGATATACAGACGATATATTATCTGCTATTTCTGATGAATATATTTGTGTTTGTGTTTGTATAGTAAAAGATAATTTACTGTATTTTTTATTACTTTTATTATTGCTACTATTATTACTTGAAGTATCAATAAATATTCTAGGATAGTTTAACTTGGTTACATAGACATTAAAACTATTAATATTATATAATTCAGGTCTAACACTAACCCATCCAGGACAGGTCCAAGATACATTATCCATTTCTGAAGTACTTGGTAAATCATTAGTCCTTTCTTTTATTTTTGAAGTAATATCATATACATTCTTATCTTCTGATAAAGAATAATATTTTCTAAATTGAAATTTTCAACTAGGCTCTTCATTACCATATTTACGCAACCAATACTTATCTCCAGGATTTAAATATAAGTTTTTAAGATCACTACTATCTTGTAATACAATTAATTGTTGTTTTTTTGACAGTGTAGTATAGAATAGATCACTATTTGTTATATAAGTATCATACCAATCAGATTCTACAATTTTTTGATCTAATTCTAAAATATCAATTCCTAAATATTGCTGACCACTAGAATTTTCATCACTATCAAACAATGTTTGAGGAGAAGGATATGAACCAATCTGACATAATTTATCAATAGGATTATAGGAAACAATATAAATAATTCCCCCATATTCCTTAACCCCTACTGGTATATAATCTGAAGGTAATTTAGCTTTTTCAAGCTTATAATTACCCATATCATTTTGTAATATAAATTCATTTCCATTATAAGTAATAACTGTGCCATTGATACAGTCAGTCAAAATATTATTGGGGGTAGTTAATGGATGTAAATCTGTATTAAGTCCTTCTGTGAAAACATTAATTTGTGCTTGTTTTGTATCCATAATTGTTTATATTGTAACAATCTTACCTTTAACATCTCTATCTGCAAAATGTTTAAAGTTTCTTGTTGTTATTGTTTCTTCTGTAAATAACCATCCTACATCAATAGGATAATATAGTATAAAAAAGTGTTTCTTTGATTTATCTAGGAAACATTCTTCTTTTATTTTATACAATTTCAGATTAGTAAACTTGATTTTATTACGCCTTTTTGAGGTTATCTGAGATTGATAAAACTCCCATTCTGCTTCACTAAGACCAAAATAGTATATCCCATTATATTCTTCTTGAATATACTTATACTTTAATCGTAGTTTTATTCTAGTTTTAATATTATTATATAGTGCTCGTTTATGATTATCTATAAACATCTTACCACAATAAGCAGTGTAATCTTTATTATGTATTTGAAGGTCAGCTCCTTTTTTATTTAAAGTATAAAAAGTATGAAAACCATGCTCTAAAACTCTTTTAAGCTCATATCTAGAAATATGTGGATATTTATCTTCTAATATATCTAAGTAATCATCAAGTTCTTTAATCATACTAATAATATTGTTTAGCCTCGTTTGTGTGTTTCTCAATTAGTTTTTTGAGTTCCTTGTTTACATATATAGGTTTTTCTTTAGTATCAACTGTTCTAGTACTATACTTGTACACTAATTCATTACCTGTAAACTGAGAAAGTACATAGTCTATATTTTTAAACTTTCCATATTTATAGAGTTTCTTAAACTCTTCATCAGAAAATTGCTTCATATAAATTTCAGCATAATTACCATACTTAAGAGGCAATACAAAGGTAACATTATTCTCAATAATATCCAATAATATCTCATAAAAACAATCTTTAAAAATCTTTGAAGCAAGTTGCTTTGGATTTTTATATCTATTTTTTACTCATCTACCCTTTAATAATTTTTTATTTAATCCTGTATAAATTTCTTCTACAGAAAATGCATGCTTAAACATTCCATAATTCATACTTTTGTTTGCTTTATAATATAGGAGAGAATTTTTTCCCATACATTTTACGATCTCATCTAGTTTTTACATCTAATACATTATTTATATCATTTTGAGATAAATGTGCAGGAATTCTTGCAGAATTACATAAACGTAACCAATCATTCTTGACAGCCGCTGCTAATTGGAATAAATTTCCATCCTTCTGAATTAAACTTTTCTTATATATATCTATATAAGCACAATATGCAGCTAATGCTTGGACTTCTTTGTCTGTAAGATACGGTAGTCCATCCTCATCAACAATAATACCATGGTAGAGGATTGTAACATTTGCATAGTCTTGATCAAATACTAAATAATCCCCTTCTTGTCGATACTTAAGTAATACTCCACTATTATAAAAAACACTTTTATCTCGTTTTCAAGATTCAATATACTCTTCAACCCATTGATTGTAAACATTAGGGTATACACTATAATCGTTAGTAGTTTGAGCATCCATACGCCTTCCAAATACAGCTTCAATAAATTCTACATTACATGGTAATTTAATTTTCCTATCTTGTGTGTGAGTAGTATATTTATATAAACTAGTTTGCCTATTTCCAATTAATTCTCATCCATTCAAGCAAATATCCTCAAAATTTGTAGTATCTATTGATGTGCCATATAAAATATATGCTTGAGAATATACTGATTTAAAATTATTTCTGTTCATAGTTATCGGGGTTGTTGATCATTAGGTGTAACTGGGCTTGCAAGTTGACGGAACCATCTTACATATTTCTCAGTCATTCTACGTATAATTTCATTACTTAAGATTCCACAATCTAGGTACGTATTAGGATCTTCAGAGCAGCAATCTCACTCTAATAACTTTCTAGGATCTTGAAATAAAGCTATAATAGAAATATATTTAACAAAAGGAACATTAAATATATATCCGTCCATATTACCATTGGAATTAATTGCAGTGTCTACATACACATAGGGACTTTGAGCTCCTCTCCTACGGTGCTTATGAAATCTATAAGACTCATCTGTATAAACATTATACTTTGTATTTCTATCAATACTACCTATAAACCTAATTGTATCAACTCCTTTAATATAGATAATAGGTGGTATCTCAAAATGTAAAGCTTTTTCTCCAATTTGAAGCTCACAGCATTTAGACATATAATCACAATTAACTTCTACACAATTAATTGCAAGAAATAATTCATCTAATGTTAAAACTCCTTTTAACAAATACTCTCTCATAACTTGATTGCGCTCTGCAACAACTTCATCTTCTAATTGTTCTATAGAAATTTTAGGATTTGAAGTTATGCCTGTTAATCCTCCAACAACAGAGTTATAAACTGCACTAGATATTTGTTGTAGTGTCATAATATACATATATAAAATTAAGCGGGACGGGATTAACTCCCACCCCGCTATCTGTATTGATATTATATTTTTACAGTAAAAGTTTTGTATGACTTATATATATATCCTTCATTAGATCTATATAAAGTTTCTACTGTATACTTATCTCCTATTTGAGGTGTATAACCAGGTTTTGCGTTAACTCCTCCATATTTATCAACAATATAGTTTCTATTATCGGTAATCCTGTACTCAAAAATAGCATCTGCTTTAAGGATAGGATCATCTATAGTAGCTGAAACAACAAACTTAGACATATTATTCTATATCTTCGAGTCCTTGAGCCTCACTTGGATCAGCCCCTGAAGCAGCGTGAGCTTTCTTGATTGCGGATCGGTTTTCTCTAACCTTAGATTTGAGATCTGCATCAGCATCACTATTTGCCTTAATTGCAGCTGCATTTGCTAAATCTTGTGACGAAGCATAAGCATCAGGAAGAATAGTAATTTCATGCTGGCCATCATTTCTACCAATAGATTCAAAATCATCATCTACAAAACCAATCCCCTTAAATAGATTCTTAAAATCTTCTACTAAAGTAGAAGCTACAAAGAAAGTATGCAATGTTGTTGAATGATTTGTTTGACCTGCGACTGATAAACCTCCAAAATGAATTCCACGAGGAACACAATAGGCAAAGCTAAACTGAGTATACTTAACACCTGGAACAGGCATTTCTGGAGCAGAAGGAGAAGTAAAACGAAGATTTGCGTAAGTTGGAAGGCGGAGATTATGAAGAAGGTATTCATAGGTGCCAAATTCAACATTGTTTTTAGTAACCTTACCATATTTATTTTTATCAGTTCCAGTTAACTCTGAATCTTTACCCCCTCTATAACTAACTACATCCACAGGTTCCTCAGACTCCCCTTCACATCTGGATTCACAAGTAAATCCTACAATTTGTAAAGTTCTTACTTTAATGTAACAATCTTGAGCAACAAGTAAAACTTTTCCTTCAGAGACCGTCTTAACATCAGATGGAATATTACTAGGTATATCAGTGCTTTTACTAGTATATACACCTAAGAATTTATATGATGCTGGAATTGCAGCATTAAATGCATCTGCTAGAGATTTATCTGTTAGTCCTTTAGTCTCAACATCAATAACAACAGGTTTACGGAAATACCAAAGAGCTGATCCAAAATCTCCTCTATAATCATTATCAAGACCTAATTCAATTACAATTTGTACATGAGTGCCTTCAATTTGCGCAATTTGATTAGCATCCAGTGTAACAGTAGCTAGTAAAGGATCAATAGGATCAGTTTCATAAATCTTATGGTCTACAATATACTTAGCAAAGTACTCACCTCCATCATGAAAACGTACTTTCTTATCAATTGCAGGCTTACCAAGACCTTTATTTGTACCTTCTACAACCTCAACGTTGTTAAGGCTGTTAAGTACTACTTCTTTTTGAAAATTCCACATATTTTTCTAAATTTTAAATTAATAATTATTTACCTCCAGGTACCGCTATAGTCTGATTAATAGGAATATTTGTTTGTAATCTTGGATCACTTGCATTTTCTAAAAATAACCTAACATAAATGTTGATTATTTCATAACATACATAATCAGGAAATTCCAAAATTGGTGTATCATCGATTATAGCTAATATCTGGTCTTGTGTCATTGAGTAATACTTTGGAGATTTTAAATAAGTAACATATAACTTATTTAATGTTCATTGAGAATCTCCACTATGTATCTCAATTTTTACAATAGACTGGTTTACAACTCTACTTTCATTAGGTTTTAATGCGTAGAAACGATACTCATTTTCTCCAATAAATTCTGGATTGTATCCAAATTCTGCATCCATGTTTGGATTTGTTGGGGTTTGACTCTCAGTATTATGATTAATAATATAATAATAAGGTTTTTTATGAGAAGGCCTCATATAATAATTATTAATAATACCAGGATACATATCTGCGGTTAACCTTTGACATGGAGAGGTAATAGTCTTTAAACTACCATTCCCACATCTAGATTTTGAATCACTACCAACAAACTCTGCCATACAATTAAGTAAGTGTACGTAATCTTTTGGTAATTCTAACTCTCAAATTGTATCATTAAATTCTTGCTTTGGAGTAACTTCTCCAACTGTTATAGTAGCAGTAGTTTGTAAAAACCCAATATCATCCGAACTCTGTTGATTATACTCAGCTCTATTGTAGACACTATTTACATATTGTTGAATAGCTTTATTAAACAAGTATATAAAATCTTCTAATAAAATAGAAGGAGCTTTTAACTTGTTGCATTCTACTAAAGCGAATTCGTAAACGTTCCTAAGTGTCATTCTACTTGTTTAATAAAATTATATAATATTCTATTTTGTTTTTTCTTTTGCGGCCCTTTTTACTACCATATCAGGGAAAGTAAGATTCTTAATTGAATCATAAATATTCTGATTTTCTGGATTTTTCAAGTACATGATGATAGCTTCATCTGTTGCTCCTAACATAGTTTCACTAAACATCCAAATTCCACTCTGATTGGTTATAACGTTTTTATCTTTTGCATCGATAATTAGAAGTTTCAATGCTTGATCAGATCCAGTATATAGATCAATGATCTCTTGAGGATTCTTTTGTGCACGGCTGTATAAATAATCTTGTACATCAGTATCAGGTGCATTTCTCATAGCTTTACCTAAAAGTTTACACTTAGTAATGCGCCCTGCAGGAGAATCATTCTCAATAAATACAAATGCTTTTGTGACAAGCTGAATACGTGAAACTCTTCTCTTTGAAACTTCTCCCTCTCGTTCAACATAAAAATCTGCTCGACCGTATCTTTCCTGCGTACCATCAATAAGATAATTGCCATATTTATCTTTAGCTGTTCTTTCTGGTGCAATTACAGGATTTGTTTCAATACATTTCCAAAGGTTACGCTCATACGGGTCATCTAGGTTAAAAGTACGCCCACTATATACCTCAATAAGTTCATCCTCTGGAATGAAATAATCTCTTTCAGGATCATTAAGTTCATCAGGACTTAAAATCATTTCGCTATCTCCATGTTCATTATATCTAACTTTCTTTACAAAAGGAAAGTTCGTTCCATTCTTTTGTTTCATAGGTTGAAGATAATACTTCTTCTCCCTCCCATATACATTCTTAAGAGTTATTTTATTCATTATTTTTTGTCTTTGAAATAAATTTTTTATCTAAAAGTTTTAGAAGTACTCCCTAATTTAGGGAGTACTCTAAAATTAATATATCTTCTATATTTCTTGTAATATTAAATATTAAACTTCTTCAAGGATTGCAGAACGATAGGGATTCATCACGCCTACTCCATGATAGCCCCAGTTAACAATCTTGGCTCCAGCAACTGGACTTGAAACTTCACCAGACTCAAGTCCGCTTTTTCCGCCCACGCCTCTAATAACATTGTGGATAATATTTCCACCACGGAATGTAAATAACATTACTCCAGGAGTGCCATTCGAATCAGTAGTTAGATCAAGGAATATACCATAAGCCTTCTTAGGGAATTCAAGATCTAATGAACGATCTAGACGGAAAATCATCTTGTTACCAGCGAATTCATATGATTGATACGTTGCTCCAAGGTCAACATAATCCTTAGCACCTTGTGACCATACGAAACAACCAGTAGTTTTCCAGTCACGAATCCATGTAGCCATTGTTCTCTGAACAGCCTGCCACATCTTGGTGTTACAAATAAATACCCAAGAATTTCCTGTAGGCTCATCTGACTTAGTAGCCATTTCATTCATGGCACCTTCAAAGATACGTGTAGTTAATTTATTAAATACATACTTCGTTGCGAAGCGTTCAATTTGAGGAATTATCATTTTTGTTATCGTAGATGAGTTTACCATCTACTTCATATACTTGATTTCGTATATGATCAGACTATATCTTCATCCATTTCTGGATGGCTCCTTTTCGTGGTTATTTTATCCTTTATAGGACTACTTTAACTAGTCGTTGCACGTTCTAAATATTACTATTTAGCTTCGCTCAGGATTGGCATCTCAGCTTTCCCTGAATTAAAGAGCTTATTTCCATGCTCATTACTAAGCATAGGGGCAAATTCTCTTACCCTCAGTAGTGACAATAGGACGACCAATTTCATCAGAAATAGTAGTCTTACCATTTACATCAAAGTTACCTTTGGAGAATAAAAGCTTGTTATTACGAGCAGCCATATAGCTATCAAGACAAACTTTTTCTGCACCAGAAAGCTTGTAAGTAAAATCTTTGTCCTTTGTTGCAATATTGATAAACTGATCTTCCAAAGCCATATATTTAGCTGAATAATCAATATCGCATCTAGTCGTTCCAATCATTGTTCTCAATATGTTAACTTATATTTTCATATAAGATCAGACTATATCATTAACTAATAATTTTAAATATAAAACCTTTTGTTTGAGTTTGTAAACCTTTAACACATTTTTTAACTCCAGGCCCATATATATTAAATGCTTCCTGTACACTTTTATATTCTCTTATAAATGTACCATCTAAGCTATACTGAGCTACCTTCTTAGTGCGATTATTATAAACTGGATTTTTATATGTTTCTTTATACTCAAATAAATAACCTTTATATGGTTTTTTATGAGATATACTTTTATATATTCCTCGTTTCTGTATCTGCAGTGTTTTTGCTGCATTCTCCACACTATTAAATGTATTAATAATATTTCCACTAATATCTTTTTGATATAAGGTTTTATCTTTTATAAATATATTGTATTCATCAATATTTAATTGTGATGTTTTTGTTAAACTCCATAAACTATTAGCACAAGTTCCTTTTTTATCTATAGCATATTTTATGCACGATCCATTAGCAACCTCAACTTCTTTTGCAGCTTCTTCTAAAGAGTAATATTTTCTAATATATTTTCCTAATAAAGAATACTGATAAACTATTAAGTTATTTATTGGAGGCGCTCCTCCACCTATAACCTCGTTGTACACATCTTTGCGTTTTATAAAGTCTTCGGTTACTAATTTTTTTTCTAGCATAAGTGCTGATTGCTCATCATCAAATACTCTTAAAGTTATTCTTCTAAAGTTTTTAACTCCATATTTTAATACAGCTGCTTGGAATGCACACTGTGGTTTATTATATGTAGATGGAGCAGTTATTTTTACACCACATCCTATGTATCCATCAAATACATAAGGATCTTCACATTTATGTTTTCCTATATAAATCTTATTATTTTCAAGATTTATTGTTAAATATACAATATATTTCATTTTTTAAAATTTTAATTATCCTCCATTTCGAGATCTTATTCTCTACTCTCTTACGAGATAGTCGTTGAACCTTACTTAGTGTTGAGTATAACTCCTTACATAATCTAAGTCTTGGCTGCTGATTACCATAGTTTTATCTTTAGGATTCCAGCAATTAAAAGGATTTTCTTAGCAGATTACGCCGCTAAGGCACAGATTTGTTTATGCTTTTCAATATTTGATTGGTATTTTGTAAAGCCTGTTTCGTGCAATTCAGGCATATGATTCGTAATAAAACGAGTGTCAGTACCTACAATACTATCTACATCAAGTACTTCCTTATAGTCATTATCAATAACACGGCATACATATTCTACAACCGCGTCAGAACGACGTACTGGAGACAGCATAACCATACATTGCTGGCGAGTCTCTTCAATTACAAATACGTCATACATCTCGTAGTAACGCTCTGGGAAATGGAAAATAACCTCAGAACCATTCGAACCATCTCCTTCAACTGCAAGAATAGGAATTCTTTTAACAAAATTAACATCAATTTCCCATTCAAGTAAGAATGAATTAAGAGACTGAAATTTACTAGGCTTGCCCTTTTCCATTGTATAAACATTCATCAGTGCTTCAGTAAGACTTGTTGCAGTATATTGTTTATACAAATTAGACACAATACCTAGACGCTCAGGTTTATCACCCAGCCACTTATGAAAGTCTTCGTATGTTCTTGTACTCACTTTGTTATCCTGTAGACTCTTTATTCTACAGTTCTACTAGTTTACTATCCTAGTAGTTCAGATCATATCATCATCCTATTTAGGATGTCTTGCACTCGTGTTAAATATTAAGCACTTTATAACTCATAGAAGGGACTTTCGTTAAAATAATGTCTCTAATAATAGCTAAGAATTTTCTTCCTTCATGAACCCCGCATCTGAGCATTCATTGAGTACTATCTTTAGCATTATCAGCTTTAACTACATTCCAACTCATATCATACTTATCTATAAAGTATTGTTGAATTAATTCATTTTCTTCTTTTGTTAAGTATGTATAAAACCGTAATGTATAGCCACATTTAACTCGTCTCCCATTTAGATATGTATATTTCACTGTCAAACACCCATCATCCATTCACCATAATGCTATAGCTAAAGGATTAAGTAAATTTAAAACTTTTTTTGTAATAGTCTTACGATTACTAGGATAAAGCAACTCTCTAAATTGAATAAAATCCTTAGATTGTCTTTTAAAAGAATAATTAACAACTTCTTTTTGACTAATAATTTTATTTCCTTTTTTATAAGTGCTAATTTTATTAATCATATATATATTTATATCTTTACCTCCAGTAACTGAATGTAATAACTTAGCTTTATATTCAATATACTCTTTTTGTTGTTCACAGTGAGTTACATTGATCCGACCTTTGGGAGATATATATCCATCTCCTAAGATTAAGCCTATCATAATGGCCTTATCATATTCAGTAAATTTCATAATTATACTTCTTAATATTTATTGATCGTTGAACCTTCCCATCCAAGGGCTTGGCTGCTGATTTTCCGAATAAATTAGAGGAATTCCAGCAATTCACAAGATTTTCTAATAATAATCGCTTATTATAGGGGCAGTAGTCCACCCATCTGAGCATGCGAAGACGAAAAACTTGTAATTCTCATATTTATTTAATTTTTAAGTTTATAATAAATCTTCACCATATTCTGTTTCTACAGATTTGTGGCGATTAGTAAAATTATCTTTTGTCTTATTTTTATCTAAAGAGACAACAGTAGTCTGCGGCTTATTATCTACAGATTTTCTTGTATTTTTAAGCTGAGATTTCCAATAATTAGTAATATCTGAAATAGCTTCCTTTCCATAAAGTGCAAACCATGCAAGTTCTACTAATGTCTTTGGATCATTTAAATCTTTAAAGAATTGTGTTGCACCATTCTCGTCTCGATTTAAAATATACTTATAAATCTCTTCCTTCTCAGACTCTTCTATTTGCAGACTATCTGACTTATTATCTTTATAATCCATAGGAATAGAATTAAAGTCATTCAGTTGACTTTCAAGAGAAGTTTTAAAATTATTAAATTGCTCCTCTTGTTCTTTTATTCTTTCTTTAGCTGTTTCTTCTTCTTGTGCTTTATATTGTTTGCGAATTATATCAACCTTTTTCTTAAATAGTTCTTCATTCTCTTTAGCAGTCTCTAAATCAGTTTTGATGTCTTCTTCACTCATATCGCTGAATTTTGACTTTAAATCAGCAATATATAGTTCATCATCAGAATATTCATCTACACTGTATTGTTTTTCAATTGGTCCATTTTCTTTAATGTAATCCTCTACTGCTTTTTGTGAATAATAAGTAATTACATCCTGAATGGTTGCATTATTGGCACGCAAATAGTTAATTACTTCTATCTCATCTTTGCTAAGATTTGGAGAAGTAAGTTCTTTAAGAATATTTATTTTTTCCTCCGAGTCCAAACTATCAAAGTCTACCTCTTCTGTGGTACCATCATCATTCTCATAAGTTACTTTACCATCTTTAAGACCGTACTCACTTAAAAAGGATGTCAAAAAGTCGCTATTGTTATTAGTTTCTATATTTTTCTCTTGATCTGATTCTTTAGATTCTACTTGATCTGAATCATTATTTGGTTGATCTATAAGATTTTCTCCTCCTACAGTATCTGCAACGACTGGACCACTATCTTCGGGACTTGAAACTGAATTATCCTCATCAGTTAATAGACCTTCAAGACTGTCCGAATTAAATTCATAATGATTTGGCATATTTCCTATTTTTTCTTATTAATTGATTAATAATCTGTTATAATATTTGTGGCAAATATAATATATTAATTCTTAATTTCCAAATACTTTATTAAATATTTTCTTTTATAATACACTTTTCTGGTATTTGAAATTTACCTTCAGCATCAATTGTAGCTTGATATTCTCCACTCCCTATAGTAGCTGTTCCATCTGCATAAATTTTGATATGTCCAATGTTTAGATTTCCTTTAGTATCTATTGTATAGTTTCCTATAGATATAGTACCATCATTATTTAAAACAATTGGGCCGATAGTAGCAGTTTTATCTGATTTAAATTGATAAGTTTCAGCACTTAAAATAGCTTCACTGGAATTAATATCTATCCATGGAGAGTAACTTATCTTACCGTCTACATCTTCTTTTTTAACCCTTCCAATAGCAGCCTCACCATCTGTGGTAAATTTATATGTAGAACTTGATAATACTCCATTGGTAGAATATTTATCATTCTCATTACCAACAGTAATATATATCCATGGAGAGTAATTAACTTGCTCTTTTTCTGATCCATCTTCTTCAGTAGTAGTTACCGTCTCTCCTGAAAGTCCTAATATTGACGGAGTAAACATTTCACTGGATAATTGAATGTAAATATCTCCGTTAGATGTTTTTTTAACAATAGAAGTTCTAGTACTATTACTACTAAATGTATTAGTAACTAAAGAACTTGTCATCAACTCTCCTCTTGATAAATCAAAATACGTCGTTCCAGATTTATTTACTATTTTATCTACAACTAATGTTGGAAAAGACCAATTACCTTCAATCCTCTCATTAGAAGCCTTTTTAGTATAATCACGTGATGAATATCCAGATAAATATTCTGCATTTAGATTTTCTACTAAAGCATTAGAGTTAATAACTAAGGGAGATTGAGAAGCATCTTCTAATTGTATATTAATAGGAGATTTAAAATCACTAACAGCTGAAGATGGAAGTTTAGTATAAGAATTATTAGAAGCTTGATAAAAACTACCAGAAGAGCTGTCTATAACAAGAGTTCCATCACCAGGATATTCTCCACTATACGTTTCAAGATTATCAACTATTAATACTCCCTTTATATTGGAATTATTAGAGGTGTTAGAATTTTCTGAAGAATTAGGATTGTCTGTATCTCTAAAGTTTATCGGATAAAATCTATCTTTTACTTGAACATAAACTCTACCAGATGTCTGTAGAATCAAGTCTTTACCTTTATCTCCAACTTTAGAATTATTAGATAATGTTCCCATTAGTCTTTTAATATTTTCTCAATAAAATCTAGGATATTATCTGTAATTAACCCAGACTTATCTAGTTTATCAATAAGTGATTTTAACAAGTTAATCTCATTGTCTGTAAATTCTACTTCAATTGAAGGAGCTTCCGAAGATCATGTAATCCTACCATCTTCATTTTTGATATTAAGATCTTCAAGTTCTTCACTAGAAAAGTCAATTTTTTTACGAATATTTCTTTTTGAAATCATCTCAATTACAGAACCTTGTTCTGGTAGATTCATAAGTAGCATTAATCTGGTTGCTACATTTAAATTAAATTTACATGTGCCTTTACTCATATTAATTCTTAATTAAGTTAGATAATGATACAAAATTATATAATATTTAATAAATAACCAAATTTTTATATAAATATTACGTATAAATAAAAAAATGCCACATTTCTGTGGCATTATCTAACTTTTTATTTTTTATTATCTATCTCTCTAAATTCTATGACTAGCTTTTTTCGACAGTTATCACATAAGAATCGTTTAGCTACTTTAAACATAGCTTGCCCTATCTCGCCAGTTAAATATTGAAATTCTTCTCCTTGTGGGTGTATTCTTAGAGCAGAACATATGTGCATCGCTAAATGTCCTTTTTCATGATCAAAAGTATTTTGAAATTCTTCAGCAGATGTTGTTAATCCGATAACAACCACAGAACACCTATGTTTAAAATTTGAGTAAGTAATTCCTGTATTATATTGCCCACTTCTTAACAAATCTTCTGCTTTTACAAGCTCTGATCAACTACACCCGATTGATTCTAACTCTTCTAAAATTTCATCTGCATAATAAGTATCTACTGCATAATATACAGTCACATGCCAGTCTCAATCTTCTAAATAAATATTCTGTACTATCATACTAAATCATATCTTCTCACATTATTGGAGTGCCTTTACCAATGCAATCTGCGTAAAATCTAGTCATTGGTAATCCATCGTATCCATCTGGATCATCAATATAATCTTTTACATAAAGTAATAAACAACGTTCATCTATAATTGATGATCCTAAATAGTCAGATTTACCCATGTGATATACAAACATTACATCATATCCAACACAGTTATCAACTGTTATTCCATAGTTTTTAAACTGTTGTTTAATTTCTTCTTTTGGAGTAATTGAAATATGTTCTTTCTTTCCATCAGAATTAAGTTTTCACATGTTAGATATAGCTCACTCACAAAGTTTCTTATTAAAATGTCATCCATTTTGTGATAAATACTCTTCCATACCTGATGGCATTTTGTCTCTTATATCTAGTCTATTTCTATTCATAACTACCGACCTCCACGATAACTAGAACGATACGAAGATCTATAACCTGATCGTTCTCCCATCATTTCTTCCATAGCTTTGTCATATCCGTCCTCGTAGCCACATTCGTATGCCTCTTTTTCAATCTTCTCGATCTTCTCTGATCTATCACGCATACCCATTCGATAATCCATTTCTCTATCGCGGCCTTCTCTAATTTCTCAAACTCTCATATGTTATTCCTTATTTAGTTGTGATATTAGTTTCTTGTTCATAGACATTAACTCAGTAATACTTTTTGCCATTTCCCCCATCTGCGTTTTAAGAGAATTAATTTCTAATTGTTGCTGTTGCTTCTCTGCAAATTCAGGATTTAATTCTGACAAAATTTTATCACAGTTTGAGATCATTTCCTTATGAAAATCTATACTATTAATAATTGCAATACTTTTCTGCTTCAAAGAAGAAATTTCTGAATTCATAGCTTCTCTATTATCTGACAGAACAATATTACTATTATTAAAATCTGCAATATCTAAATTTGCTGGAATCTTTTGATATGTAATATCTTGATTATTAACTTTAACTACAATATCTACTACCATTTCCTGAGGCTGCCCAAACATCGGTTGTACAGGGTACTTTGGCATTGGGGTTGATACACTAACGACAGAGCCTGTTTCTAATACAGCTCTATCCTTGTGTAATATAAATACTTGGTTATTTGGTCTAAGTGATTGAAACATAATTAAGCAATTCCTGTTAATAAAACTAATTTATCTGACTCACGATCGTACATTGCTAAATAAATACCTGGTCCAGGCCAAGTAGCAGTAGTAACTGCAGTCGTTGTATTTGACTCATACACAGTTTGAGTTGAATTAGCTACTCCAGTTGTTACAAACTGAATATCTACCGCTGTTGTTGGTGCTGTAAATGTACTTGTTATTTTAACAAGTATGAGTCCAGAAAAATTCCCTCGTACAAACGGATGTCTATTAAATGAAAAAGTCGCTGCAGTAGTTGTAAGAGTAACTCCTGTATCTTCAATACAAGGAATACCTCCCTGATTTACAAATCGTAATATTGTATTAGCCATATTATTTTAATTTTTAGGCCCAAATACTACCATTATTCCACAATCCACTGCCATAACCAAGTGCATTTAAACCAAATTGAGCTGCAACACAAGTTGGTACACCAACTACTGGAGAGTACGGAACAGATACTGATTCGGGCAATTTACACTTAATACTATCTACTTCTCTTTGAAGTGCTACTAGAGCTGCATTCACAGGAGCAATAGTCTGAGTTTGGTAGGCTTGAATAGCACTTGTTTGATGTTCTTGACTTAGCTGATTAATTAAAGCAGATTTGTCCTCACGAAGAGCATCAATTTTGTTCTGCATCTCGCGCATTTCCAGCTGGCAGAACTTGTCATTAATTAATGTTGTCTGCTGATCTATTTTACTGCCAAGAATATTTGTTTGGTTCAAAGTAGCTAATTGGTTATCATAGCCCTGTTTTGTTATTGTCTCACGTACATCGCAGCAGCATGAAGCTAACTGAGAAGCAATCTGACAATTACCTGCCTGTATAGCATTAATAATCTGTTGACCACTCATCCCAACTTGATTACCTACAGACTGAATCTGACTCTGAACAGAATTAATTGCAGTCTGTACTGCGTTAATATCGCAATTAAGTGTGCTAGCTAGCTGACTAATTGCATTTCCATTTCCATTAATAGCTTGTAACAACATCTCTCTACCATAATCATTATTAAGCTGATTTCCTAAGCCACCAGCACCATTATTACCTCATCCATTACCTCCTCAACCCATAAGGAAGAATAGGAAAATTACCCAAATGAATCAGCCTCCCTCGCCAAATCCATCATTATTACGGCCTTGCATTGCTAATAGAACGTTTGGATCTACTCCTCTTTGTGAAAGCATAGGACCTAAAAGACCTAAAATACCATTACCTGCACCTTCACCAAACACATAAGTTTTTTCCTCTGCCATATTAAAAAAATACTTAAATTGTTAAACATTTAATTTTTTTTGTTTTGTTGATCAACAATGCAAAGATATAATCACAATAACGTAGAACATAACGTTACTATACAAAATAAAAAATCCTCCTAAGTTTCTCAACTTAAGAGGATTACAATCAAAAAATAGTTAGCATCATATTACTAATTATTTTCTTTAAATTTATCTAAATCTTTCTTATAAAAGAATAACTCTTTAAATCCTTGTTGTTTTCTTCCTTTTGGAATTTTGCCTGCACGAACATAATTATCAAAAGTAGCTCTACTAATATCTAAGTACTTGCAGGCTTGATATTTACTAAGCTTTTCATTCTTATTACTTATAAAGGATAAATAGTCAATAACTTCTTCACACTCTTTTGCACTTAAATTTGAATTGCCCGTATCAATATCATTAATAATTTTTTAACAATAATTCTTTAATAATAGATAACATATTAGTTATTAGGATTATACAGTGCACATGTAACCAATACCATTGGGTTACTTGAATCATCTTCAATTCTTTTTACAGTATAAACTTTTCTTTGAGTAGATGTCCCTGCTAAATCACTCGCATTGTTTATAATATATATATTACTTCCTGAAAAACTAACTGTACAATCTCCCCTAACAACTACTATAGCCTCAGATTTAGAAGCTGTTAAATTAGAAACATTGATTGTATGAGATGTTTCTGTAACCTCAATAAATGTTCCAGGATCACCTGCAGACAAACTAATACCTAATAATTTTTCATATCTATTATCTAGGGGAGAATTTAAATCAATATCTACTTCTGCAACAGTCGGATCATAAACTTCAGTAAGTTCTCCAGCAGAAATATGTAAAGACTTAAATACAGGAGTTGCAGTAAGGTCTTCATAAGATCCACTTTTAGCTACATCTGCTAGCCCATCTATTCCTGCGGCAGGTATTCTAATATCTCTACCAATAACTCCTAATCTATAGGAAGTCATTTCCGAAGGCACAAATGCAACACGATCATCACTATCTGCTTGATTTACTATTGGTACGTGATCATAACCTGATTTGTGGCCAATCAATAATTTTAAATCACCTCCATCATTTTCAACTGTGGTAGCTAAATAACTATCACCACTACTAACAGAAATTGTATGATTTTGAGAATTAATGGAAATAGGATCTCCAGAATCTCCGTTGATATCTATAGAATTAATATAGTCAAATTCTAATATGTGTTGAGTTAACTCATCTACACTATTTGATAATTGACTAACATTAGTCTTAAGAGTTGATATATCAGATATTGGAATATTAGAAGCTGAAACAGATTTTGTACCTGCACCTATTACTAACATATTATTTGCTAAATCTCCAACTGCAACTACATCCCCTCCTCCAAGTTCTGCTATCTCATCTTTTGTAACATAGTTGCTTAATGTAGAAGTATCTACTTTAGAAGACAGTGCGTTGTTAATAACCTTATTCTGAACAGGGTTCTCAGAAGTACTGTTTAATTCTGAATCTACTGTTATTGGAGTTGGCATATCAGTAATTTGAGATACTGTATGAGTATGATTTAATCTGGCGAATGAGTCAGGATTATATCCAGAGTCTTTAATAACTTTTCCACTGTTATTATTAAAAGAAGCAAAATTATTATTAGTAGCTGAAGTAGGACCTGTAACATCCCCCATACCAGCCTGCGCAGAATCTGCAGGAATATATCCTAAAATATCTGTAATATCTGTTGAGGTTACATTTAAATCAGTTAGTGTCTTAGGAACATCCGCTAACTTTGCCAAATTTCCAATTAGTACCCCTGAATCTTTAATAACTTTACCTTTTCCATTAGAAGTAATCACTCTGTCTGCTGTTGAAAACTCAGCAGCTGCAGTTACATCTCCATAACCACTTTCACTAAGTCTCTCTTCTACTTCCTCTTTTGTATATACTGAAATACTTTTAGAAGCTACTAATTTATGCTTATTAATAGAATCAACTGCTAATTCTGTAATTACATTGCCACTGCCGCTTAATACTATATCAACATCAGGAATACTAGGAATATCTTCCCTAACATTTTGAATCTGAGAATCAACTTGATCCTTTGTATAATAGTTAGTCAAATCAATAGAGGTATCCCCAATTTTTTCTCAGTTGTTTTCAATATAAATATATTCATCATGAACATCTGTCCCTGATCCTTTCTTTTTGACTAAGTATATGATATTACTCTTAATATCACTAGATGGTAATACATCAACTACTAAGAATTGTATATTAGCTAAATTATCAATTATACCCTTTAAAATTTTACCTTGTTTCGCGGATAGTGATTTATTAACATCGTCTGATAATAAATTATCAACTATAGAGCTCTTGATCTGATTACTTATTTCAACATCGATAATATTTTCAATAGATCCTGATAAACTAGCCTCTAAGTTATCAATAGCATCTTTCACTCCTCCAGAAGTTACTAAATTGTTACTTCCTTCAGTAGGAGTACTATCTATAGCTTTTAATTTATCGACTACTTCAGGAATTTGAAGAAGAGTATTATTATACTCTTCTTCAGATCCTTCATATCCATGTTCTACTGCAATATCATACGCATCTTTTCCATTTTTTCCAGGAGCTCCAACTGTACCAGGAAAAATAACCCATTTATTTTTATTTTTATCAAAATATTTTACACTCATAATCAATTATATTAAGAAGCTTTATATACAGCACAGTTTACAGCAACCAGAGTTGGTGTTATTCTTGAAAAAACATAAACTCTATATGTTCCTGCATCTCCATTTAACGGAATATCTTTTTGCACTTTTAACGTTGAGTTTGAACTAAAAGTAACAGGATATGCGCTTTCAACTACTACTACAGATGTTTCAATTGTCTCTTTACTATTTACAGATAGCACCCTGTTTCAGTCTGATGTATCTAAAGATAGAGTAATGCTCGTTGCTCATAGTGAACCAGTGTTATGATAATAACATATACCTTTTTTAACAGAAATTGATGAATCACTCCCATATGCTCGCATAGTTAGGTTAGTTTGTCTATCTCTAGGAATAGTTATTTGTTCAGTCTTAGAGCCATTATATTTTATATTACTAGTTCCTACATTTATAGTTAAAGCATTTTTAACCTGCGATGCGGTGGCTGCATTACCACTAAATTCTCCATCTTGAATATATATATCCTCACCATACCCGAAATATACAATGTTATTATCAGGAGCTATATATACATTAGTATCTGAAACTATACCTAATCCATTACATCCAAACTCCTGTACATCTATAATACCTATAGAAACCTCATCTTTACTTCCAACAAATACACCATTATTAAAGTACTTTACTCCGCTAATTTCTTGATCCTCCGTAGTTATAACACCAGAATTACTTTTACTAGCAGCAGGAATTGCTCCAAAAGATACAGCACTCATTCCAGTGCCCGTCAGTGAACCTGTTGGACCTTTACTTGTTCCATTTGTCCATGTAAAGGTTGTTGGATAATAGTTTGTATTTGTATCTGTTCAAGGCACATTTACATAAGCTTTACCATTACTATCTAATTGTACTGCATAATTTTTACCAGTTGCTGAATACCCTATTTTTATTCCGCCATAAGAGCTTGAGGATGCAGTGGGAATACTCTTTAAATATCCTGCGGAAGCATGATTTCCTCAACCATAAGCTGTATTAAGATTACTTTTATCAGTAGCAGTCATTACTCCTGCTGTAGTTGTTGTTGCAGCAGGAATAGTTACACCAGATGATTCTAAACTTGCTGCACCAAAAGCACTTGAACTACCAGCCGTAGATCTTCCTATTTGCTTTAACTTGATTTTTACTGTACTTGCAGTAGTAGTTGCATTTGGGTCTGCTCCTGTAATTAAGTACTGTCCAAGTGTGGTAATCACAGAACCTTGGCTACTAATACTAGTACTTAATCCTGATATATTATTAGTTACCCATTCTTGTGTTGCTATTATTTTACCTCTTATATACGCATTTCCGTCATCTCTAATCGATAGTTTATAGCTATTAGATTGATTAGATTTTCTATGTAACATAAAGGTTTCATAATAATCAGTGGTTTCATTAGTAGTTCCAAATGAAGAAACATATACTCCTTTATTCTTCAATACTAAATAAACACCATCAGTGCTATTATTAGTATTATCAATATATATTGGGTTAGGATGGGGTGCTGCAAATGTTGTAGACTCGTTAAAATTCCCATGAAGAGTAGTAGCATATATATCCTTAAATTTCTTACCTCTTTCTCCAATATTTGATACTCCGTTATTGACAGGATTAATATGAGCACTGATACTCAAACTGCCAGAAATTGTACCTCCTGTTAATGGCAGATATCCTAAACTATCTAAGGATGCTCATTTAGGAGCATTACTACCATTAGATACAAGAATTTGCCCACTGGTACCACCAGAAGTAGGAGCGTAAAGTCTAACCTCAACACTATCTGACGAATAAAAGTTATTTATAGTACCGTTTACAACTAGCTGTTTAGTTTTAAGATCTTTTAAAGATCCATCTCCCATTGTTACATTAGTACTAGTACCTCCATTACTAATAAATTTTCAAGCTGATACGCTTCCTGGAAAAGAAGAGTTTTGAGCATTATCTCAAGAATAAAGTTGACCGACTTTAGACATACTGTTAGGCATTATTCAGCCAAAAGTACCATATCCAGAAATTCTATATATGGTTAATCGCCCGTCATGTTTTTCACTAATACTTTTAGTTGAAAATGTAAACCTTAGCTTTGAATATTGAGAGGATGTTCTAGGTGAATAGTTATAATATATAGAGGACGTCAAAGCTCTAAAATTAGGTCCAGATCATCCCTGTAAACTAGCATCCTGAGATATTATATCTCAAGATTCAGAACTAGGATTATATGCTTCAATGAAGCAATTATAACTAGAACCATTAGTAGATACATATATATATATCCAATCAATGGTACAATATCTATCACTATTAGTTATAGTAAGTCTATATTGAGTAGTTACGCTAGCATCGTCAGTATTTGTTAATTGTAGACCATATTTATTATCTTGTGAAGTAAATAAATTTATAAGTCTACTACTCCCCTGAGGATCTTCAGTTCACGATTTTCCGTTGTTTTTACTTATTTCTCCATATAAATCAGTACTTTTTATAAACGCTAATTTATCAGAACGATACTCTCCAATATATGAAGTAATTCCATATGGTACAGTATTAGAAGTTGCAGTGTCAACAGTAGGCCCTCCTACACTAGTTATAGGTACTTTTCCCCATGCAGGAGCTGTTCCTCCATTTGAAATTAATACTTGTCCTGCTGTTCCAGGAGTTGATGGTCCATACAAGAATTTAGAAGACCCATTTGAACATAATACCCTGTGTTCATGATTTTCCGAAGTTTTAAAACCTTTTGCTGTTATGTATGTAAGATTACTGGCCCCATCCTTAAATTGGTATTCTGTTATAGTATTGTTAGTATTTTGCTCCCCAGCAGAGTTTTTATGATTAATTACTAGACTTCCTCCTTTAAATGTCTGTGGTATATAGTTAAATTCATTTGACGCTACTATATTCATATCTAGGAAAGTTAATTTCCTAAATGTTGGTACCCCAGATGTGCCACTTGGAGCTGCTCACACTGTATTAGCAGTTTGTGGACTTAAAGACGATCCTAATTCTACATTTCCCGTAAGTATACTGCCAGAATTAGTGAATATAGAACTTGGCAGTACTAACTTAACTGAGTTAACTAAATCAGGTTTACCTGTCACTCCTGACCAAGGCACACTAGATGCTGCTCCCGCTGTATAAATAGAGTAGCCGTCTTCACTATTTAACTTAGAAGAATCAATAACAAAATACATGTGACCTGTATCTTTCTCTTTAACAGTATCGCCTTCTTGTACTTGTTCAGTGGTTAAAGCTAGTCTTGCTGCTTTATTTGCAACTATTACTAAACGCTCCAGTGCTCCTTTAGGCAATCTTTCAATATCAATAACTCCCGAGGTAATTTTACCAGCATCTATACCATTAGCAACCCCTATATCTACAATATGTCCTTTCTCATCCTTAGTAATAGAATTTATAATAGTTCCAGATGTAGCACTCCCTCCAACAGGAGTGTAGTGATTTGCAGCACTAGTAACCTTGCTATCTGGTGTGTCTATATTACCTGATCCTAGGATACTTTCACCATTAATAGTTTTAATATTAGTTCCAGAAACTAACTCTCCTTGGAATCCTTCATTATAAGTTTCTACCATAACTGGTTGATTTTCTATAATATATGCCATCAGAGTTATGTTATTAGTTCCTGATAAATATGTTGCATAAGCAATAAAGCCTCTCTGAGATTCTGAAGAGGAATACTGTCAATAATTAGAGGTTAACGTCGTTTCAGCAGTTTTAATTCTAATTAAAACTGCTCTATCATTTGCCGCAGCTTCTGCAACTCTATTAAAATCTGTCTCATTTGGTATTTGTTTATTTTCTACCGTAATAGAAGGAACATCACCTACATTAATATTACCATCTCCTAACAAAGAAAGATTGTTAATTGTTCTAATTGATTCTCCACTAACAAGAATGTCCTGTTTAGTATTATCTGAAGGGTGCACATGGTCTTCGCGTGCGTATTTATTGGATAATCCCACAGCAGCTGTACCATCCATTTTAGGAGCTACAGTAGCAGGGTCTGGAATTTTAGAGTCATTAGCAAGGTCAATTGTAGACCCCGCTGTAAATTTCTTTGTATCTGTACTATATATATATTCTCGAATAGAATCTTTATAGAATATATATCATTTCTTATCATTAATTGTACCTAATATACCATGAATGGTAGTTCCAGAGGACATATCAAATATATCTCCAACTTTACCACTATTATATGCTAGTGTCGCATAATCAGAGTTGCCTGTTAGACTTGAAATAGCCCATCTATTACTAGCCTTATAAAAATTTCCATGAGTATAAATTTCTTTTGAATCTTGTATAAATGTAGTACAATTATAAAGCTCATCTTTATGTTCTTCTAAATAAGAATTAAATGTCGCTTTAGTTTTACAATAAATAAATTTATTTTTATTTGCCATATTATTTTAATATAGATGGGGGGGGGGAATGAAGAAGAAGAAAAATTCTTCTTCATTTCCACCTTATTATTTTATCCTAATTCTTCCCAAACAAACATATTATCAATATATTGTTTTACATCATAAGATTCTGCAAGCCCTTTAGATTCTGTAGCTGCCGATTCAATACTTTGTACCTTTAAATTTCCAGTAATAGCTTGTGAATTTTCTACTTTACTATTTATACGTAGTGTAAGATATGTAGAACTAGAGGAAGCTGTTATACTTTGAAGAGCTGAATCTGCCTTTTCTCCTTGTGTAGAACTGGCCACTCCTACAGGTGTAGCCTGCAGTTCATTATCACTCATTATAAGATTAACTGCAGGAGTAGAACCATCATTTCCTCCTTTTACTGTGATTGCTCCTGTTTTCCCGCCAAAAGATTGTACTCCAGCATCTGCAGCATCGGTAATCTTGTCATTAAAGTTAGATAAAACCTCTTCAATCGATGTCCCTGCAACATTATCTCCAATTTTATTCTCAATGTTAATATGAGTAGCATTAATTGTACAAGCTCCTCCAACAAAAGATTGACCATTAACAGTAGCCGTGTTATCTAATTTTGTAGATACAGTTGTTTCTAAAGTTCCAATTTTGGAAGCATTAGTATCAATCAAAGCTAATTTTTTGGATGTAATTAATGAACTACCTTCAACTTTATCTACCTTTTGGTCTATATTAGTTTTTAAGTCATTAACATCTTTAACTAACCCACTCGAAACATTTCCAACAGTTGTTTTTAATGTTGCTACTTTCTCTTCAACTGTTGTTACCCTTCTAGAAATTGGTGTTACTAAATCTGTATTGATTTGTCCTTTTAAGTCATTATACTTGATAGAAATAACTCCAGCATCAACACTAATATAAGTACTTCCTGTATAAACATCCGTTAATGATTTAACAGGGATATATACTGGAGTTCCCTGTTTTGCAATTGTCAGCTCTAAATAAAGATCTCCAATAACTGCACCTTCATATGGAATATTTTCTTCCTCTACTTCTTTAACTTCACCTTTTGTAACTACTAAGTCTTTAGGAATATCAATAGAAACTCCTACTTTTGCTCCATTCTTACGAAGTTCGTAACTCTTTAAATATCCCTCAGTAGGAGTATCAGCAGCTGCAATAGTATATTCAGCGGCTTCTGGAATAACTGCTTTTAAACCACCAGGTCCTAGTTCAAGTCCTGAGCCTGCAGGGTCGATTTTAATAGAAACGGTTTTTCCGTCTGCATTTAAATCAATACCGTTTCCAGCAATGATTTTATCCTGTTTACTAGTTTTTAAACCTTCAACATCAGTAGTTAATTCGGCTAAATCAGCAGAGATATCTCCACCTACAGCTACTCATGATTCTGGATTAGTTACATCATCACGATTCTTAAGTACATATAATGCGGATAACTCAGTAACAGCCACAACTAATCCGTTATAAAGACCTACACCATTCCAAGTTTCTTGTGTAGTAAGATCACTTAATGTTCCAACAACAAGTCTAGAATCAATAGGCTCCTGGCCAGTTATATTAAAACCTGCGCCTAAACTAAATGTATTTGTACCTCTTGCCATAATTATGCACTTAACTTTTTACTTAATGTGAATCGATATTTAATAGCATCGTTTTTATTGTCTCCTTGTCGAGTTCATAATTTATATTGAATTTCTGTGCCATTAATATTTCTTTTTTCTTTTTCAGCTTCAAATTTTGATTGTCCTCTATAAGTTTCATATTTATCACTCACCGTATTATATGCTTCTACCTTAGTAATTGTAAAACTATTTGGAACAGCAACCATAATAAACTGCCCTGCAGCCACCTCACTTTTAAAACTAACTTCAAATGAAGGACCTTCAGTAAGAGTAAACTTTGTATCTGCTTGAGCAGTTAACGAAGTAGAGTTATTTGTAAATATTGGATAAACACCTGTTGCTGTTGTGCGACTGGAACTAGTTGCAGAACCTGTAGTAAAAGTAGCATCTGCTCCTGTATATTCATGATTTAAATTAGTAATAGGTTTATTAGTTGGAGCAGTGTAGTTACCAGTTGCAGTATATGTAACGGTATTTTGGCCAAGTGCTATCTTTGCCGAAGTAAATTGAGTAATAACTTCACCAGCTTTAGGAGTATATCCAGTAAATCCAGCCTGCGCACTTGGGGTGATAATTTTTTCTGATCAATTTACTCCTTCTACAGAGGGCTGTGCAGGACTTGTCCAACCATTATTATTAAACTTACCATTGTTGGTAGACATACTAACTGCTGGTATAGTAACTGTTGAGTATATTTCCTTCAATCTCATACTCGAAGGTCCTGAAATTGAAATAGAAGGTTTAGTAGCTGCACCAGGATTTAACTCCTTGCTTAATAACATCACCAGAAACTCTTGCAAACTAGTTCCTACTGGAATTGTTTTACCATTCTGAATTCCTGCTCCTAAAGCACCACTTAAACCAGCAACAGTAATTTCTTCCGTAGTAACAAGTTTATCTGCTTCTGTAGTACCAAGAATTTTTTTGCCTTTATAAAAGGATCCAAGTTTAGAATTTACTGTTTCAGAAGTAGATTCCTCTTTAATACCTTTATTAATAGCAACTAGGTCTTCTTCTTGTATAGATCCTGTTAATTCTGTACCAAATTTAAATTTTAATGTATTCATAAAGCTTAGACTTTATTTATAATTCATATCAAATTAAATTATTATTTATTTCTGATATTTTACTTCATATCAAATTATTGAACTCATTTTGAGTCATAGTTATCTCTTCTTCTTCTGAAGATATTGTAGTATTAATATTATCCGCAGAAATTATCTGAGTTTTAATTTTAATAATATAATTTCCAGAAGTGTCTTTATTAATTGTAATGTCAGAGTCATCTGCCAAATTCTCGGAAGTTACTCCAAGACTGTATTTTTCTATATAATTATTAAAATCTTCTATAGAATTAAATATTGGAGATATCTGTATTTTTCTATTGTTTTCATCTATACCAATTGCTATAAAATACTTATAGTTTTCCTCTGTAATATCCTTGTAAGAGACTAAAAGAGGCTCTCCATTTTTTAATGGAGGAGTCAGTTGTTCTTGTATATATCTTATTGCTTCTGTACTAGTCCCAGAATATTTTAATATTCGTTTAAATTGTATAGTACTAATATTCATATAATTATATTATTAATTCTCCCCCATCTATTACTAGAGAAGATAGTATATTATTTACCTGTTCTTGTATATATGAATTTGCCTCAGCTTTTGTAATATAATCACTTAAATCTACATTAATAGATCCAGATCCCCATTTTTCCCACATTCATTTTTCTGCTTCTGGGGATCTAACAGCATAATATTCCTCAAAAGTATCATCACTAGTACCTGTACTAGACTTAATAAGCCAAAGCTCATTTTGATGAGCAGAAGCATCAGTTTTAAGAAAATCCTCTAATGTCCCTGACCAAAACTTAATGGTTAAGTTGGAAACATTAGCAAATGTACTTTTAAAATCTTTTTCATCTAACTGACCACCTGCTTCTTTATAAGCATTAAATACAAATTCAAATGAACTAAATTCATCTAAACTAATATCAAATGGATCATATCATATTTTGTCTTTGTCTTCTACTTGTATTATCTCTTCAGGATTATTAGGGTCTCTAACTTCCATCACTGGAGGATTGCCTTCACCTGGCTTAATTTCTTTAGTACTTATTCATATATTCTCATCTCCTCTAAGTTCATCTAAATAACATAGAGTTGTCCATTCACTAACAGAAATTCCATCATACCCCCATACTATACGATCATCTCGTCTAGTACTATTTTGAACATTGGGATGTTCTGTAACATCAAAAACTCTTAATAGCTTTGGAGATTTCCCCCCAACACTTCCTAGATTCACTCAGTCTGAATCTTCATCAATAGATCAATATAAATCTATAGATCTTGTACTCTCATTCCTTATAAGTTTAAAAAGAGGGGTAGGACCCGTTTCTCCTTTTTCTCCCTGATCTCCTTTCTCTCCTTTTTCTCCCTTATTCCCCTTAAGACCTGTTTTTCCTTGAGGGATTCCTAAAGTTAAAGTATAAGTTGTTGATTCACTTCCAGGAGTATCTGCAGATATATCTGCATACCCCTTATCATTTGGGGATAATGTTATAGTATTAACTTTACTAAATACTCAATCATTACCCTTTTCACCTTTCTCTCCAGGTTCTCCCTTTAAGTTACTACAATCTACTTTAATAGTTTCCTTTCCTTGTAAAGATTTAAATACTATGTAGTTATTATCAAGCTCTGATTGTGGAACATAAGTATCACCATCTTTTCCATTTGTTCCATTCTTTCCATCTTTACCATCTCTTCCATCTTTACCGTCCTCCCCTTTTATATTTACAGGGTCAATACTTTCTATATTATCAGATATAACTCAAGAAAGTTCTCCAGTAGATGTATTATAGTTAGGGATATATACTTTTCCTCCAGGTCCTGGAGTTCCAGCCAATATAAAATCTCAATATTCAGATTTTACTCCAGTCGGCTGATTTGAATCTTTTGGATCTTCAAATAGTAGCTCAGGTCTGTTACTATTACTAGAAAGATGTGTTCTACGGCATACTAATAAAGTTCCTTTATAAGATACAAAGTCGGTAATATAATTATCATTAAAATAATTTATTCCAGGGTGCCATTCTTTAGCAAAATTAAAAGACTTGCCTTTGTAATACTCTCTAGATTCAGTAATCCTACTACGTTCGATTGAATTTTGAAGATCAATATCTGGTTTAATATTTTTCATTCCTTAAAATATATTATTTTACTGGGTTAACATCAAGAACTTTAGAAACTAGGAAAGACCCAGCTTTTGTAAAAGTAAGACCCCCATATTGTATACCCTGTTCTGATTGATGGCAAACAATTAATACAAAATCATTAACATTAGATATATTTAGTATACCAGATATACCTCTATAAGCAGCTGTTCCATCTTCTGTATCTGCAACATCAAAGATAGAAGTATACGTGCTATAAAGTGAGTCTCCTAAATATTTAATTGGCACAAATGAATATGATAAAGTTCTGCCAGCCCCAAGGTATATTTCAGATATTGTAGTTCGTATGGTGCCGTTTTGATATGTCACAAAGTTTATTATTCCCTTACTACTACTTGTACTTTCTGCTGGAGATATTGCAACATAATATTCATCATTTTCTTCTAGTCTGTTTAAATATGTACAATTATCAATAGAACCTTTAATAACTCCTTTAGCTACGGGTAGATACTCTTCTGACAAGGCAAATTTATATATATTACCATTTGCTAATCCTTCTTCATCTGCCAAAATTGAAATGCAAGGTGTAGAAATATAACTACCATATCTAGATGGAGATATCATGTCTGGGATTATATTAATCCCCCCTTCAATAGTCATTACTGTTCTTGAATTAAATAAATCTGAATATTTAAATGTACATTGGCCAAAATTTAATGAGCATTCGCCTGTTCTCAAATTTATATAGTAAGCAGGGTATCATTTGGATAGATCTTCTGGATTAAACTTATTATAATTTGTAGTTATTCCTGTAGACTCCTTACCAGTTTGACTAAACATATAATCTCCATTAAAAACAGCTGATCCAACAAGAGAGTTAGGGAAAATAGACACATCCGCAAAAATTGCCTCAAAGTGGTTAAATTTAGTCCAATAATGCTCTTCATTATCAATTGATTCAACTGGAGACCAATTATTATGATCAGTTCCTGTTCAACTGGTAACTGCTGATAATAAGTAGTATCCAGATTTACTAGGTTCTGAATTATAGACATAGACATAAGGAGCACTTTCTTCAGTAGTACTATATGTAGTATTTATATCATAAACACCTGCTGGATAAATCAGTTGACCTTTTTTACCTACTTCTCCATTTACTCCTGCAGGCCCATTAAACAATGCAGGATCACTTCAACTACCATCAAGTTGCCCATCTCGATCCTCATTATTTAAATATTTTATTCTACCCTGTATAAATCATAATCTCGGGTAATCTTCAGTAGTTGAGGGAGGAGTGACAGTTCATCCTTGACTTGCAGTATCTAGTGTGTTTGTTGGTTTAGCATTACTCGGCTCCATATCAGTACCATTACAAAATCTCATAACAATACCCACACCTGGAGTACCTGATACTCCTGTAGATCCAATAGGACCTTGTGGACCCTGTTCTCCTGTAATACATACAGGAGTTGCTCATTCTTCCCCTAATACAATAGAATCATCTTTAGAATTCTTTTTAATAAAAGTCATTCAGAGAAATTCTCCAGAATTAATTATAGGTCACTGGTCACTTCAATTACTACCAGGATTAGGACTTTGTTTGTTAATTGATGGTACTTCACTTTTGGAAGAGCTTTTTGCAAATTTATAATCTGTATAAATCCCATCAGTTCCATTAGTTCCGTCTTCACCATCTTGCCCCTTTTCTCCAGTAATTCGTTGTGGAGCGGATCATTCTCCAACCACTTTTTGAGTAACTCCACTAATTAATGCTTTAGACATTCACCATGTGCCATCTGATGATGTTGGTGCATCAGATCATCCTGTGGGAACAGGATCAGTGCCTGTAGGAGTATCTGGCGTAGAGGAACTGTTTTTAAATACATAAGAAGTTCAATTACCTGCAGCTCCAGGGACTCCTGGTTCACCATTTTCCCCACTAATACATACTGGTGTAGATCAATTTCTAAATAAAGTATCATTAGGATTAATAACTGCTGTTGTCATCCATAAGTATTGAGAGTTACTCTTAGTTGGAGGTGTTAAAGACCATCCTTCTGGAGTTCTTACTGTATTTGATAGACTTGGAGGAGTAATATTACTACTATTTACCGCAAATCTAAACTCAGTAAATTTACCATCTTGAGCAGTTCCGTCCTTACCATTTACAGGTAGTACTTCTCCTCATTGAATAACTGTATTTGTTTGCCCATCTACAACTCCTATACATTGCCATCACTGTCCACTACTTAATGGATAATCTTTTCATTGTGATTCTGTAGGAGGTTGAGGAGTATTGAAGTCGGGTTTCTCTGGTTTAGAATTAGATTGAGCATAAACATAAGTTTTATAATTTGGAGCAGTTCCATTAACTCCGTCAAGAGCATAATAAGCAAATAAAGATGGTTCACTATAAGACTCTCATCTGCCACTAATATAAACACTAGTACTAACTCATTCCCATCTATATGTAGAATCTACACCTGTAGGAGCAGACTTTCATAGACCTCACTCTGTATCAATAGGTAACTCTACATCTTCTCCACTACCAGTTGGAGTTGTTGGCTTAGTTGCTTTGGTGGTTCGAATATATATGTACTTTAAGCCATCTCCATTAACCCCTGGAGTACCATTAGCTCCATCTTTACCAGGTTCACCGTCTTTACCATTAACTCCGTCTTGCCCTCTTTGCAATTTAAATGAAAACTGAAATTCATTGGAATCACTTAAAGTTACAGCAGCTTCAGGAGCGTCTTCAGTACTAGTAGTACTTAACACTCTTGCAGAAAATGATGGAAGTTCTCCTCCAGAAGTATTTATCGTTTTTCAAATAGTGTCATAATCAGAATTAGACTGTTTTACCAATACCTGGTTTGTACTACCCCCACTTGGCACTCCTTTACCAGGGTTTCCTGGTTCACCTTGATCTCCTTTAACATTTCCTAAGTCCTTTCATTCTTCATTATAAAATACTCAAAGATGATCATCTTCTAATTTGAAATCAATATTAAGCTGACCTGTCTCAATTGATCCTCCTCCCATTACAAATTCCCAAACAGGAGAGTCATTAATTCCAACAATTAAGTTATTATTAATAACAAGAGATGGTTTATTATCAACAGAGGAAATATGACTTCTTGTACATCTAAGAAGAGCACCTTTATATGATACGAAATCAATAAAGTCCTCATTGTTAAAGTAGTGAGTATCTACGCATCATTCTGTACATCTAAAAGATGTACCTTTATAAAATGATCGTGAACCCATTGCATTATAATATGTATCTGAAACCATTATTAATTTAGTTGATATATTTATTATAGTAATTAATTATATTGATAATATCCTCCTGATCATTATTAGTATTCTTTATATATTCTATTGTACCTATAATATCTATCATTTGATTTAGTTTCTTCCTATCTAAAGAATACCCAATGTTTAAATTTACTAGCTCAGTAGAGTAGAGGATATATAAAGTTTCATATAGTTTATCCATTACATCCGCAATTGTTATTTAATGTATTATCTGTATTACAAATATCATTACATCCTAGAACATTTTCTACAATACGTTGTGCTTCTTGAAAATTATTAGTGTCCTTTAAATAATCTAGAACATAAATTGTACTTAGAATAAAGTCCCTTTTTTCTATAATATCTTTATAATCAGTACACTTATTATAGATATTATGATCTATAATTTGGCGTTGTAAATTTAATAAACATTGTGTTAATTTGCAAATTGTAAACACTGTTTTTTTACAGTAAAAAGATTGACTACCACATAGTTTATAAAGATCAATATAATTAGTTACAATTTCTGCTTCAGATTCTTTTAAAATAAGGTCAATATTATTTAATAATTCTTCTTTAGAAGTAGGAGTAGTTTCATAGTTTTGTTTTGCAACATAAAAATTGTCATTATAGTAAAATGTTTGATCTTTTAAATATACTAAAGAGTATAAGTCTTTTGAAGAAGGATCTTCAATAAATAGGGTTTCTAGTTTAGGAATAACTATTTTATAATAATAATGAACCCCATCTTTCATAATAGGGAAAATACTATCTGTTAAAAAATTATCTCTGTTATGCTGGTAGTTTTCAAAAATTAAAGTATTAGGTTCAATTTCATTTGTATTAGAATATACTAGAAACTCTAAAGAGACATAATCCGCTATATTTTCAAATAATGTCCCATATCTACCTGGCAGATTAGTATAACTACTATCATCAATAGCAGACAATTTGCAATTTGGATAAACTATTAAACGAACATTTAAGTTACTCATTATATTACACTTTTTATTTTATTATTATACGGATTATCATCATATATCTCAGCAACCTGTGCATTAATTTGTTTATTTTTAACTTCTAGACTCTTATCATTATATTCCTTATCATTCCTCATCCTTTCTTTCTCAATTGCAACCTTTTCTGCTTCGATTTCAAGTTTAGTTTGATTATTAGCTTGTAATTGACTCTGTAGCTGTTGAATTTGTTCTTGTAATTGTTGATTAACTTTTTGAAGTTCTTTAGAGTTTTGTTCATACTGTTGAATTTGTTGTTGTAACTGTTCAATAGTATCATTTTCCTCTTTTTTACGAGCTATAGAGCGATCAATATATCGCTTTAATTCAGTAATAGAAGATGCAGTTATAATATTTGTAATATCTCCTAAATCTGCTACTCCGCTCTTAACAAGTTCTCCACTAATTGCAATTAATGATTGTACGTTCTGGTAAGATTTAGTACTATCTTCAATATGAATATCGAAATCAGTTAAGGTATAATACTGAGGAAGGGCTGTAAATATTTTAGAATAATTACCTAAAACAATTGTACCTGTTATTCCTTTTGGCCAAACTAGTTTTGCAAGATTAAGCATATCATAATTTGCTTCTTGGTATACAGTATCCATGGCATTGAAAATTTGCTTAGTTAAAAGCATTGTAGTTTGTACTCCTAACTTAACATTTGAAACAGCATCACGTTGTTCATATTGAGCTAGAGCTTCAGGTAAAACACCAGTTACCATAGAAACCTGTTGTTGAATTGATTGTATAGCTAAATTAATTGCCTGAATACTTTGTGCTTTAACGGTATCATCATAACCATTAAATATTGTATTCATTGTTTGTGCTCCTTCCTGACTACTATCAATTAAACCCATACCTTGCTTTTTATAAGCTAGCCATTTTTGTAATCGTTCTGGTAAATCTACGCCTAAAACTTGTGGAACATAAGCTAAGTCAACCCAATCTCCAACTGTACCAGAACTAGAAATAAGATTATCTCGATAGAACACTAACAAGTCATATTTATCCTGTTGATCCATAGTTTTAATAATCATAGAATTAGGATCCCCATTCTTATCTAGGAAAAATAAACCATTAACACTTAATCTACATTTATTCGGATTATCTTTTGTTCTAATAATATTTTCAGATTCCCCCCTAGTTATATAAATTTCTTCTCCAATACGTGTGCCCTCATGCCTAGTCTGTTTTCCCGTTTTATAATCAACTTCAATTCATTCTACATCATAAACAGTTCACATTTTTGGATAAGTATACCTATTAGTTCTACTAGTTTCACCAGGTCATATAGGGTGTGTTTCTAATCCTCCTAAAATTCCAGTATGAGTACTATTTCAAACTCCAGCTATTTCAGGAGATGTGGCTCTAATATAATAAGAAGGACCGTCTGATTCAATTGTGCTGTTATTTTCTTCCTTTAGGAGTTTTATATGTTCCTCCTTTAGATCTTTACGGTATTCTAGTAAAATATCTTCTACAGACATATACCTTCTAACTACTACACGATATGAATCTGCTAAATAGTCTGAGTTTGGGTTTTTTTCTACAAATGTATTGATCGGGTTCAATACCTCAAATTGTATATTATCTCCACTGTTAGAAGGTTTCACTCTATAATAACATGTACCAGTAATACATAAATCTGTAAGTAGACTATGCATTTTATTTGTTAAATCTATATTTTTTGACTGCTTTAAATAATCAAGAATATTCTGGGCTGCAATTTCATATTGAGATACAAAAGAATCATTAATACTATTACTAATTTTATTTAATTGTTTCTCAATAAATGGATCCGTTGAAACTTCTTCATTGTTAATAATAGAAGATATTATATTATTTTCTAAATATTTCTTTAGATAATTAAACAGTTCCTTGCTAATTAATAATTGTTTTTCTCTCATAATATTAGAAACTGTTTCCTCATCTTTACATGTTATTTTTAAATCTTGATTTAATCCTAAATATTCTCCAATTAACCTATCTATATGAGGACGAACAAGCGGATTAAATGTAATTCCAGTGGGGACACCAATGCCATAATTTTCTTCAATATGCCTAAACTGATCTGCATCTCGTCTACTGTGGTAGTAATTATAAGCTTTTTGAAGTGCTATCTTAGGGTATATTAACTCACTTATAGCTTTGTCAATTTGTTTTATTTCTCTATCAACATTCATTTTTATAACTCTATTATCGGAAAATGCAAATTACTATCTCCATTTATAAGTACTCCTGTAGTATAATTAATATTTTGAAGTTTTCTCTTTCTAAATTCTTTTTCTAAAAATTTTAAAAATCCTTCTTCACTACCTTGATACCCAAAAGATATTGGAGCTGCATCTTTACAATTTAATCCAAGTCTTAATGTATATATCCCATCTTCATACTTAACATCAATAGGAGAAATATACTTAGACTGTGTAACTTGGTTAATTAGTTCTCTAACTCTACACTCAAGATTACTTTCTTTACGAAGGTATAATTCCATATCGTTTTTGCCCATTTAAATCATAATATCATCCAAAATCCTTTCATGAATTTCTTACTTCATCTTGAGCCTTTGGAGTAAATCCTAAAAGGTCTTCATCCCCTAATTCAGCAGCTACCATAGCTGCAACAATATCAAATTTACGTTTATGTTCCCAGGAATATTTAAGTAATTGTTCCAGCATTTCATCAATCTGCATAGAATAACAAGATTCATCTACAAATCTACTAATTAATTCAAGTCCGTGACGTAGATACGTTTCAGTTGCAGGGTACCCAATCATTCCAGAGTTACCTTTTCGAATATCAGGCATCGTTGATTTTGGCCTCTTCATAAAAAGATTATCTTTCTTTTTAGAACGAAAATACATAATAATACTAATTTTTGTATGCTCTAACATCGCTTTGCAATTATAATAGATACATAATTTCATAGCATTTTCATAAGCCGTAGCAATGTCTCTAGGTCTATCTTTATAAATTGCAACATAATTTGGAGAACTAGAACCTAAGGTTCTTTTCTTAATTACTATACAAAAATCAGACACATCATTGTTTGTTGAGGAATCTGCAGTACCTTGATCAATAGAGTCAATTCCTGCAACATAGAGATTTTTATAAAGATTCCCTTCTCCGTCTCTAAGAGGAGGTTCATATATAAATACTTTTCCTTGTGGATTAGGAATAAGTTTAACTTTATTTCTTGGATTATTTTCTGACCCTTTTGGAACATCCCATAACAAATCAACTTGTTGTGGTTTTACCCCTACTTTTTGTATACGAAGTTGAGTTAAACGATCTGCTATAAGTACTGGATCAAAAATACCATCACCTTGTTTTAATAATGCCTCACTAGGGGTGAAACAAAATTCTGCACAATAATCTAATAAATTTTGCCCAGACTTCTTTTTTCTTTCAGTTTCATAATGTTCTCTTGCTTTTTTCCTATCTGTAACTCCTCTATTATCATAGAAACCTTTTTTAAGCATAATATTAAAAGCGGGTATAAAATAACCAGTATATTGAACTTCACCATCCTCAGAGTAATTATTTTTATATGGAAGTACATTGTATTCTTTTGGATTATTAAACATTTTAGATAGACCCTCTAGTGCAGAAGCATCTGAATCACCTCCTGTACCTCAGACACTCATAATGCCTTTTCTAGCACCCGCAACTGTTACTAATGCCTCTCCTTTAATTCAAGCAGTCTCTAGATTTTTGAAGGACCCTCCCTCCTCTCAGAAAAGTCTATTAGAACGAATACCACGGACTTTGTTAATATTATCTGCTACAATTCCTTCTATATTATTTAATCTGCCTCATTCGCGATTTTCATTATCAGTAAGAGAAGTTCTTTTATGAAGAGCATTGTTAATCTTCATCATAGGTCTTCTAAATCCACCGTTGGTGTTTCCATTTAAAAAATGAAGCTGGGCTCAACATTTATTTAATGTCGGCTCCAGATAGTTTAGTGAAGAAGTAATATATGTTGAATTAAAATTTCTTCCTGTTATAAATGGACGAACTCCTAAACAAGCTCCTATCTCACTTCAGCCTATGCCTCGGCTTTTTAGTGCAACGCAGTCTTTTTTAAGTAGTTCGCACATTTCAAAATAATGAAAGAATTTATATTGCTCTGCTACAAATTTTGGAAATCCTTCTCCAGAAGCTTCCGCCAGTTTTTTAGAATCGTCTACAACAGGCATCCTATAAAAATTAAGGAAGAAATAATTATCTCCAGTAATTCTATACTTACCAATCGTATAACCATTAATGCATCTATCTAATTGTTCTTGTCAGAAATCAGCATATGGTTTAGATCCAGACGGATATTCAGTATAGTGACCAGTTTCAGTATAGACTCTTCCCGCTTCACAAAAAGGTGCTGGATCAAAATCTAATCCATGAGTTTCATCTATAGGTCTATAACCAGTCAATTCATAACTACATTCAGGGTCAAAGAATTCTATTTCATCTTCGAGAACATAATCCCACAATCCACTTTTCTCTCTTTTAGGTTGTTCAGGCTCATCTTCTTTACCTAGAGCTTGGGAAACAGTAATATCACCTTTAAATAATTCCCTAATTAATTCCTCTTCATAATTATCTTTAAAAGCAATTTCCTTAGGAGCCTCTTTTTCTTTAAGAGATTCTTTTATTTCCTTATATTGTTCTTTTACTGGTTTAGCTTTCTTTTTAACCTTCTTTACCTCTTCCTTATCTTCACCACTCAACTTCTTCTTCATATCTCTCTGAGCAGCTCTCATTTCAGCTTCAATACTTAGTTTTTTCGCCATAGTTCATTACTCATCCATAAATCCTCGCTCCAAACCACCTCTAACTTTAGAACTACTTTCAATTTGATCTTTCTTATAGTTTAGTTCTAATTCCTTTAACTTATCAGTCATAGTACCGATAGAACCAATACTATCAAGAATATCTTTAGCTTTTCAGATTGGTTTGTTATTTACAGGATCTCTTTCTTCAAGGTCAATATTGTCTAATGATACTCTCATCTTTTCAAGAGTTCTGAAGGCAGTTTTTATAAGACTTAGAATACGAGAAGAATCTTTAATTTCAATATATTTTCTAACGGCAGCTCTAAAAGTGGGATCATTTCATTCTTCATCAGATAGTCCTGAATCTTCCATAGCCGCTTTGTGTTTTTCCATCTCTAAATATTGTTGATATGGACTCTTCCAATCAGCAAATAATCAAATATATTTAAATTCTTTTCATGCTCGTAGCCTCTTTTTACCTGTAGGATCTTCACTACATTTGTTTCTATCTAAGTCTCATAATGCCTCAAACTCCTTTACAAGTAGGATCTCATGAACATTAAGTTCAAGAGATCCCGTAGTATTATTATAAAGGAATATATCTGTCATTATTCTTTGTAATGTTCATTAAATCGTCTTTGTCTTTCTGCATAGCCTTTTTTATTAGCTTCTTTGTCAACAAAGTGGTATCACTTAGGATTATTTCTTCTAGTAATACCATTGACACTATTAGTATATGTAGTATCTTGTTTGTCTCTACTTATAGTTCTATATTCTTCTTTCCCAGAAGGATATCTTAAAGTTTGTTTTATAGAACCATCAGGATTTGTTACAGAGCTAGACATGTATCCATCTTTAGTTACCTCTCCCCCTGTATTAAATTTTTCGGCATTAAAAATACCTTGTAATCTTCTAAAATTAGAACTTACAGGGGTTGGTGTCCGTAATCCTAATTTACCTAATATGCCAGCATCATTAATATTACTGTCAATTCTTCCAGCATCTGCATTATTAATATATAATGTATCCCTTTTATCGGGAGATACTAATTCTGATGTTGTAGTATTATTTCTAGTAATCTGTCTTAGACCTATACCATTAGGAAGAGTTTCTTGATGAACTCCTGGTTTTAGATCTCTAACTAAAGTACCTCTTGCAGTTTTATATTTGTTAGGACCATATTCAAATAAACTAACTCCATGAAAATTTTTTCTTACTTTATCAGATTTTCTCTGATCAGATTTTCCTCCTTGTTGAAATTTATTAATAAGTTGTCCTAATTTACCTCCAAATTTAAACATCTGTTTTTGTTTAAATTGACTAATAAGACCAGATATTTCATTTAACCCCTCTTCTGTTTGGGCTAACTTATTTAAAATAGTGACTACTTCATCAGGAGTTTTATCTTTAAACTCATTAATATTAACTGGGAGTCACTCTATAAACTGAGTTAAGTCTTCTTTATTCATACTTATTCTGGTTTAACTACACTACCATTAATATTACTACTATCTTTATAAGTTATCTCTCACTTTTTAATATCAGTATCAGGGGAATAATATAATGGTATAATTGGTTGTTGGGAATTAACAATGGTATATTGTTTTACCTGATACAGTTTAATAAAAGTATTTACCTCATCAGGTGTCCCTGTAACTATAAATCCATCAATTTGTAAAGTCATATGTTTGTTTATTTATATAATTCCAAATCTTTTGTTGAAAATACTGCTTCTTGCAGTACATTATTTTTATCAAATCAAATACATTTCATACCCTTGAAGATATTGTACATCTGATCTCCCTGTTTGAACTGTCTTGTAACTTTCTCTTGAATAAGCATTATTGGAGAATTTAGCTCCTTATGTTTTAAGGTTACAAGTTGACCAGGGGTGTAAAATAGGCATGAGTTACCTTCTTTATTCAAATTTTCATTCATATTCATAATTTTTTATATTCACCTTTAGTGCATCTTATTCATTATCTCTTATACTACAAATAATATTATTCTCACTGATTGTATAGTATCCTTTTCCGCCAAAGGGGAGTGGTGCAGCTAATGTAAAATTAATATATACATCTTCCCCTTCTAATACACTTTTACATTCATTACCAACAGCAATAACTTTACAACACCAAATACCACGCTGTGAGGCTTCTTGTTCTCCAGTTTCCTGTGATTTATATGTTGCAGATGTTTCAAAATCACCTAAGATAAGTCCAGAGGTGGTTTCATGTAATGGTAAACGATAAGGATTTTTTTCGTAAGGTAATACAACTACTCTACCTGCCGTAGGAACAATTTTCTTATTCTCATATGGTTTGCAATCTTTATCTTTTGCCATTAAATTAGCTACATACTCCATTTGATCTCTTTCTGATTTTTCTTGTGCCCTTTTAAGTGCTTCGGGATCAATTTCACGTTTAATATTATTACCCATTAAATGTTTTCCTGTTAACTGATAGTAATCAGTTCCTAAATACTTTTCATTACTCATAATTCATTATTATTTTAAAATTATACATTATCATCTATTATCATAACATTGTTCATCTTCTACTAATGATTTACTATAGCAATTACATCCACATAAAGTACATCAGTATTCTCCAAATAATTTTTCTTTATGAGGGCAGTTTAAACATATCTTATATCTTCTTTCAGCTCAATCAGGGATAGGTTTAAAGAATCTACGATATCACCCTATTATAATATTTTTAATTGTATGTAATATTTTTCTCATAGATCTTATCATTTTCCTACAACACATTTTGCAGAGGGCATACGTAATTTTCTCTGTAACATACAGTTACATCCTCTCTTATATCCTAATTTGGGTCTATCACTTACTGTCTTTTTATCAGCTTCAGATAAATATAATCTAGAGTTACATCTAGCTCCCATAGGACTATCTAGGTATAGAGGGCATTCTTTACAAATCTTCATTCTATTTTCATATAAATCATCTACATTTTCCATAATCATTATATTTTAAAATACTATTGGTTTGTCTTTATCAAGTTCTGCTTTTATTTTATTCTTCTTTCTATGATATAAAAGAAGTCTAGCAATATCATCTTTTAAATATTTTACTTCATATTCAGTTTCATTACCGTCGTGATCAAAATGAACAATTGCTAGCTTTTTTATTTTGAATTTAGGATTAATCTTCTGAAGAAGATATGCGTACATACTAAGTTGTAACTGATAGTGACATAGATTGCAATCCATAATATTTTCTAATGGCGAAAGCATCATCTGTCTTTTCTTAGTAGTTCTATCAAAATAAGACTCTTTATCAATCCTACCGTTAGTCTTTCAGTCTAATAAAACTACCTCGTTATCACTTATCTGTAAATAATCTATTTGACCAGCAATCTTTAAGTATTCATCAAACTCATAACTTATAAGAAACTCAGGATAAATGGCCCTGTCAATGTCTAGTTTATAATACCCTTTCTTTACCTCAAAAGTTCCTCCCCCTGCATATTTGCTTATTGCCTTTTTATCTCCTTGATAAAACAGATCTTCCATCATAGCATGAATTTTAGTACCACGTTCTGTACTGGCATTCCTTTTGTCTTCATAACTTTGCAGGATTTCAGATTTCTTATTAAGAAATTCAACAGGGTCTAATTCATATTCTTCAATATAAGACTCCTTTCATTTTTTAGAAGAAAGAAGTTTTGATTTTAATGGGTAAAACACTGTGGGATCTAATAACGCCTCACAAGCTTTATATGATGACCAAAAATCTGAATCAAATTTTTGACAGTACTGTCCTATTATTGTCGTTACAGATTCATATTTCGAATTGTCTGTCTTACCTATATAAATATGCTTTTCATCAGAGTATATAATATTATCATTTTCTTTATCTACAGCATACCCATTAACATATTTTAATTTACTACCTCTAAGTTTAGGCATATTATACTTTTATTCTTTATTATAATTAGATTGGATAAGAGTTTTAATATCTGCTCTATCATCTATAAGATAGTTATGTATTTTATTTTGTAGGTTATCAATATTTGGCGGAATATTTTTTCAAGTTACTCCTAAAATACCAATTGGGTAACCACTATTATCTTTTATAATTGTACAGGCTAAATATTGTACATCATTTTTTTTGAGTTGTGTATAAAGAGTTGAATCAATACTATCTAATTTAACCATATCTCCTATGAATACTTCATTTTTCTTTAAATAATAAGGAAGATTAATTCAGGTTAGATTAAAATCATTATATTGATTTTTAATTGATTCAACATCATCATTACATAATTCAAATCTCATAGTCCCATGTTGTCAGTTCATAATACCATTATGGTACTGAATAATTCATACCCTATCTGCATGATATTTATATAAATATACAGGCAGGAGACTTTTTACTTGTTGATCATATTCTGTCCTTTCATATAACTCTTCCATATGTCTTTGAGTCATGTAGTAAGTATATTTGTCAAATAAAAAACTAGGATTGTAACAAATCCTAAGTGTTAAACCTAACATATTTAGAATAAATAACCCCTTCAAAATATTAAATACTCCATACTCTTTACATAATTGTAGGATTCTTTCTAGTCATGAAAGTCCAGAATCTATATCAGGTTTTGTTTTTGCCATATTTATATATATAACTCTTTATAATTTTACTTGAATGATGCAAATATATAATAAATCTTTCTGATATCCAAATAATTTATCCAAATACTTGCAAATATCTAAATAAATAATTATTTTTGCAAAAACATATATTACTAGATAATAATCCTATTAATTATTTTATAAAGTATGAAATATAACAATGACATTTTAAACAAAATTGTAGAGGTATATAGTACAGAGTATCATAACAATCTCGGACTAGATAATATTACAAGTGGGTACATAGAAATGATGAAAAAAGGTTCTAAGATTCATATTAAAAAGAAAAATAGAGGTAAATTTACAGAATATTGTGGTGGGAAAGTAACTAGTGAGTGTATAGCTAGAGGCAAAAGATCCCCCGATCCAGCAATTAGAAAGCGAGCAACATTTGCTGCCAATAGCCGTAAATGAAATAAGAAGTAAGGAGGTGTATAAAAATGATGACATGGAAGAAAATCAAAGCGCAAATAAATATTTATATGATTTTAGAGAAATTTGGTAAATTATATATTATAGATTAAATTATGATAAATACCCCTAAATATTTTGAATTAAGTGAACTTTTAAGAAGTGATACAGCTATTAGTAAAAAAATAGAAAATCTTCCAACATGGGAGGGAGTAGAAAAATTGAATAAACTAGTTGTGGAGTATTTAGATCCACTGAGAGAAGCATGAGGTTCTGCTATTACTATTACTTCTGGATATAGATCACCAAATCTTAATAAAGCTGTAGGGGGCGTAAGTAATAGCTCCCATCAATACTATGAAGCAGTAGATTTACAACCTAAAGATACTTCAGTTAAAGGAGTAGAAACCTTCTTTAACTTTATTAAAAACTACTTTACTGATAATGATATTATTGTGGATCAATGCTTTATTGAAAAAAGCGGATCGACTACATGGGTACATTTAGGTATATCTCCACGAATGAGAAACCAATATGGAGAACTGCGAGTCTAATAGATAACATATAACTAGTTTTTTAGATACTATGAAGGAAAGATCTAAATTAGAGTTCCCTGAGATGTTTAAAGTAACTTCATTAATTAAATCTCCAAAACAATATGATGTAGATGAATTAATTAAGGTTATAGGAACTAAAATATTTAACTATACTAATGCAAATATCTTAGTACAATATAATGATAAAATCTTAAATAAATTTTCAACTGAGGAGTGTGAGCTACAAGCTCTATTAGATAAAACACCAGTGCCTCATACATATAATCTATTATTAAAAACTAAATTATCAGACAGTCTTAGTACTATTATATGTCATGAAATGCAACATTTTGATCAGTATGAAAGAGGAGATCTTAAACTTATGAAAGAAGACTCTAAACTAGTATTCTTATGAAAGGGACAGCAGTTTGATTCTTCATTGGATTATATGTCAAGACCCTGAGAACAAGAAGCAATAACTGCTCAATACTCACTTTGAAGACAATTTAAACAAATTTACTATAAATAATAAATTAAATATTATATGAAATGGTATATTAAAATACTGAGATGGATATGGGAATTCCCACAGTGTCTCCTCGGCCTTATTTTAACTTGATGTTATAATGTAGAGTACAAAGAAACTTTTAAGGAAATTCCAATATATGCTGGAGATTTTCCTGGAGGAATCTCTCTTGGTTTATATATTTTAATGGGAGAATCAAATTGAAAATATAACAGAAATTACACAAAAGAACATGAATGAGGACATACTCGACAATCTTTATATTTAGGTCCTCTCTATTTACTAATTATAGGGCTGCCTAGTATTATTTGAGCAGCTATTCATACTCCAAAGTCTAAAAGATCTTATTACTCGTTTTTCTCAGAGAAATGGGCTGATAAACTCGGAGGTGTACCTAAAAGATAGTATGGACACTTTAAAACAAAATGCAATAAAAAATTCAAATCTCACATTATGAGATTTTTTAAAAAAATTTGGAAATGTATAAATTTTGATATGTTATAGGCTTGATATTTATGGGAATATTTTTTATAACAAGTACTAAAGTACTGCAACCTATATATATATTACTAAGTCTAGTATGCTTTATTATAAGCGCAAAACAATATGAAAATAAAAAGGGAGCTAAGTAGCTCCCTTTTTATTTTTAATTAATTCAAACATATTTAGTTGTTTCATTTACTCAATCACTTACTTGAGACCCATTTAATGTGATAGTTATCTGGGTTCCCTTTAAAATCGAATTTAAACGTATGGAACTGTATGTTCTATATCCACCTTGATATGAAACTCAATTTCCTTCCCCAGGGGCCAGTGATAGATTGGCTAAACGAACTCCTGTTGTTCCATACCCCTCATATATATCTATATTACATTCTGTGTTATTTAAATTATTGCGACTACATACATAAACATCACAACTAATTGAAGGATCAGGAGTAGGAGTAGATTCTTTTTCATATGTAAATGATTTTACTCATAAAAATAAAGTTTTGCCGATATCTATTGTTCCTATATCCGTTGGATATAAATCTGAATAACTAATACTAGAGTTAGATCCAGAATTAGTTCCACTAATATATCTATCTAATGCAATATTCTTACAGTTATTTACTTTAATATAATGAGTATAACCATCTCCTTCTATATCAGCATAAGTTACTGCTGTGTCTTGTGTAAATATTCCAGTAATACCATATGAATCAGCATCACTAAATACAGTTATTGTAGGGCGATTGCTGGTAACAGAAGGAACATAACTAGCAGCAGTACTATTGATATAAATTCCAGAATTATATTCAAAAGTAACAGTTGCTCGATACTCTTTTGTAGCCATTATAGGACTAATAGTTCCTCCCTTGTTAAATATCCCTATAGTATCTCCTGTTGCTGCCTCTTTTACTGTAGCTTTAATAAATAAATTAGGATAGGTTGTACTAGACTGGATAATTGCATTCGTTATTGGCTCAACTACTAGACCCTTTCCAGAGGTTGATTCAAATTCTTTTAATGCTACTGTTTGTTCAACTATTCCCGTAGCTAGTAGATTTAAAGTTTCAGTAGTATAATTTAGAACATCTCTATCTCTTCAACGAATACTGACTTTAATAGGAAGTTTAGTTTTATTGATATAATCTATTTTAACCTTTGCTGATGATTGTATAGGAACATTCTGCCCAAAAAATATTGTATTCATTTTCTACTTATCTTTAAAATATTTATCATAGATATGCTTAGCATACCAGCCACAACCTGATCCTACCGCTAAACTTACTAATGCAAGTAACAAACTTCCAAAGCTCATAGCTGATACAATACCACAACCTGCTAATACTAAAGCAACTACGATTGCAGCTATAATTAGTTTTGTTTTCCAAGTCATTGTTTTCATATTATTTATATGTTAAATTACTATAAGTTGTCCCATTTTCAGAAACAATATAGTTGTATTGATTTTTATATAATGGTAATATATCGTCTTTTCAATAAATAAAAGCATAAGTTTTATCATAAAAAGAATGATCTTTCATTTTATCTTCAAATTCTTTCGGAGAACGATCTTTTGTAACTAGAGTATAAGAATCTCCTAAATTGAAATTCATTTCTAAACCATCACTTGTAATTTTTCTTAATGAAAACATATATGTATTTATTTATTTTAAAATATTTATAATCTTATTTATTCATCATTAGATTATAAATATATCTAGCAGCGGCTTTCCTAGTTTCATAATCTGCTTCTTTCTTATCCATTCGCTCGAAGTTATCTGCGAAAGCAGTAGTTATATTATCTAAACCTTTCGCATTTCTAAATCTATTTCTTTGAGATTTGTTCCAATCAATTAGAAAAGAATTATACTTGGAAATATGCTTTGGATTATTTTTATTTATTCAATACGTATAATCTCCAGTTAAATTATGAGGATTATCGTCATCTCCAAATATAATGGGAGTTAGGTACTTTATTTGAGCTTCGGTACTGTCTATTAATTTATTGTTATTTAAAAATTCTTGATATGCATTATATCTTTGCCCTAGAAGTTGGGCTAATCCAACAGCTCCTTTACTAGATTTAGATCCATTATATTGTATTCTACTTTCTTTCCAAAAATTACCTAGTATAGCTGCTGCTTGTTCTGGGGTAGCTCCTGCATTGATAAATTGTTCCCATATTCATTTAATTCTAGGAAGATTTCCTTTAATAGATTCTTGCATATTATTCTGTCCTTCTCCATAACTTGGATATCCAACCTCTTTAAGCCCTGGAGTTTCAGATAAGACTCCATATACATTTCTTCAAGTTGGAGCTTCATTTTCTGGAAAAGTATAATATCTTCCTGTATCATCTTGATAACGTTTGTTTCCAAGATGCTGCTCTATTTCATAATGCATAAATGCAGTGGGGTGTTTTGGATTTTTTAATTCCATCCCTGAAATAGGATCTCTATCAGATCAATGAGATTGTTTATTATCTCGTTTTCCTCTGGAATAATCATAATAATGTTCAGGATCATTATATGAATTTCTTAGAACTCCTGAATTTTGGTATTTAGGAACTTTTAATCCTAATTCTGCAAACAAAGTACTATCCTTCTTTTTATTAGGAACCTGAGCAACATCATTTAACATCATACGAATACTATCTGTACTATATCTATCTAAAAACTGAAAAGTGTTATTCGTATCATATTCTCTATGAACAGTAGATTCTTCTGGAATATACTTATATTCAGGTCGGTAAGGCTCTGCACTGATAACATTACCCTCATTATCAAATACTGTGGTAGAAAAACTATTATGATCTTTTCCTTTAAGTCTATTTGTTAGAGTTATTTGTTTTACATGCTTCTTTTTAAGATCTTCAATTTCTTTATTGGTGAACTTATGATTAGGATCTACTCCTAAAGAATACCTAAACTGCATTAATCTTGCATATATCTCTTGTGGATCATCTAGATAATCATCAGGTATAACTGAATTTTGATCATAAAATGCGTCCCCTAGTAAATTCTTAATCCTAGATATCTCTTTAACTTGAGGATCAGGTCTGCTACTATGTACTCATTCATGAACAGCAGTAGAAGAAGAGTCATCTCTTAGATATATTTTACGACCTCTATAGGAATATACACCTTTAGAATCCGTAGGAACCTTAGAAGGATCTATAGAAGCAGTGGTGAGATCAATATTATGTGCAAGAATATTATACCCTAATGCACCTGTAACTGGTATAGGAATTAATTGATGTTGCTGTATATTTCTTTTTATTTGAAATGTACGATTCTTATATCAATTTTTAACTCATTGTTTACCTTGAACAACACCTCCTAGTTGAAGTTTAAGAGTACCACCATGCTTGGCAGTAGCAATTACCTTATTTAAAGTCCTAGAATAGTTTGGATCTGTAGCATATCCTCCTTTTTGAACCCTATCCGCAAACTCTGAAATATTCCCTGAGAAAGCATTATAACGATTACTATTAAGTAGGTCAATCTTAAAATTAGCGTAATCTTCTAGAGAATTAAAATCTCTAAAACTATCATTTATATAGACATCTTTACCATTAATAACCTCTCTCGTTCTTTTAATAGAACCTTTACCTTTAATCCCTCCAAAATTAAAATTCCCAGATGGTTTAGTCCCTCAAGCAGACTCCAATCCATCCTGAGCTACTAAAGCCTTGGCAAATACTGGATTTAAACCCCTCTTAATTAAGAGAGATTCATATATTGGAATCATGGTATCCTTAAAATCCTCTTTAGATTCAAATTTTTTAGTGTTTGCCTTAGCTTTATTAATCTCAGAATTCTTAAATAATCGTATTTCTTCTATTGGAGACTCTACTGGAATAACTGCATCCTCTTTATCTTGTTTAATAGTATATTTAGGTTTGTATCCTTTAATATTAATAGTAGGACTTTTAATAGATAACTCTTTAAATGAAGAATCTCTAATATACGGTTTGTAAGTTATATTCATGTTAGTAAATTTACTTTTTATTTCGCAAATATAAAGATTTTTTTTAACAAAAACAAATAATAATTTACTATGTTGTAATGATAACTTATCTCTTCCTTAACCTGTTTTCTAGTTCCGCAATCCTATATTCTAACTCCTCTACTCTATCGTAGAGCTCATCTAATCTCTCCTCTTCCCTTGTTTTAAATCTATCTAAATGATCTCTACCTGTATCTATGATAATACTGTAACCGTCTCCTATACCTTCTAAACTAATAGGATTAAAACTAAATGGTAAGTTTTTCTGTTGATCCATATTTTTATTCAAATTTAAAGCCTGATGACTCTTTTAAATTACTCTTTTCAATAATCTCTTTTAGTCTGTTTATCTCTTCTTGCATTTTAAGAATATTTTTATCTACAGCATGTAGCCTCTTATCATGATCATTAATCTGTTCCCCTTGTTCATCTACTTTTTTATTGATAAATAACATCGCCTGACAAATTAATGAAAGATCAATATATCTAGCAGTCTTTTTCAATCCTGTAACTTTATCTATAATTGGTGTGCTACTTGTTTGCAATATGCCTTTCTCTTCTAATTGATGAAAAACTCTGGTTAAAACTCTAGTGCCAATATGCATATTAGTTGCAAGTTCTTCTTTAGACTTTGTGGTAACCGCAAACTGACCATCTGATTTATCTGTGTATTGTTGCATTGCCATTAATATGCCTTTTTCTTCTGATTCTAATTCTTTATAATTTAAGAATTCATATGTAAATCTTTCAAAATATTTACCTGTTTTCTGTATTTCATAAATATTACTTCTCCCTTTCTTTTCATCTAGAACTTTAATTTCTCCAGATTCTTTTAGTTTTTTAATACTTCTTTGCACTGTATTAATTGAAACTGAAGCTAGTTCTGATAGTCTCCTAATAGATATAAATGTACGATAAGTATGTTTATCCATATGCTGACGCATATATCCATAAATTAGATAATCTGTAGGATTCATTTTTATTTCTTTATTTTTATCCCCTAAATTATGTGGCACTTGTACATGTTGTGGCGTTTTATTGTTCTTCTCCATAAATTATTGTTATATCATCTTAAATCATATATTTATATTTTTAATAATTAACATGCAAATATACAAAATATATCATATATATCAAAATTTTGTACATGTCATTTTTTGATTAATCACATATATTTGATACATGTTATTTTGATACATTTTTATTATTCCTTCCTGCTACTTTGATACATTTACTGATACATCTAGCCTGTCAAAAATCAAATTTAGCCTGTTACTTTGATACCTATCTATATTATTATCTATACATCCTCGCTTCGCGGAGGCGCTCGGATGAATCTAGATTTAAGGCTAAATATTAAAAGCCCCCCCCCGTAAACAAAAAGGAACCTAATTTATAGATTCCTAAAATTTCCGATTTTCTAAATAATAAGTGGGGTATATAATGCGTAAATACGGTTACATAGTATTTTAGCCCCCTCCCACCACCAATGGGAAAACGATTTATTTTAAGACAAAAATTCCCACAAAATATTGAAACAATTTACCAAAGCACATAACCTTTTCATAACCTTAACGCTGTTTACTATGAAACGATTCGTTGACGTTCTAATAGCTGTTGCTGTCGTAATAGCTATTGGTCTTCTATTCTACTCAGTTTCTCATCATGAGGCATTTTCTTTTGCAGCTACCATGATACTGGTAGCTGGAGCACTTACAGTTATCCCTACTAAGTAGGGGTAACTTTATTCTCTAGTAATCAAAGCTTTAAATATATCTGTAGGATAATTTCAAAAACCAGCGGTCATGATTAACCTTGATATTACCGACTATACTCCTGAGGAGATGAACGAGATGCGTTACCAAGAAGATATTGCTGAAGAGCAATTGGACCGTTACATTGATTCTTGGTTTCAAAAATAGGATCTTCAACTAAACAACAGTACTATACCAGTGTGGCCTACCGATGCGTAGATGGTTTATAAGTTAGGCTGTTGTTTTTTTTTGTTTGCAATCTATTTACCTTAACTCAATATCCATGGCTAAGATTTACACAATGCCAGAGATTGGCATTATCCTCGATGGTATTTACCGTAACTACAGCAAGCACAAGATGGAACAAAAGAATGTTACCGTTCTTGCTGTAGAATGTCACACTTCCACTAATGTTCTCCTTAAGGTTCGTAATATTCTTACGGAGATGGGGATTCTTATTATCGAAGGAGAACGTGCACAACAGAAGTGCTACTGGAATCCGTCAAAATGTATACCTAACCCTGCATTGCTAACCGAAGTATATCGTGCTTACACGAGAGACGTTAAGAGCAGAGTTAAGGTTGAAAAGAAGGTACAACGTCTGCCTTCCTTCGAGTTAGCGCTACTGGCCCTTAAGAAACAGGGTTGGGATATGGTTATACTCAATAAATCTTCTGGTTACAAGAAGGTTAGTGAGGAGTATAACCTCATTGAGATAGGGGAGTAATCCTCTATCTCTTTTTATAGATAACTAAAACTTACAAAAGGTTGTTAAGTTTAACTTTAACTCTATACTATTATGGAAGTCATTATTCTTATCGTAGCAGTTATTGCTATAGCAAAGATCAGTACTATCACTGGTGCTTGGGTTCGTAGAAACAGTACAGACTGGTAATGTTATGACATTACGAGTACACTTACTAGTAGCTAACAAATATAGGCTACTAGTAACCTTTAGAGACGTTAATAAGATTTCTTCTATTTATAAGAAAGAGAAGCTTATTGGGCTTAAGGTTGATAAGCAAGATTGTCTTCTTAACGGAGTTATTACTTCATTTGAGGTTCTGCAATGAAAAAGCTTATCATTGGTGAGATCTTCGTGATCTTGTTTCTTGTTGTTGGAGTGGACTACTTGCCATTAATTATATGCTGGATTCCTTTTATAGTATACAATTACTTGTATCTTGGAAGGATTGTCAGATATATTGATGGGGAGTAGTCTTACTTCCATATGGATACCAAAGATACAGTAGTTTATTTAAATTTAAAATTCTGCTATATGACTGCTCTTGCATTACAAGCTTTCTTAGAAGAGAAAGATCCTATTCTCGTAAGTAGGATTATCAATTCTAAGGCATTCAAGGAATCACGGGAAAAGCGTAACGTTCCTAAGTTTGAGGAAGATGAATATCATTTTCAATCATCTATCTCTAGTACCCAAAATCTGGGCTGTGGAGTTTCCAGAGCCCTTGAAAATTTCTTCGAGTATGGTGTATATCGTTGTTAATGGTCTCATTGTCGAGATCAAAACTGTTACAGAGATTCACATGCAAATGGAGGTTAAACGACACAGAGTTGTTTATTCCAGAAAGAAGTACAAATCTCTGAAGGAAGACGACACTATTACAGATATCGTCAGAGAAGCTATCAAACAAATGAAGGGAGAATAGCATCTCCCTTCTTATTATTATCTACTATGACACGAGAAGAACTCAACAAGAAGATTGAACATCTAATGGAAGCTCTTGAGAATACTCAGAGATCTATCCAATTCACTAATATTCCTGTTTATGTACTAACCAACTACATCAAAGAAGAAACAGGAATAGATATGGAACAAGTAAAGGAGTAGTTTGTAACTACTCCTTACCTTCTTCAAACTCCACACTTGGAGTAATTGTTAAAGTACATCCAGAACTGAGAAGTTTTTCTCTCGTCTTGTAATCTCCTCTTCAATGAAGTTCGGGATTTATCTTATATGTTCCTCTACTGCCTGATATAATTCCAGCCTCAGTTAACATCACTAGTGACTTTGTATATATAGAAGAAGAAATCCCTAACTCTTCTAATATTTCTTTTTTCCTTTGTGGTGTTATAAACACATCTTCCTTATTATACTGAGACTGCTCTAAGAACTTCCAAAGTATTTTAACTGCAGAAAGACTTGTCAGATTATATAATACTGACATATATCTTGAATAAGTTAAAAAGAAAGGCTCGACGTCTTTCTTTATTGTAAATGTTTTACTAACACTCTCTTTAACAATCTCTCCTGTATAAGAATCTACAATTTCTGTGGTTTGTTCATGTACTATTTGTTTCATATAAAATATGTGTTTTAAGTTAATAACTAGTAACAAAAATACTAAAAATGTGCCAAACTTACAAATAATTTAGTAATTTCTTTACTAAAAAATAGTATTATATTACGACCAAATAGTAATATATTACTACTTTCTAGTATTATATTACTACTTCTATCTTTGTAACTAACTAATTATCAAGTTGTTGTATAGTTTCTTATATATTATATTATAAATAGGAACATATTCGCTAGATGCAAGACACTTTATTAATCTTAACTATGCAAACATTTATGTAATTTTTTTACATAAAAACTGTAACACATTACATTTAAACTGTAACACATTACAGATTTACAGTAATATATTACATATTCTATTTCCACAATCTATTGATACAGAATAGATTATATAAATCTACATATATTATATTATAATAACAGTAATTTTTTATGTAAAATCAATGTAAACCAAAGCAACTAACATTTTACCAAAGCTTTCAACTAATACTTAGGAAGAATATAAACAAAAGCTTCCAACAAATTATTACGACAACAAATGTCGATTCAAACAATTAATTAAATATTTATACTATGAAGATTAATCAATTCAAGAAGGAAGATTTTCCTATTATCCCTACTCGAAACGGCCTCGAAGTAAAGCAGGTCGCAGTAGACTTTCTGAAGAGCACTGGTATCGGTCTCGTCAGCTATGGCCTTTCCGATGGCGATGTCTTTGAATTCCCTGACACTCTCGAAGACGCTGTAATCACAACCCGTCAGGTGCGGAAAGACTCCAAGAACGTCGAAGTGCTCGTCATGGGACTCAAGAACGGCAAGTTGGCTAACTTCTCGCTGGCAAACCTCCGTCGTCGTGACGCAGATATGAAGCCCGTTCATCCTGTCTCTGCCGACCTCTGCGTGCTCGAAACTGACTATGATCGTCTGGAGGCTTGCCTTGGCAAAACGATCGTGGCTCAGGGAACCGTCAAGTTCAAGCAACGAGACTTCGACAACGGCCTGCCTCTTGATACCACCACCGAGAAGGAAACGGCAAATCTCGTATGGAAAGCCTAAAACCTGCTCGTAACGGCCAGTTAACTGTTAAAGGGGAGTGAAAACTCCCCTTTAACATCTTAACTACCAATTGCGGCGACTACGTAGTATACAACTGAAGAGGCTGAATACATAATAAACTCGCTTTCTACGTAATCAAAGCAACTAAAAATAACGAATTCTATATCCAAAAAGTTATTCAACTAAATGGAAAATAAAGGTTCTTTCTCTGAAAAACTATTAAGTACTATATTCTGGGGAACTCTCCTCGCTGCTTTTGCATTTGGTGGAGCAGAAGTATTGGGTTATTCACCTGTAGTAAGCACTGTAATATCTTATGCTGTCGCCGCTGGAGTGTCATTCCTTGAATAACTACTCTGTTTGTAGAAGATTGATACCTTCTACAAACACTAAATAATGTTGCGAAACAGAATTATCGAGGTGTTAATAGTTGATTATTAAATTCGCACTGCTGTGAAGCAGAGCCCTTCCTCTGCATATAAGCTAATCCTTTTATCTGATGTTGGCCAAGTTTGATTGGTAGAGACTGAGCAGAGGCAGTCTCTTTTTTAAATATTTTTATAAATATTTTTAAATATTTTTATAAATATTTTTAAATAT